GGGAGCAGTATTGATGTTTATGTTGGCTTTCATTGCCATCACTATGGCTTGACGCTGTACAACACCTGATAAATATTGGCATGAACTTGGTGTACATTCATGGAGCAAATGCCACAAGCGAAAGCTTCAACTATATTAAAAGTAAACTGGGCACGGGCTTAGACCTTAATTATGACAGTCGAAATGGGTTTGAAAACAATCTAAAAGACATGCAGTCAACGTTGCAAAACTATAAGAACCTAGTGTTTGTTGCACACAGCTTGGGCGGTATATACGCATTGCATTTGGCCAACTCAATGCCCGAGTCCGTTAAGGGTGCTGTTACATTGAGCACACCATATGGTGGTGCTGAAGTAGCGGACTATGCTCAATACTTTTTACCATTCAGCAGACTGATGCGTGACATTGGACCCAGTTCGTGGGTAATGAAGCAGGCCAACCGTATCAAGATACAGCATCCGTGGACAAACATTGTTACTGTGAAAGGACAAAGTCCGTTCATGCATGGGCCCAACGATGGTGTGGTAACTATTGCCAGTCAACGGCATCATGGGGACATGGAACTGGTGGAAGTGGACTGTAACCACTATGAAGTTGTGCTGAGTGATGCAGTTGTTAAACTTGTGGAAGAAAGAGTAAACAAGTTTCGCTAATAAGTCATTCAGCTTTACACACAGTTATGTATACTGTATAATAAATACATGGACAGCAAAGTTGCTGTCAATACAGACATTACACACAGGAGATTATTATGTCACAATTCGAAACACCAAAACTACCAGAAGTTAAATTCAGCAAGAACGGTTACGAGATCCGCACAGACGTGCTGTCCATGGCCAAAGACGCTGTTATGGAAGAATACCACTCAAAGTTCCGCGGTTGGGAAATGTCAGTGGCCAAAGACGAAAAGACTGGTCAAGTTGTTACCAGAGTAGATATGCCAGAGTTTCCAGGCTTAGACAAGATCATGGAAGCGGCTGAAAAGTTCTATGGGTTCGTTAATACGGGCACAAAGAAGTAAGCATAGCTTTTAGTAGGTTGATACTATAAAAACACTAAAGGACTCTTCGGAGTCCTTTTTTATGCTTGTCTATATATTAGGTTTGATTTTATACTTGTAGGACTAAAGAATTCTTCTACAGTATGTATTGCTTGGCTTGTATCAAAATCCTTACAACTAAACACATCGATATAAGCGGCCTTTGTTGAATTAACAAAGTGTGCTGTTATATTGCTAGTTGTTATCATTTGCAGTAGACTATAGCCTTCGTTGTCAGTACCAACCAGCATGAGTTCTATTTGTGGACTACCATATGCTGTCATATTAATTCGTTCAATTAATGTAACAACAAAATTATTAATAGTTGTTCTATCAGTAATAGATTCTAGATTGCAATCGCTACAATCTAATATTAAGTGGTAACCCCAGCTCATGCAACGCTTTCTTGTCCAAAGTACGATGGATGTGCTTTACCCCAGTTGCGCATGATTACTGCCGCTCGGGCATTGGCTTCATTTTCTTGTGGTGATCCTGTAGATCCTGCTTCATCATCTTCTAGCTCATTGTCTAAGTCTTGCTTGTAGTGTACAAGTTCATGTGCTAATGTACGGCATACATCCATGATGTGACGATTCTTTACTGTGATAGTAATATGTTCGTCGCCCGGAGCATATCCACCAAAGCTTCTACGTTCCATAGACTCTTTGTTATCAAACACAAAGTCAAACTTAGGCAAGCTGGTTAGCTCTAAGTCTTTGGCGGCAAAACGGATAAAGTCCAATAGGATTGGATAGGTATCCTTCTTGTTTAGACTTTCAGTTAGGAGTTCTTTAATCTTCATATATGTACTTATTAGAAGCCGTTAGTGGAAGTTCTGTAAAAGATTTTACCAGTAAAGTCTGATGTCTTGGCCTGTCCTGGATACTCATAACTGACAGTTAGCACTCCTGGACCGTCTGGACCATTACCAAACATCACACGCAAGGGAATGTATGTGCCTGCTGTTAGAGCGACTGTAGTTGACACTTCACTCTCGCCGTGTAGACCGCCGTTTGATATAATCACGTTAGTTAATGTATCACCGCTTCGCCAGTTGGTAATAGCATTGTCGCCAAACCACAAGTAAGCACCGTCATCACAACTCAAATATATTGTGTAGTTGCCAGTGTATGTTACTCGTAAGTAACCTTTCAGCATCATACTAGTGGAGTTGGGTAGGTCTGGTTCGTTGATGTCATTGTCAGCAGCGTCAAAGTTATTAGGAGCAGCCTTTAAGGCAGCAGTATCAAAGAAGTTAGCACTTTCATAATGATAACCTTCATAGTTAGTACGCCATATACCTGGGCTTACTTCAATAACTTCACCGTTGTATGTTGCTTCGGTGTTTGGATCGTACCAAGGACGACCTTGTAATAATCCGCTGGTGTTGGCGTTGTCAACAATATCGGTACCATCATATTGTGTTGGCAAAAATGCAAGATCGTAAGTATTTTTAGCACGATAGTACGGTTTGGTAGCATCTAAACTACCAGTAATGGTGCCATCTCTAGCAACTACCTTGCCCTGACGTTTAGCTTCAGCTATGTCAAGTTTAGCAATCTGCCTAGCCTCTTTGTCTGCTCCGCCGCCGCCACCTAACTCAGTTGCGTATATGACAAATGATGTGCCGTTGGGAATTAACGATGTATTAAGTTCACCAGCACCACTGCCTGCAAGGGCTAGTGAATTTGCTGTGGTGATAGTCCAAATGTCAACACCAGACTCACTAGGATCATTGGATTCACCTGTGCCATCAGGTTGGTTCATTGATCTTGTAAAACTGGGTTGGCCGTTGGCTGGCACAAAAGTCCAGTTCCTAGCACCAGCACCCAGGGCAATTACCTGTGCCATGTAAGTGTCTAAGGTGCCACTGTCTTTTCTAGTGGCTAGGGTTCCTACTCCGTATGCGTCATAGTTGAACGTGCCCACTGCCACTAGATAACTGCTGGCGCCGCCCCCGTTAAAACTGGTTGCTGTTAAGCCAGTTGGTATTGTCAGTGTTGATATTCCGTTTAGGGCCATTATTTGTATCCTCTAACAATATTTATGCTATAAATACGTTACTATGATAAACATCGAACCATTCGAAAAACTAATTACAGATCTTAAAGAAAACGGCAAATACCGTGTATTCAACGATATTCTGCGTGAAAATGGCAAGTTCCCACAGGCTATTTGGTATGGCCCTTACAACATTAAGAACATAACCAACTGGTGTAGCAACGACTACTTGGGCATGGGACAAAGCAAGGTAGTACTAGATGCCATGCACACCGCATTAGACATGACTGGCGCCGGGTCAGGCGGCACACGAAACATTGGTGGTACCAGTCACTATCACGTGGCGCTAGAGCACGAGTTAGCTACTTTACATAAGAAAGAAAAAGCCTTGTTGTTTAGTTCAGCTTATGTGGCCAACGAGTGGACCTTGATTGCTCTGGCTAAAATTATTCCCAACATTGAATACATCAGCGATGAAAACAATCACAACAGTATCATTGTAGGCATTCAACACAGTAAGGCTAAGAAAGTTGTGTTTAAACACAATGACTTAGCAGATCTAGATCAGAAACTCAAGATCAGTTTTGCACAGGGCAATGTACCGTGTGTGGTATTTGAATCAGTATACTCAATGGACGGTGATTGTGGACATATTAAAGAGATATGTGAGTTAGCTAAAAAGTACAAAGCCATTACCTACATTGACGAAGTACATGCTGTTGGCCTGTATGGTGAGAAAGGTGCTGGCAAGTTAGAGCAGTTGGGACTACAAGACAAAGTTGACATAGTCAACGGTACCTTGGGAAAGGCCTTTGGAGTCCAGGGCGGTTACATTGCTTGTAAGGCTGTTGTAGCAGATGCTATTCGTAGTGTTGCCGCTGGTTTTATCTTTACAACAAGCATGAGTCCTGTTACTTGTGCTGGCGCATTGGCCGCTATCAAGTATTTGAAGGATCATAATGAAGTGCGTGAAAAGCATCAAGAACGTGCTCGTAAACTAAAGCATCGTTTAGGTGTTGCCGGCATTACTGTTATGCCATGTGCTAGTGAACATATCGTTCCTGTACTAGTAGGAGATGCTAAACGTGCCAAAGCAATGAGTGATGCATTATTAAACGATCACAACATCTATGTGCAGGCAATTAACTATCCTACAGTTGATGTAGGCACTGAACGATTACGTTTTGCGCCTACTCCGTTTCATGATGATGGAATGATTGAAGATCTAGTTAAAGCACTTAAAATAGTCTTTGAGAAGACAGGTACTTAACATATTCTGCAATACCATCTGCGGGAGTTAGAAAGCTATCAACATCTACTCCGGCAGAGTATAAGTTAGTAACATCAGCACGAGTATTGAGTTGGTACTGAGCTTTTAAATCTTTGGGCATAGGGATATATTCTTTATGCCCGTTCTTATGATTGCTTATAATAAGATCTGCAATAGACTCAAAGCTATAACTAGATCCAGTGCCTACATCATAAGTTCCGGGTTTATAGTTGTTAACAAAATGATAGATAGTCTTGGCAACATCTTCTACCCAAATAAAGTCTCTGCAATAGTTGTTGCTATTTTCAAATATCTTTATAGTGTTAGTGTCTACCAGTTGATTGTACCAATGATAGATAGTACTGGCCATACGACCTTTGTGTGATTCATTAGGACCATACACATTAAACAGTCTTAGTATAACTCCATCCATGTCTTGTTCGCTAGTTTGTTTACTGTTTGCATACAAGTTTAATGGCCCAGTACCGTTGCCGTATACTGCCGCAGTGCTGGTAAAGATAAACGGAATGTTATTCTCTTTACAAATAGTATTCCAATGGTGAGTTGGACTTATGTTAGTTAAGTTAATGCTTTCTTGATTAGTTTCAAGTGTGCTAGAGTTTGCGCCAATATGTATAACGCATGTTGGATCTGTAATGTTACCATTAAACGATCTATACTTCTTACCTTCTAAGTAGCGGCTGGGTATAGGTTCTATTTCAACTAGGGCAATATCATCTATGCCTTGTTTGTTTAAGTAACCAAGTACAACGCTTCCAATAAACCCATTTGCACCTGTTAAGACAATCATAGTAGTTGATCCAACCGTGGAGCATATACTCCAACATGCTGTACTGTGATGCCGCTAGCTCTAATAGCAAACTTAATTGCGGCTTGTACATATTCTTGTATTAGATACTCATAAGCAAATGCCGCAAGGAATGTATCTCCAGCACCAGTGACATCAGTAACATCGCCCACTACTTCTGCCGGGAACACCCAGCCGTTCCAAACTGCACCATCACTACCATGTGTAACAATTAGCCATCTGTCGTCGGGTAAACTTGTAGCACGTTTATGCTCTAGTTTGTTAATCTTTATATAACATCCGTTGAATCTAGCTAGGTCTGTTTTCTTTGTGTCAATAAAGATTGGGCCTTTGAATCTACTGCGTAGATCTTCAACTAGTTCGTAAGTAACTGCGCCTTTGTTATAGTCACTTATCACAATGGCATCGTATGCCGGCAATTCACTTTCAATTGTTATAGGATCGCTAGCTGTGTCATTGTCTATGCGAAGTAATTGTTGTTTACTACGTTGATCAATTATACGCTTCTTCTTACTAGTACTGCCGTGTAAAAATTTTACATCACATCCTAACGCTTCCAAATTCTTACGCACATTGCCTGCCATGCCGTCTAAGACTATTTCATACTTAGGTTCAAACACCGGCACGGGAGCTTCTGGACTAATACGATCAACAGTTCCGTAGACATAAGTGTCTACGCAATCATCACCGATTAGTAATATCTTTAATTGTGTTAGTGGTCGAGTATTCATTTATTCTCTCAAAAAATTCTATACGTTTACAATGCTCTTCACCGACTATAGGTTTACCCTTCCAGTCAGATCCTTTAACCATTATATCGCATTCTTTTATTAATTCAATTAGCTCTTCATCTGTATTAAAGATACATACTTCTTCTACATCCTTTAGTGCAGACAGTATGCAAGCACGTTCAAACTCGCCCTTAATTGGTCTACTAGGACCTTTAAGTGATTGTACACGATCGTCACTGTCAATGCCTACTAACACAGTATCACCCAGACTACGAGCATAGGCAATCAATGCAAGATGCCCTAAGTGCAGTATATCAAATGTTCCGTTAACGAATACTTTCATTCTAGTGACTCTACAAATTGTGCTAGGTTATCAAATATTACTACACGCCGTTTGATTTCTTTATTTGAATAACGACCTAGCTCTTGTTCTGTTTCTTTACCGTATCCTGTACGTACTAACACAGGCTTAGCACCCATACGAACTGCGGCTTTGAGATCTTTCATCTTGTCGCCAACATAGTAACCTTCTTTAAACTTGATTGCTTTGTTTTCTTTCTCACAGCGTTTGAACATGCCCGTGTTGGGTTTAGCAAACGGATCATCTTTACGACTGCTAGCAGAGTAGTACAATGCATCAATAGTAAAGCATCCTGCTTGTCCTAACAGTTCATACATGTAGTCGTGGACTGCATCTACGTCTGCTTCTGTAAACAATCCTTTTTCAATGCCGCCTTGATCAGTGATGATTGCAATCTTATAACCCTTACGGCGCAGTTCAGCCATGGCTTCAATACTACCAGGAATGGGTTTAAATGCATCAGCTTTAAAACAGTATGTGCCAAGGTCCTCGTTGATAACACCGTCACGGTCCAATCCAACTACACATTTAGATCCAATCTCCGAACCTCCACCGGTCCAGATAATATTAGGTTGGCTCACGTTGGTTATCTCCGGGCATTACTCGATAGTTGTCTTCTACGCTGTCTGCTGTTGACACTTCCAGAATTGTGCCGGCTTCTAAACAAACTATTTGATGAGGATGTAACGGTGCAATATGGAATACATCTCCGGCAATTCCTTCATACTCAAAGATTTTTGCATCACTAGTTTGAATAAATCTAAGCATAAACTTACCACTCATTACCCGCCAAGTTTCTTCTTTGACACTATGAAAGTGCATACTGAACTTTGCACCCTGATTGAAGTGCATAAACTTACTACAGTATTTGTCATTGGTTGCCCAAATCTCTTCACTGCCCCAACCTTTAGTTACAATACCTGTTAATCTTGTCATTGTCAGTCCTTTAGTATATTTTATACTATAACGACCGTAAGGTCAACTAGATTTGACTAATAAAGGGAAATTAATTGAGTAACGCCAAATACCAAAGCGGCACGGGCTTGTTGGTCGGCGGCCGCTTCTTCTAGTTTATCTGTACTGATTAAATCTTGTAAGATCTCTTTGGCTTCGCTGGCGCTTAGTTGTCCAGCACCCACAGCTTGGTGTACTTGTAGTGCATACTGGGCACGTTCTGCGGCCCAAGTGTTACCACTGTTCATTAACTCTGCTAATGCACTCATTAGAATCTCCCTTGTACTGATTTAGCCAGTATGTCTGCTTGTTGTTGTATAATCTTCTTCTTTAGGTCACAGTATAATGGACTCACCGGACCTTTGGCTACACGCTCTTGCAATTCTTTAACAGTATCTTTGATAGTGCCTGTTAGTTTGTTTATGTCACGTGTGGGTTTGGTCTGACTGTAGATGTCAAACCATTCTACATTCTTGGCCAGCTGATCAACTTGTGGTTTCAAGTCTGTTTTACAATCAAAGTGTCTAACCTGTTGTTGTATATCTGTTATGCTCTTGGCTTGATTAACATCCCAACTGCTGGGAATGTATTCCATAATGCTGGCACAGCCTGTTAAACTTAAAAATGCCGCAATCAATAATAGTTTTTTCATTTCTTTTTTGCCCTTCCTGCTTTCATATTGGCTAGCCAGTGTGCTAGTTGTCCCTTGCGTCCACCTTGCTTGGCAGTTTTACGCAAGCTACTTACTGATGCTTTGGTATTGACACCGTGGCGTTTGGCATCGCCTTTGTCTTGGGGATTCTTTCCATCAGCAAAGTTTTCATTCTTAATGCTTTCTCCACCGCCACCATCACCGCCACCAGCGTCTCCACTACTGTCGCTGTTGCCATAGTTTGAGAAATATCCGTAACCACCATATAGACTAGGACCATATGCGGCTCTGCGAGGTTTGCGTTTTTTCTTACGTTCTTCTAAAGTCTGATCTTCATTAGTACGGTGATACTCACTTGCTTCACCTTCTAAGCTCACCTGCCACGCATAGAATTTAGTTTGTGGATATTCATCTTTGAGTTCTACAAATGATTCCAAATTAGGCACAGCATCATCGTACATAATAGCTTTGGTATAATTGCCTTTGTTTAATAAATCACGTATAATAATCTTTTTCTTTTCTTCTGTTTGCATCTTACCTTGCATGTTACCTGCACGATAAACATGGACCTTGCCCATGTCAACACCATACTTGCGGAACGTGTCTAAGAATAATTCGCGGTCATCAAAGTCAGCACGGGCAGTAACCATAACAACTTTATTGCCTGTAGCAATATCATTCTTAAGTTGATTAAGCATAGGTATGATTGGTTTAGCATTGTTGAAGAATTCTTTTGCATTGGCAAAGTCTCCAAAATCAAACTTCTCACCGTCTTGTAATTTGTAGTGTGTAAAATTGTGGCTGTTTAGACTGTTAATGACCCGCCTGTCTTTAACAACATGAACTTTTGTTTGTGTGTGAACTAGGGTGTCATCTATGTCAAAGATAACTAATTTACGTGGAGTAAATTCTTGCACTCTCATTTTATTTCAAGCCTTCAGTCACACTTTGTTTCTCTAAATGTTTTTTAACTTGTTGTAACTCTGATTGGTCTAAGTCATCCAAGTGCTCTTTGCCCGTTAATCGTTTGGTAAGACGAAGGAAACTGGGTTCATTATCCCATTTAACGCCCTTACGGTCTGCCAATTTGTGTATAGTGTTAGGTGTTATGCTTTCAGTTACATTATCTAAAAATGTACTGGCAAATTTCTTACACTTATCTCGTAATGATGAATCTGTTGTTTCTAACAGAGTAAATTGTCTTGCGTCATCATCTTCTTTTTCTGTAGGATCTATATATCCACAGTAGACTTTCTTTACATTAGATTGATTCACAACATTGGTACAACTTTCACCATAACGCTCATCCGTATGTGTTTGATCACAAGGACTCAGTGTAGTGATTATAATACTGCCGCTTGGAATTGAACCATGTTGTTTCTCATATGCTTCCATGGCAGCACGTTCTGCATGAATTCTTTTTCCGTTGCTAGCAGGACGATTTAATCTAGCAACTAATTTGTTATTGGGATCTAACACAGCAGACGCAACCATACCATAATCTTTATTACTGGATTGTCCTTTTTCAACTAGGTCACAGAGTTTAGATAATATTGCATCTAACTTAGAATAGTTGCTGATTTCAAAATCACTAGCTCTCATTTTTTCTTACCTGCACAATGCGCCTTTTGAGAGAATCCCTTAGGGCTAGCACAGTTGATTGAGCTCTTATACTTCTGTGTCCATTTTTCTTCTAGGGCGGCTTCATCTATTGCTTTCTTAAATCCTTTGCCCGGAACCCAACCAGCAATAGGTTTACATTTACAGGTACCTGGTTTACAGCTACAGTTAGTCATACCACATTGTAGACAGCGTTTTTTTTCGCTTTCCGATACACTTTCGTTAGGTACACAGTTATTAACACGAACACCGCCTTTGATCTTGGTGCCTTCTTTATGTTTACCCTTCCAGCATTTGGGATCCAGTCTCTGTTTCAATTCTGCAATGTGTGTTTCGCCTAACATGATTAACTCTTGCATTTGTTCAATGCTTTCACAGTTCCAGCGGCGTAAGGCCAACGCTTTAGGAGTAGGCTTACCATTAGGCTTTTTCATAGGACCTTTGTTGCCGCCCATCCTAGCACAAAAACTCTTGCGGCGCTTGGCTGCTTTACTACCAGCTTTTAATTTACTAGGTTTGGTAGTAACAGCAGTTTTTAATTTGCTGCCTGGATTCTCTCTGCGATAAGCATTGACAGCTTTTTGACTTAGACCATCTGTCTTGTCTTTCTTGTTGACCTTGTTCCAGTCTTCGTTAAGTAATTCGGATATTTTCATATTAAGTATTTGGAAGTTTCATTGGGTTTAGATTACGATCAAGGCGCTGGCTTCCCATGCCACCACCGCTAGTCATTCTGTTAGTAAAATTGCCGCTATTCTGATTTGTTGGCAACGGCGGAGTTGGTAATGCGCTTGGACTTTTCTCTTTGTTAACTAACGGCACATGTTTTTGGGCAGGTTGAGCTCTAGTAAGGGCAAACCTGGTTCCATCAGGGCCATCTGCTATGCGAGTACCTATTAACCCCATTGTTGGTGCCAGTCGATCTATCATACGTAGATATGCTTTAGTTCTACTAGGTTCTACACTGGTAAAATAAAGTGAATTTATATCTGGTCTTGTATCAAGGTAATGTTTGAGATTTCGAACTACTCCTGTTAGAATCTTTGGCGTTGCACCACTACTGTCGCCGGAGATATCAAAGTTTTTATTTCTATTAAACTCTACACTAACGCCATCTTTTGCTTGTGGGGAGGAATAGTGGATTGGTGATATCACAGTTTGTATTTCTTTACCAGTATCATCTGTCCACTTAGCTACTGTACTACCGCTGTCCTTACTGGTATGCCACTTAGTCTCAGGTGCAGGCCCAGTTATATCTAAAACCTCGCTAATGATCTCAGATATTTTCATTTGTTATTCTCCGGTGGGCAACAGAATCTAGGATCGCACCAATCATAGTTTGTATCATAAGTTTGTCCAATGTATCCAGCATAAGCTAGGCTCATGCCAATACCATAAATGGCTAGGCCTGTGATAAATTTATTACACAGGACTGTAAGGGTTGCGCGGTCTATCATATCCATCGTCCTCTGGGTATACTGGGTAGTCATTAGGGTTCATCAGTTACACCAACTTTGTTTAGCATCACCATAATATTCTCTCGCAAATCCGTTAGCAATTAATTGAGCACGTAAGCTCTGTCCGTTTAGAATGAGGTCGCCCAAAACACGACCACCAAATTTATCCCAACCATATAGAATGACTTGTCGCTGTTGGCTGGCATTAATGAGACCTTTAGTGAAAACGGAAGCGGCTTCACCACGTTGCTTTTCGCTGTCGCATTGACCTCTAAATCCTTTTTCCGGAGTATCGACTCCATAGACTCGTACCGCAAGTTCGGGCTTAAGGGGTGCAGGTAGAAAGGGTGCGGCGATAACAACTGTATCGCCATCCGTTACTCTGATAATTTGTGCGTCATATGTAACGCCTTGGGGTGTTTTTTGTGCAAATGCTAGTACTGGGACTAACAATAATACTGCTAATAGCTTCTTCATATAAACTCCGTGTTAACAGAGTATTTATTAGAAATTATTGTTAAACCAGCCTATCTTGCGGCCTTCTGCAATACGTTGGTCGTGTTCTTCTACACTGCCAGGCCAGCGCCACGCCCATACTGCTACAAACAACATGAAGATGCCTGTACTTAATATACCAATAGGTTTAACCCCTGTAAACCACATGATCAGCAAACTTGATGTCATCATGGCTAGCATGAAGTATTTCATCTTATTAGGGAATACACGCTTGGTATTCCAGTTGGTTAGGAACGGGCCAAACAGTTTGTGATTGTATAGCCAGGCGTGCATCTTAGGCGAACCTTTGGCAAAACAATAGGCGGCGGCCACTACAAAAATACTGTAGGGTATGCCGGGTGTAATTAACCCAACATACGCCATACCTAAACTAATGAATCCTAGGACTTTCCATAGGAAACGCTTTACCGGATGAATTGTAACCATTCTTCGAACCTCACATTGAATTCTTGTTTCTTGCGCTTATTTACAAGATCATAGAAGTCGGGCTTGTAAGGTTTGACTTTAGGCTTCCATCCTTTGGTCTTGTCGGCCTTGGCCGCATTACATGGAGCACACGCTGTACATGTGTTTTCCCATGTGGTCTTGCCACCTTGGCTAACTGGAATCACGTGATCCAGCGTTGCTTCTTTGCGTTCAATACTTGTACTGCAATATTGACACTTGCCACTGTCTCGTAGGTATACATTAGCCCGACTGAAACGTACTGCGTTCTTTGGCTTCATATACTCACGTAACATGATAACTGATGGAACTTGGGTTTCCCAACGGGCTGAATGCACAATCCAATTCTCGTGATAAAGCAATACATCGGCCTTGTCTAAAACCATGTATTTGATTGACTCTTCCCATGTGATTGTGCTTAACGGAAGGACGCTTACCGGCAACCCGTCTGCATTTAATACTAAAGTATCTGCCACTTTGAACCTCTTTCTGTGTTGTGTTTTACAGACCCAACCAGTTAAGTGTACATTGTACGCTCAATTTGTATTTACGTCAATATGCTTTGAGCGAACTCTAAACCACTTCGATCAAGGGCATTGCACCATTGATCCTTAGTGTCTGACCCGTATACTAGTTCGTAATCGGCACTGGCCAAACACCAACTTGTTTCTTCATTCCAGGGGGTTTGACCTTTGATCTCGCCAACTAACTGCCCCGGACTCCAACCGCACATGCCCAAAAATAAACGCCATTGCTCCGGGCGGTCTCCCATAGCTAGTCTAGGTAATATATCATCTGCTGAACTTATACTAAACTCATCGTTTATTTGCATTGTGTTCTTGCAGGTCCATTCGTTACTGTGTAAGAAGCTCAGGCTCTTAACATTAACAGGGCCACCTAGATAAACAAATCCAGGAACATCAACTTGATGTCCTAGTTGTTCACCAAACTCTACAATGCTCATTTGACTACGCTTGTTCAACACTAGTCCTACACTGCCTTGGGAGTGATGTTCTGTTACCATGATAACAGTCTTGTGCCAGAAGTTACCTTTTACAGCAGGCGGCGCGATTATTAAATTACCAACAATATTCATATGAGATATTTATTGTTACTTACTATAGAGTTGCGCTTCTTTGGCACGTTCTCTTCCCTTTGCCTCTTTATCTTGTGGACGTTCAAACTCTACGCAAAACCAGTACGTTGCTTCTTCAGGTGATTTAAATGTTCTAGCGGCAAATGCTGGCCCTTTTCCTATACGTGATGACAAGGCAAAATCAATTTGTCCTTGCCAGTTAGTTTGCCACTTGCCGGGGCCGCCACAGGCTTGCGCCATTGAACTAAAGAACCCCTTACCACTAAAGGTAAGATCGTGAAACATAAACAATCCACCACTTGGTCCTTGGCTAGCATCACTGTGTACCCAACGACCCGGTTGCCAACCGCTTTCCCATTTACAGTTTACTACCATAGCGACTGCATGGTTAAAACTTAGCTTGTTTGCTATGTAAGAACGCATTTCTCTCCAGTTGATCTTGTCTTTAGAACTAGGACCAAACTGTTTCATTTGTTCTGGTGTGGCACCTTTAGGAGTATAACCATTTGACACTGTGACTGATGTTTGGGGTTCAGGAGTAGTTGGCTTTTCAGTACTAGGAGTAGTTGGCTTTTCCGTACTGGGAGTAGTTGGCTTTTCCGTACTAGGAGTAGCTGGCTTGTCAGCGGCAGCTAGTTTGTCAGTCTCAGTTTTATTGAAGGCCGCAACGTTTACTCCAGCTTTACCCATGATGGCATTAAGTATGCCGTCTAAGTCCTCGTTGATCTTTTTAAATTCTGAATATCGCATAATTATCCTATATACTTCATTGGGTCTACTGGACGGCCGGCAACATATTTTTCCCAGTGTAAGTGAGGACCAGTAGAATTTCCACTGTTGCCGCTCAGTGCTACTACATCGCCTTTTCTAACCAGTTGTCCTAGTTTAACTTTTACTTGTGACAAATGTAATAGTCGATGTTTTAATCGTCCGGCACCATCAGTTAAATTAACATGTAATCCGGCTATACTATTGTTGTCAATAGATCCAACAAAACAATCTTCAGGAGCTTTGACTGGTGTTCCAACCGGTACTGCAATGTCAGTTCCCCAATGCATGCCTCTTGCACGTTGTCCAAATGGGCTAGTTAGTGAGCCGTTTGCAGGCATTTCAATGCCTGTTGATGTTCGTAATGTTATCCCTGGATGAGCTTTAAATGTTGTATCGCTGGCTGGCTTATTTACATCCATAGATATATTATTTGCATCTGTTGTCTTATTGCCAGCTGTGATATCTATACCAGCTTTGCCCATTATAGCGCCAAGTATATTATCTAGGTTTTCGTTAACATTTTTAAATTCGTTGAATCGCATATTAACTCCAGTCAGGCAAGGGACCTCCGTACTTCTGTCCTTTGATACGGTGCCCTCCTACTTTAATACGACTCTTTTTATCTTTGCCTAGCTTATGTGATTTCTCACCATCACGGGCACGTAGGCCTTGTGACTTACAACTTGACAGCATACTAGCACCTAAGTCTGCGTCGGGCTTAGAACTTTTACATAGTTCACGTGATGCTTTACCATGCTCGTCTAAAACTTTATCGTGTGATGTACCACAGTATTCACATACTGTTTTATATCGAGATTCTGTAGTATGCCCTCGATCAGGACGGCTTCCAGGACGAGCCGGGCGTTTAGGGTGTGTGCCGATGGCACCTTCGGTGGTGAATTCTTTTGCTCTCATAGTTATGTATTTATTGTTCTTACTGGGCTAAGAACTCAAATACATTTAACCATTTACGCTTGCCTATAGTGGCTTTTAACTTGGTTAGATCAGCCTTTGTAGTGTGTCGCATACGCTGTTTTTCAGCATCTGGCACAGGTTCAAACTCTAACTCTACACTCTCTTGTTCTGCTATTTCTTCTGCAATATCTAGAAAGCTGTGGGTTAACCCTGCACCACAATTCCATATACCGGAACCGTTAACCTCTTTGATAAAGTCTATGTGTAAACGACATACATCACCAACCCAAGTCCAATCTCGACGGATATGTTCAGCATTTTCCCATACTGTGATCTTGCCTTCTTTGCGGGCTTGTGTGCGCCACTTGACAATAGCATTGGCACGTTTGCCTCGTAGATGCATCCACTTGCCGTAGACATTAAAGTAACGGAACCCCTGTACATATATGTTTACATTCTGTTGTGGCCACCAACGATCAAAGAGGTACTTAGACCATGCATAAGGTGTTTGTGGATGACAAGGAGCATATTCACTAAAGTCTTTACTATCACCGTAGACACTACTTGAGCTAGCATACTGTAAGTTTACCCCGTGCAAATTGCACTCGTTGAACAACCACTGGGAGAACTCGTAGTTTTGTTTGAGTATGGCTTCTACATCATTACAAGTCATATCAGCAATAGCACCCAGGTGTATTACCCAGTCATAGCCACTTACGTCAGGACGTTCTGTTGGATGCCATTCATAGCCGTCAATGTGCCAACCTTCTTCTTGATTGAGCCAGGCAAGCATATTGCGGCCAATAAATCCCTCATGGCCGGTTACTAGTATTCTCATGCTAGTATTTAATCAGGTAGGTCTTGTGTAAAGTTCCACTCTGGCACAATGAGTTTTAGTCTAAAGTGTCGCTCTGCAATTAAACTTTCTACATACTCTTGTAACTGAATCATAGGCACAGTATCATTTAACCACTCTGTTTCCCAATCATCAATAGTCCAGATGTTGTCTACATATTGTGTTTTAATTGTTCGCTCCAATGCTTTAGCATGGGCTCTCAATCCTCCATAGATCCGCATGTTAACAATTCCGCCCATATGTGAACAGTATTGTTTATTGCGTTCCTTTGGAGTTTGCATGATGCCAAACCCAGGACGCCCAAACGGGCTTTGGATTAGGTATAGGTAGTACATTATTCAGCTAGGTTCAAAATGTCTTGGTCAAAAAACTCAATAAGTCCGTCGAAGTGGTCAAGTAAAGTAGGTGCGACTCGTTCCTTGCCACCAAAATGTTGATATAGTTGAATCAACGCACAAGCATAGGCATCGTCGTCCCATGCGGCTTGATAACCATATCGCTGTACAGTCCAACGGCGATGTGCTTCTGTAACAGACTCTTGGAACTGTGACAAGTTACCAAAGCAACTTTGTACCATTGCGGCTAGTTCTTCTTGGAACTTAGGAGTCAACTTGATCTTAGCACTATCAAACTGGCGGCACAAGTCACGGAACACAAAGAACAGACTAACGTGAACGTTTTCGTAGTGAAAATACTTATGGTGCCATTCACATGATTGTTCTACTTCGTCATCATTAAGAGTTTTAAACGTAGCAATGTTAGTAAATGTTCCGGGATACTTAGCCAAGTCACTTTCGGTCTCAACCGGAAAGCACTCGTACTTTTCAGCAACACTAACCTTCTTTTCAAGATCAACGTCTTCCTGATCAGACTTGTCTTTGTCAATGCGCACGATGAAGATACTATTACGCATCTGTTGGTATGCTGACTGCTTTTTCTTGCCCTTGCCGTTAAGAATACTAAATGCACGTCGAGCATAGGCTAGATTATTAGTTTCAATGTATTGGAATGGAAATTCAAATTCTCTCCAGTCAGTGTGGCCCGGTACTAGACCAGCATCAATTAATGCGGCAACTGTACTAACAGTATGTTGACTGTCAATACTAATAAACTTACCTTTGGTAGTTTTAATACACTGAGCTGTTTGTAGCAATGCCGGGTCAAACAAGCCTGGGTCAGCAATGCGATTAGCACAATGCTTGTCATCTAATGCACGTTGGATGTCTTCATCAATATCAATCGATCCAAGTTTCTCCATTGAGACTTTTGGCAAGCGTGTAAGGTCAAACTGTTTGCTTTGGTTAGTCCAAGCCTTGATTGTTTTCTTCCAAGCCGCACTCTTGTTAAGAGTATTAACTCGATCTTGAAGATTAACAGTCTTACCAGATCCACGTTTGAGAGGATTGATTTTAACCATTGGATTTGGTTTTTTAGTAACGTCCTCGTATTTGAACTTGAATGTCATACATGCCTCTGTGTGTTAATATGTGTTTATTATAATGCCATTCCAGAAAGTTGTCAACTCATTAGAACGCTGATCGATTGTAGACAACGGGCATTTCGCAAATGTATTTCCCATTCCAAAGATGTTTGATAGTATTGCAGTCACCGCCTGAAACGGTTGACCCTGCGTGATCGCCAATACTCTTACCTGTGACAGCGTAACTGCCTATACTGGCCACGTTATAAACGGCACAGCCGTTTAAGCAACCAAGGCAAAGAATCGCGATAAGAACGCTTCTTGTCTGCATGAATAACTTTCCAATGTCTGTGTGTTTTCGTAAAGAACCCATGGGTCATTATCCCTAAGCTCTATTCCTGTTACTTTAAATAGTAATCCTGATGCGGTACTGAATAAATCACCTAACTTCATTGTGTAATCATCCTAATGTAGGCTACAACATCAATAGTTGAGATTAGCATGTAATTGGCAATCATACCAGTTGAACCTCTAGTCCAAGCGGCCCACGCAAATATACAACATTGTATAATGAACAGCGGATATAAAAATATAAACGGAGGATTTGGTAATGTATAACCCATCCATATTGTACAACTGATACTCATGAACCATGCAACTAACTCCAAACTAAATCGCAACGGGTACTCATTATAATCTTGTTTAATCCAATTTATAGTGTTTTTAATAGTCATAGTATAGTTATAAAAAAAGCCCACGACTCTGTGGGCTTTTTGACTAAGCAGTATCTAATTAAAGAGTAATGCCCATTGCCTTGGCTTTATAACCTAAGGCAATAATTTCACGTGATGGCTTACCCATAGCGTATTCAGTTACCTGAACGCCATTGCCAGCTTTACGTGCATTAGCATAGATCGCATAACCGTTTGAACGGATACGGCTTACTTCTGCGCTAATGTTCTTAACGCCAAAACGCTTTTCAGCTTGGCTAGCTGTCAATGTGTCGCCATTGTACAATGCGTTGAAGATCTTGTAAGTCTTAGTTTCTGGATTGAAAAATTTCATATTGTTTCCTTTGTGTTTTATATCAGTGTGTCGGTGCGTATCACCAACGTTTTACTAGTATAGTACAACACAAGATATTAAGCAAGTTCTTTGGCAGAATTTTCGTTAGATATTTTTCCAAAAAACTTCTGTGTTGGAAAACGTTTATGGGCTTCAATCAGCAAGCTACTCAAATCTGGTGCTTGGGCAACAAATTGTTTGGTATCTTTAATGTAAGCATAAAGTCCGTTGCCAACTTGTTCAATGAACAATTCAGTGCCTTCTGCACTAACAATGCCATCGTCCTCTTCCTCGTTTATCTTTTTGATCTTGTTAAGCATGTCAATAACACGTTCTGGATTTTCGCTGATATTGGCTAGAAAGATAATACCCCTAGCATGCCAACCAATCCAAAATGCAACTACGGCCACGACAATGTATATTAAAAAGTCCATAAGAATCTCCAATTGGTAAGTTTATTTAATCAATTCTAAGTTAATAATTTTGGCTACCCTAGACCCTACATCTTCTCCGCTGGGGATCACGTAAGTTTGGCTATCGTGTCGATCCTTACGGTCGTCATATCTGCGCACATTCAAGATGCGGCCACCTACTGCTGATGTCAGTTCAAAGGTGATTCGATCTTGTCCTTCGGCATTGCCGCGTTCTACCATTGCTGTTGTACCCATACCTATTGCCATTTGTTTGTTATTTTTTAGCCAGCTGTTTTGTGGTTCTTCGTATTCGCATTTGTTTTCCCACATATGACGAACTTTGGTGTAAAGCCATTTATCAAAGATCTTCATCATCTGAGCTTTCATCTACGATTGCTACTTTTCCATGTCCTGATAGCAGATTATGGACTAGCTGTGTTTTACCTTCAGCCCATTCCTGATCACTCAGTCCATGCCATCCTACACATTTACCCGTTGGGCTACGGCCACAGCCGCAGTTACCAAACTCTTTGGGGTTTTCAGTTGCTCTTATTTGCATTTTTAATCCTCTCTATAATTAGTTTTGCTTCGCTGAACTCACCATCTTCAAGATAGTGTTCAATCAGTTGTTCCATTTGCTGGTGTAAGCCACGCAGGTACGGGCGTTGGTGCGCCGTTGAATATGGTTGTGTCCATTTAATAGTGTATAAATGTCTAGGTTCCATTAGTATGATCCTTTGTTAGTGCTGATACAAATAAAAACTTTTCGTATGCTTTACGAACAGTTGGGTTAGTTAACAGTTTGTCTGCCTCTACCTGCATGGCCTTGATACCGGCCTCGGCTGCTTCTCTATAACTACACCACTCAAGGGCATACTGATCTTTACCAAATGCCTTGGCCAATGCCTTCCATGCTTTTAACTGTGCTGGAGTTAATGGCTGATCACGTTCAGGAACACGCAACTTACTTGCCTCCATGATGCTGTTACTAATAGCATCTTCGGCAACTCGGGCCGCGGCTATCATTGGAGCATAAGCTGGATCAATGTTGAACCTACGACTTGATCCACCAGGGTACACATCAACCAAGTGTGTGCCTTTGGGAAAGCTGTCGCAGAACTCCGAACTATAGGTACTGTGCGGAATGTACTTGCGACCTTTTTTGATATAGAAGATTGTTTCTGTCATGCTGTATTATACTATCATTATGATTATATGTCAATCACAGTGTTGCCCCATTTGAGCGTCCACCAAGTGTAATCAACATCTTTGAGTTTGGCTACAATAGCATATTTGTATCCGTAACTAGCAACATCTGCCATTCGGTGCCATTCTGGAGTATCCACAGCCCGTTCCATTATCCATTCACCCATTTCACTTTGTTGCCAAGCCAATAATGGTTCAGCCGCATACAAGTCTGGATCTTCAACATCGCCCATTCTAAATCGGTGTACAATAACTGTGTGTATTTCGTGTACCCGATCACCAAATACCATAAACTTATCAATTACACGTTTTTCTTTTGGGCTGGCCATTGGGCCATTACTGGCTTGACTATAGTTGGCCAAGCTCTTTCTCTAACCACGGCTTGCAGTTAGTCCAAGTGGTATACACGTGGGCCTTGCCGCCTCGAGCTTCCCATTCTTCGCAATTTGAATGCCTGTCATCAATCAGGATATCTCCTGAGTTTTTACAGTGTCGCCATTTGTCGTAGCTGAATGGCCCGATGGTAACTGGTATGCCTGGGAAGTGTTGGTCTCCCCAATGTACTTTATCATACACCGCCAACGGCATTGAATAGTCGTGTGGTAGTGCTGTTAGGAATCGTAGTGTGTACTGCGGATTTTGAGCAATATATTCTTTGCACATGCCAACCAGCTCATGTGCGCCTTCCATTAATGGCAAGTCACGATAAAAGCGCAGGTCTTCTTTGAGTTTATCCCATTCCGCTTGAGGAATACGGTCACTGTCTTTGTTAACACGTAGCTTCAATATATCCTGTGCTCGTTCTTGCCAGGCGGCAACCACATCATCCATGTCTAAAAATATGTTCATAATTTTAATCTAGCGGCAAAGTCTCCTGAGCTGCCTAGTGTACCTTTTATAAAAGAGTTAAAGCATAATACAATACGAGTTTCATCTAATTGGTTAGGGCCTGCGCTATGTTGTAAGTTGCTGGGAAATATAACCAGTGTACCTGTGTCTACTGGAATCCACCAATCATCGCTGTTGTAAATATTATTTGTTTTTATATTATATGTGAACGGCCAGTGTTTTGTAAAGTGATTTTGTCCATGCAGATTAAATTTATTATCTGGACTTGATTTCAAATACAAGCATCCACTAAACAAACTGTTTGGATGATTGTGTGGGGGATGATCAACACCCGGGGGATTACGTGACATCCAACTGGTTGTTATACGTATATCGTTGTCATAGCCACATATATTTGACACATATAACTGTAAATGCTGTTCACATAGTTTGCGTATGTTAGCAAGATCTGGACGATCTAATACATCAATGTTTTGGCTCAATCCACAGTCAGGACCAAGGCCAGGTAGTTGTTCTAATTCTGTTAATGTACTGTCTAATACACTAAGATTTAACCCAAACTGTACATATACCGGCGCAGAGAATAAAGGATATATTACTGGTGCTTGCATTACATCCCCCATCGAAGTATAAACCAATCTCTCTTTGACGCGGTATTAAATTCAAGTAGACGATCATCTCTATTAACCTTAGCACCAAACTTTTCCAATACCCAACGATCTATTGTCATGTTAGGAAACTCTTTGTTCCAATGTATATTATCATAATAGTAATCAGCAATTTGATTCCATACGCTTTCTTCAAATCTAGTTGTTATCATAGCCACCTCAGTGCAAACCAATTTGCATCTTCTTCCTGTTCAAATATCCAAACTAATCCCATGTTTTCAACTGGGCCTTTGATATGTTTTGCTGTCCACGCATCTACTTCAAGTCCCATTTCCCATGTCATTGGACTGAGTATAACCTTGCGCCACCCTAGTTCACAAAGCATATCGGCTAGAATTTGAAAGTCTATTTCATCAGCCATTCGTTTGCCAGCTCGATTAATAATATCTTCTTCTATATTCATTTCATATACTTTATTTGAAAAAATAAAAATCGTTTAGGATCCACAACATCGTAGTATTGTGTGTAGTTACCTGATCCATCTAGACCCATGCGAAGTCCGTATTTTTGTTCTACCCAATAAGGCATTGTGGGGCCGGTCATTTCAGCATTGTTTCCCACAGCTTCTCTATACTCGCTACGCACAGCATGTAGAGCTCCCCAATATTGTTTACGTTGTTCTGTCTTCATTCCATCCACCGTAATACAAACCAATTAAGATCTTTCTCTTCTAGAAACCAAAACTTACTGTCGTTAGCATACCAACGCTGATTTGGTTCTGGCGCAAGATTCTTCCGCTCTTTCCATAGACTGCCAGTAGGACCAAATCGTTGATAGCACCACAGTTCCATGTCGGGCCAGTTGTAACAAAACATAGGCGGCATTATTGTATAGTATCGTTTTCCGTAAATAGTACCGTTACTTATTGCCCAAGCCATTGTCATACATCCTTAGGATCTGGTCTTGGAATGCTATCACTCCATTTGAGGATAAACCATTCTCTATGTGCTTCTTTTTTAAATGACCACAAACGATCAGTCATGCTCATGCCAACACCTTCAGCATTGGCCCAAGCAATCATCTCCTCAAGTAGTTCAGGAGGCAATTGGTCTTTTTCAAATACAAGGCCCGGCAATCTAAACATGCCCACTTCACAGTTTTCCATCTTTATTCCCTATTACTTCACTAAACTTTAACAAGAACATTGTACGTTTGTTTTCACTATAAAAATCTAAATGTATTTGGTATTCACCATAACCACCGTCTGGTTTTATTACCCATTCATTATGCTCTCTGACTGTAAATCCTAATACACGTTTCATCTTATCCCTAATCATAAACATAGTTTTAGGGTGTTCTGTTTGTAACTCTTTGCGAATTGTTTTCCATTGATCAACAGTTAGTATTACGGGTTTCATCGTGTTTGATTAGCAATACTAGTGTAACCCTTGTGTGTGGGGTGTACTCGATCTGGACTAAGTTCATGATTACGAGCTTCGATAACATGATCGTGATATTTGTTAGCCACTGCCCATACTGCCTTGCGCTTGTCTTCTTTGATAGCTGGCACAATCCAATAGACACGGTCTGCCTTGACCAATTGGCGTAGCGTATCAAGTTCTTCAAATGTATTAATGTTCTTAGTATCGTTACTGCCCAAACTGATAATAATAGTTTTAGCCTGATTGTTGCCGTTAGTGTGCCATAAATGTCGATTAACATAGTCGTAACTGTTGATACCACTCTTGGCACGAGTTGTACATTCCTGTCGAATCTGTCCTACACCCACTGCTAGGCTATCGCCCATGATCAAACAATCTAACATCTCATATCTCCATGACGTGTGTCGTATATACTTAATTCTAAACTGTAGCCTACAAGCCCTAACATGACAGACACACCCGGGTGGTCACCTGTAAATGACAAACTAAAATTGATGTCAATTATGTGATGTGTTCGATATCCGTTAAACTCCCAGGCTTTGTGTTTGGCTAGTAGCCCTGACTTACCAAATAGAAAACGCCAACGTGTACTCCACGGATTGGTTACGTTAAAGTTAAGATTGAACATATTCCACCAGTGTAGCACTGCCGCCTGCTTGGGCCATGCGTTCAGCAAACCGTTCTAACATAGGAATGATACGCTCTGCATCACCTCCTGCTAGACCCATACCAATCATTGGAAGTCCGATGCGCCATTTGCCAAAGCGGCTGGCAATCTTGTCCAGCACACGTTCAAAGGCTGTGTATTCAAATACATCTCTTCCTGTGTTGCTTGTTCCATATTGGGTATAGGCATTAAGAATAACCAATCGACCACTCATGCCAATTGTGTACGTACCTAGCTTGCCAGGGTCACCACGTACAGTCTCAGCATCCGCTAAGTTCGCATCTGGAAACTGTTGTGCAATCTGTGCGGCGATACCTGCGCCCATTGTACAAAAACAATTACACCCATGTACAATGATGTCAAAGTCGTTAGCCTTGCCCATGGCAATCAAGTTGCCCTTTACTACTGTTAAACTGCTAGCCATACTAATCCTAAATAAGTTAATGAATGTGCCAATAAGATAAACAGGCTATCAAACATTGTTTTTATATAACCTATAGTTGATGTATACCAGTGCAAAGTTAAACAGAGCAAAGCCGTAACTTTCACGTAACAGTGCATCAATGCCGGCAAACACTAGCCAGCCAATAATAAACCAAGTAATCTCTACGCTGTAACTGCGATACCATTGTACAAATTTATCCATTATACATTCCTTTGTTGATGTCGATATTCTCGTTTGAGCCAGTACTTGTACATTTGAAAGTACCCGTCGGCAGTATAAGATGGAGTCTGCCCATAGGCTTCAAGCTCATCTTTATGCTCGAACCATTTTTCTCTGCACCACGTTCTAAAGTTCATACTGGCTCCTTTTACTTACTGTAATTATACGGCCATTAGACCAGCTTGTCAACATGTGAGAGCACCAAAAAGGTTGCCCATTTGTTGTTGCGACATCTAAGTGTATATGTGTCTTTGCCTGCACTGACAATAAACCAATCTTTGTAACGCACACCCAAATGGTTGTCACACCATGAATAAAAGTCTTTGAACTCCGGTGAATAGCTCTTGCCTAATTTAACTTTGATCGAATAGTCAAACCGTTCTAAGTAATCTTGATTAGGCGGAAAGTTTATCATGTTCTACAAATCGGGCTAGTAACTCAAAGTCGTCTTGGGCCTTCTTTAACTTTTCCAATGCCTTCATCAGTGCTGGATTGTTTTGGGCCAGGGTAAGTCTGTTCATGGCCATGGTACGTTGTGCTCTGGCCCATTGCAATAAATCCTGTGTGTCTTGATCTAAACTCACAGTGGCATAACTGCTGGGTAGTGATTGCCAGCCTGTGCCATTGAATACTTCTAAGTCTGTGTTGTTAATACGTATCATACCCTGGACAGGGTTGCTAGGATTTGCGCTAACGTAGGGCAAACTAGTATCACCACCTGATACTGTAACTCCGCAGGTGCCCATTAAGCCTTTAATCATTGTTACACCATCTCATCTATGTTGGCACCCTTGCCTGGATCCTTGGGACGCATCTGCTTTATTTCTTCCTGTCTATCAGTAATCACTTTGAGTTGTTGCTGTTTGATTGTTTGTTGTTGTGTCAGCTTGGCCAACTCAATGTTGTGTGCTACAGCTGGATCGATTCTGTCTACTTTCATTTCTTAAACCTCGGCATCACATTGTGTCCTGTGTATTGAAACGAGTCCAGCATGGGCAATAAGCCAGCCAAATCGTCGGCAGGATGTCGTTGTATCACAGGATGACGATCACCATCAGTCAGCATGAAGTACAGTTTCTCTGTGCCTTCTTCAATTTGATATTCAAAGATATATTCTAAGTCTTCAAGAGTCATGTTATTCGTCCCTGAGTTGTTTTGATTTCAGCATCAATACAAGTACCTTCCAAAATGGTTATTTCACCTTTGGTGCCTTGTTTCTCTGCTTCTTTAACCAAATTTCGCATATGCTGTTTTTGCATGTCCAAACTGGCTACACATTGAGCTTCATTTTTGTAGTGTGTTTTGCCCTGCATAAATTCACAGTTGCCGTTAAGGCAAATAAACAGCACAGGTATAAAGATAGTCATTTTCTCAATCCTTTGATGTCTTCGTATTTAACACGTATATTATGATGCCAAACAAATCCAATCATCATGGGCAAGTCCAAATGCACACTGACCATAGGGCCTTCCAGTTCACTGCGCATGTTGTCTCCATATGCAGTACCCACAAAAGGTATACCCTTGTATGTGCCTTCAATCCTATCACCAAAATTATATTTGGGCTCAGGGCGATTAGCTTTAAAGTAGTCTGCTAGGTTCATTCTTTGCACCTAACCACGTGTGAGAACATGGTGTTGCCGTTTTTCTGGGTGTAGGCGAACCGCAAAAAGCATCGTGGACATGTGATCCGTATGGTATGTGTCATAGTTCAACTGCCTCTACAGGTTGGTTGGGAATAGTGTTGGAGTCGTTATCCTGTGCAATCACAAATCCCAAGTCCAACATGATTTTTTGTTCGTCCCAAGTGCATCGAGGACGGAACACAAACAGTCTTAATGTGAGGTTGTCTTGACTGTAGTAAATCCTATAACGCACTTGCTCTATTCCCAATGCTTGAGCAAGTTCTTCTAAAGTAAAACTCTCTGGCCAATCTTCATCCACTATGGAGCGAGTCTTTTCAAAGTAAAAGTCCAGCATACGAGGTATGGCAGAACCCTTGCCCCAAAATGCGTTTTGCTTGCACCATTGAATAGTTTGGTCCAGCATCTCCACTGTGATTTCCCCAGTCATTCGCCAAGTCCAAAATCTTTTTGAAGCTGTATCATGGCATCATCATATCCATTTAGATACAATTTAGACATGCATTCCCGCACAATCAACTGGGCGAACTTTTCAGTATCGAAATAAGTCCAGGGCATTGACTCGTTGGGCACGGCTGATACTGTTGTTGTAGCCTGTTCAGCCAGTATTCGAATTCGTTCGTTCATAGTCGTTCTCCGCAATGTGGACACTTCTTAGCACTAGCATTACGCATTTCTTTCAGTGTCTGTTTTAGTTTGCTAGCATCGCGTAGCTGAGTTTTAAGCCACTTGCGATTTCTATCATGCTTGTCTTTGCTCAATTCTGTTTTAAGGTGTAGCTTCATCTTAGTCAGACGGCCCTCAAAGATTTCAATAAAGCCCGTTATGCCAGTTGACTCAGTGCTCATATTCAAACTCCTCATTGCTATTTTTAAGGGCCAGCCACGTTTCTTCTCTAGCTGTATATATCAGCCTGTTGTGTTCCAATATGGCCCTGCGTTCTTCTGCGTCAAGGGCCAGCCATGCCCTTACACTTTCATAATTACCATATGCTTGTCTGGGCATGTCACTGTGTATCCAACCCGCTAGTGCTTTGAGCGATTCAACTGAGTTAACAGGATGACAACTGCGTATAGCACTGACAAAGTCGTTGGCCAAGATGCCAGTAAAGCATGAGCCAGGCTCATAGCCATATATTAGATAGTTGGCCATGGGGTCAGCAAAGTCTCTGGGTACTTCCCATTTCTCGAATGTAGCGTAAAGTCTATTACGACTGTGTACTGTAATCATCATGCTAGTTCTTTCACGTGCTTGCAAGCACCCCTATATGTGTAGCCCGGGCAGGTACATGTACCCTCAGCTTCGTTAACATAGTAAACACTGCCCTTGGACCCTTGTATGGCCTTTAGAGCAACCTCTGGCTCAACCTGCATGGTAAACGCCGTGCTAGTGACCCTGTCAAACTTGCGCCCTGACTTAGAGAAGCCCTTGATTGGCTGTTTAAAGTAGTAGGGCTCGGTTTCACCCTTCTTGATATAGGCCACAAGATTGTTGCCATCCAGTAGGTATGTGTGTGCGGGAAATAAGCCCCCAGTAGTTTCACGAACAGCTTCCATTTGTGCCTCTATGTGTGTATGCGATGCGTCAATTATAACACACAACGCATAAGCTGTCAAGTAAATATGAGCATGTACACCGTAGCCCACTATGCTTTGGACCCTGCACTGATCAACTCAGCCCTGTTCCAAACACGTATCGAACCCAAAAGACTTCTGGGTAAACGCACCACAGGATGGCATTCGGAATATCGATACTCAGTAGAAGCCGCGGGTTCATTCCGGCAGGTTATACAGTACATATTGAGCAGATACCCACACATGCTGTTGGATCGTTGGTGGATTAATGTGTGCGCACCACAAGAGGAAACATTTGAACACTATCACGGCGACCACATGATCAGCATAGTGTATTATGTACAAGTACCCCCAGACTCAGGTGAAATTGAGTTTCAAAATGAACTAAAGGAATGGCAAGGATACCAACCCACAGCAGGTGATATCGTGGCATTTGATGGTATGATACTGCACAGAGTACAGCCTAACCGGAGCACGGACATGCGCATAAGTGTGGGCATCAATTTGGTTACACCTGAAGAGTTTGTACGCACCCAAAAGACTCGGGGCAGCTAATGCTAACTATGCCGCGAAGCGGTCGCGCAAAAAATTTTAGCGAACATGCAGATCAATTCCATGCGTTAGTCAGAGCGCACTGCCCCGACTAACTTTGGGTGTTAACTATAAGCCCACACTAAGCCCATAGCTAGTCCAAAGGCAAAGCTGAACAAGCTGACTAGTGCTAGGGTCAGCAGGTATAACCCCGGATCCTCTATAATAGCTTCTAGTTTATTCAGCATCACGTATCAGCTGAATGGCTCGTTCAAAAGCTTCTAGTGTTGGGCTGGTAAGCCGCATCACAGTGTTGCCAGTGTGTTCGTTGTATACACACAGTTCAATTGGCATGTCATTGGATCGCCCTTGCACCAACAACAGTTGTAAACTATTGTGTGTGAGTATCTTGTGTACAGTATAGCTAGTCATGATGATCGTCCTAATAGATATAGTATAAATGCCCATAAGCATAAAAATACAGCAAACGCACAAAGAAAGTCCACGCTATCCATATGGCGTTAACGCTTATTGACAACAAGCCAATTGACAACACACACAGCGACAATGACATACACAGTGATGATAATGTGTGCATGAGTTGACATGGTAACAAGCATATGAGTATCCCTTATAGTATTAACTGTAGCAAAGGCCCCGCTGTTGCTATGTGTGCGTAGTGCATATACAGTACTGCTATGATCCCTAATGGTAGCTAGACTATATAGAACAATGAACGCTTCGCTTTGCCGGACTTATAAGCTATACTATACACAGCATACACGCTGGAGTCAAACAGTTTGAGCATCTGTGGCACAGCGTGTATAGCATAGCAATAGGCCCCGCTGTAGTGATCGAGGGTAATGGGCTAGCTTAGAGGACCTGTACTACAGTAGGCCCCGCTGTAGAGGTCTTTAGAGTATCCATTTTAACTATGCCTCCCTGCCTGATCCGAACCATTCTTTACAGTGCCTATACGCTGGGGGGCCAGCCTTGATTCTGACTCATTACCTTGAAAGTGTCACACTTTATTGCACTTTTCCACACTTTTGTCAACCATGACCACCGTTAGTGACGCATCTACGCATGGTGGTCTGATCTAGATCACACTTTTATAAGAATATTCACACTGGATCACACTAAGGCACAGTGGCAGAGTCTGTTCACTGTATATATAGACTAGCATGACTGTAAATACATGATGGATATATCTAAGAACAATATGGTCACACTGGCACATGTCAGAGTTAGTGATCGTGACTACTATATACATATCAGCTACTGTATAGCTAGTCAGCATGTGCATATATTCAAGTATAGTGATACCGCATGTGATTATGGTGTATTTGAGAGTCAAGAGGATGCTATTAAGTTTATTGCACGTCAGCCCTGTGTGCCAGGATCCATTCCAAAGTAAACGGCGTTTAGGGGCCGGAGGCGCTCCGTCCAAATCCGTTTTGTCAACCGGATTTTTGTATAACCCTTTTGTCAACCAGGTCGTTGTTTTTTCGCCACAGCCGCCTAAGTTAGTTGGCGCTTACTAACAGAGAACCTTTCGCCCGCTCTCCACGTCCACCCCCTCTAAGTTCGAACATGTGTATATTATACTGTCTTTTGGCCTTCCTGTCAAACGGCTTTTAGAGAGACCCTGGGCTGAGTGTGGGTATTTTTGGCGGTTGACACTTTGGGTTCCAAATGTTATAATAAGATACTGAGAGATTGGAGCGAACCATGAGACGTAAAACCCGAGTAGACTGCAACTACATCATATACGAAATGACGGATGAGCACGGCGAGAACTACATTGGCCTAACACGCAAGAGCCTGGCCAATGTCAACAAGGTGGTTAAGGAACGGTGGCGCAAGCATATCAGCCGTGCCCGTAACGAAAACAGGGCTTGGGTCCTGTACGAGTACTTGAAGATGGGTGCTATGGATTGGGCTTGGGAACACCGGGTTCTCGCAATCATACGCGGACGCAAGGAAGCCTATGCATACGAACGAGCACTGGTTAAGGAACAAGTGCCCAGCTTGAACGACCAGTACTTGTGAACCATGGATAACCCTGCTGGCTCCAGGGTTATTCTTTTTTGGCTTGACACTTTGGGCTAAGTGCAGTATAATTAACACTTAAACAAAAAGGAAACCAAATGCTTACAAATTGTGTTGCAAAAGCCAAGTTAGTTTTTAACAAAAAACTTAAATCTTACAAACTAGTTGTGGCGTTTAACGCACACAAAACAATTACTACAGCAGGCATAGTAAAGTATGCATTTCCTACACAAGCAAAATGCGCTTATGTTAGCGGCGACTTACTTGCAGAAAACTTAGCACAAGAATTAAGTACTGTATTGCCTAGCGTTTACGCACAACTACGCACAAACAGCGTAGAATTTGTAGAGTAAACTGTAGGGTCTTTATAGCGCATTTGACAGTTTTGGCTAAATGCGCTATAATTAACACTTAGCAACAAAGGAGCGAAATGAAAGTAAAAGTAGTAAACATAGAAGCGGCAGGCTATTACACTAGCGAATATGCTAGCGGTAGTACTGTAAAGGTAACGCTACAACGCGGCAAGGAGATTGCTAGCTGTGACGAAATACTAATTTGGGAAGAGGAGTACGCAGAGGACTGCTTTGAGGAGTGGATGGACTGCGCACTAGCAGGCGAAGTGGGTTATACTTACACAGAAGGAGCGTAAAATGAGAGACGAGATACTTGCAAAGCTAGCAGAAGTAGAAGACATGCTGTTAGAGGCAACGCTGGACGGCGAGCAACTAGCAGAGATGGGGTGCTTTGCTGAGTTAGAGGGTGCTTTGCACAAGCTAACAGAAGCGGTTGACTATTACGTAGATTGAGTGTATAATTAATTTTTAACAAGCATTAGGAGCGAAAACTATGCAAGCAACACAATTTGAAGTTAGCAACAAGCTGACACTGGCAAGTACAGAGACTAACACAGACAGTATTAGTACAACATACGACTGCAACGTAGAGGTGCAACTTGCAGGTGACAGTATATGGGACTGCGAGATTGAGGCAGTTACAGTTACAAGCATACACATACACGAGACATGGTGGGACGAATTGGACGGCGACAGTAGCATACACATTGCAGTGTGCTACACGGTTAACGGCGATGCGGAGTACGAGGACAGCTGGAGACTGTACACAGACAGCGGTTTTGTAGATGCGATTAGCACACTGCTAGGTACAGACGTTATGTTTACAGAGCAGGGTATGCAAGACGACGGCTATGCGAGCATGGAACTGTAATGTTAAACAACATACTAAAATGGGCAGGGTGCGCTACAGTGCTAGCAGGGGCCCTGTTTACTAGCCTGCGCATAGACCCCCTTAACATATACTTTCTAAATGCGGGGGCCCTACTGTACTTGATTTGGGCTGTGCGCATTAAGGAAACTAATTTAATTATTGTTAACGGAGTACTGCTCGCTCTATATGTACTAGGCCTTTTTTATTAATAAATAAGACTATACTAAGGAGGGTGCTATCATGTATGTAACAGTAGACCAAATAGAAGTCGGCTCCATCGTAAAAGTACGCGAAGGGTTTGGCAGTAGTCCCGCTATTATTGTTATCGTTGAAGAGATCAACAATGACTTTAAAAACGGCAAGCCAGCTATCCGCTATACCGATACGCAGAAACGACCCGTCTGGCAGTTGGTAGAACATGTAACAGAAGTTCTTGCAAAAGTCGGAGCATAATAAGAAACCCTACACTACGTAGGGTTTTTTTACGGCCTAAAAAAAGACCTGGTTGACATCAGGGTCTTTGCACAAAGCTGTTGACGTTTTGGACCCTTTGCGCTATAATTAACACTTAGCAACAAAGGAAACACCATGCAGAAATACACAGTTTATTTGCGTTACGACAACATAGAAGATTTGTGCGTAGTAACAGCAACTAGCGCAGAAGACGCTATTGCACGAGCACAAGCATTTTACAATGCACACGCAGATTTTGCGGACACTACTGTAATAGTTTATAAAGCAGTAGCATAACCCTACAGCCCTTAGGGGCTTTTTTTAACGCGGTTGACGCTTTGCCCAAACAGTGCTATAATACACACATACAAACAAACATTAGGAGCGAAACTATGTTAGACATCAGCAAAGTGGCCAAAGTATATTCGGGCAAGATCGGTTGTATGTGCGGATGCCTCGGCAAATACAGCTACAACGAAAACGTGGCCCACGAAGACTGGCAGGGTTCTGTTAGTGTGCGCAGTGTTAAGATTATGACTAAGAAGGTCCTAAGCGATCCACGTGCTAATTTTAACGAAAGTGCAGAATACGTGTTCGTAGAAGATCGTGCAAAAGGCACAATCAAAGTTGTCTATTTTAAAGAAGCGGTTGACGCCTAACCCAAAAGGCGTTATAATACATACATCAACAACGCAATAGGAGCGAAACTATGCTAGTCAAAGAACTTATCGAATCCCTCAAGTATATGGATCAGGACGCAGAGGTCCACTTCAGCTACTGCTACGGCGACCACTGGCGCACAGAAGTAGCCCCTAAGATTGATAGGGTTGACGAGGGTGTAGTGGAGTACAGTGAGTACCACCGCATGGACAAGATGGTAGGGGAGTACGAGGACCAGTTTGATAAAGAGACTGGCGACTTGCGTACAGACGTTAGAAAGGTAGTGGTGCTGGCATGATCACACCTGACACACTTAAGACCCTTATCAGCTTCTCAGCACCAGCCCTAACCCGGGCGGCCAAGGATGCGGGCTACAAGGGCCCTGCGTTCAGCTCATGCAAGTTCCTGGGCATCACCAACGGTGGGCAGTTCTGCTACATGGCAGTCTTCCTGTGCAAGGGCGGTTCTGACAGCACTAAGGTATTCCTTACCCATACAGGCAGTAGGGTTATTGCTGACGTCCAGTTGACAGAGTGGGCTTGAGACGTTATAATACACACATCGCAACACACTAAGGAAACAAAATGACTTCTATTTTTATTGTTCGTGCTGAATACCGTGGCGCTCCTGAGAGCATGATCTACGGAGTGTATCCCACTGCCAAGCTGGCCCTGGCTCGTATCGCAGTCTTGGAGGGCGAGGACTTTGGGTATGAGATTACCTGGTACGACGAAGTCAAGGTTGGTCCCGAGGGTGCCGACTGCGAGTTTGCCAATCGCTAATTGGTTGACAGGGACTGGGTTCCCTGTTATAATTAACACATACACAAACACACTAGGAGCGAACTATGAAGACTTGCATGGTACATGATGTAGAAGTTAAGGTAGGCGACAACGTGGCCTTCAAGAGCGACATCGAGCAATGGGCCAAGATCATAGAGATCAAGAAGACTTATGCTGGCGTGGCTCTTGTGCTGGAGAACAAGCATGGCTTCTCAGGTGACTACATTGGTGGTGAAACAATAACCACACGCTTGGCCACGGAATGCTGGGCTGATTGACTGGGTGCCCAAAAGGCGCTATAATATACACATACACAAACACACTAGGAGCTAAAATGGGAACACGTTCAACAATCGCACTTGAATACGCAGACGGTACAGTAGAGCAGGTATACTGCCACTGGGACGGTTACTTGAGCAACAACGGCAAGATCCTTGCTGAACATTACAGTGACCCGTTCAAACTGCGCAGGCTGATTGACTTGGGTGACTTGTCTAGCCTGCGCCCTACCATTGGCGTCCAACATCCGTTTAGCTCATTCCAATTGGAAACCAAAGAGGAACGCGATGCACACGAAGCACTGGTAGAGAATATGTGTACATTCTACGGACGTGATCGCAACGAGAAGTGCCCTGCTAAGAAGTTCAAAGACTATGCAGACTATGTTGCCAATCACCAGTACGAAGAATTTGAGTACATCCTGCGCAACGTCAACGGCAAGGCTGTTTGGTTTGTAGCAGACCACAGCGACAACTATGTGACGCTTGAAGAAGCGTTCCTCACAGAAGGGGAGTACGCATAATGACTGGATTCCAAAGCAAAAAGGCGAGTGCGAAAGACAAGCTATTCGATAGAGAAACAGCCGTTGACTACTTGACCCAAAGCGACTTTGACTATATAATGTCTACAGACGACGGGGGTCTAGAACTGCTTTGGACATACCTGGAAGATGGATTTAAGGGCTACGGTAACTTCTCAGACGAGGAGTTGGTAGCAGAAGTTGAACAACGCAAAGAGATGGAGAACGCATAATGGGTGCAGTCAAAGATATGTATTACGATGTAGAGACCCTATTCATTGAGGGCTACGGTGCAAAGGCTATTGCCGCAGAGCTGTTGATCCCAATTGAGTATGTCTACGATGTACTGGATGACTTTGGGGTGGCCCGTGAAGATGTTGCGGAAACGCCACAGGACACCGAGTCGCCCGACTACTACGGAGCCTAACACTAGACCAGGCCCCGCTGTTTAGCGGTTGACGCTTTGGGCTTTTGGTTGTATAATACATTTATACAGACAGGAGCACATGATGAAGATTACAATCAAACTACCCAAGCAGGTCAGGGCACACATTGTCCTGTTCTGCAAGGACACACCCTTCAAGCAGAAGGTTGTGCAGAGCAAGGTAAAATTTAAACGCAACCCCAAACACAAAGGACGCGACAATGGTTGAGATCACATTAGAGGGCCTCAATGCCCGCCAAAAGGTTCTAGCAGACATTCTGTGGAGCATTGAAGAGTGGAGTGATGCAGAACGATTCATTGCTACCTTGCCCAAGCGGGAAAAGGCCGAGTGCGAGAGCATTGTAGAGATGATGAAGATGGAACTGGTTGAGACTTATCGTAAGGGCATGGCCGAAGATGGTATGCTTCCTGATAACCTTGAAGCAAAAAGGGTTATTGACAAGTTCCGATTGACGAAGTAGGCGAAAGAGACTATAATAGAAACAAGTAAAAGATAAAGGCGATCCTCGAATGTAAGAACCCACGCAGAAATGCAAAAAGGGTTGGAACCAAGGGATACGAAGCGAGTTTGTAGACTCGGCCTCCCAAATTGAGGTTAACTAGACCACTAGGCGACTGGGATGATGACAATACCGACGGGGGTTGGTCAAGTCCAGGAGCATGAAACAGGATCAATGGCTTAGGCCATGTGGATCCGGACTTGCGGTGGACAATCTAGTAGTAATGACCGTGCAGGCCCTATGTAGACGTTGCATAGGGTAGAGACAGATGCACAATGGTTCCTCTTTACTATTGACAAGTTGGGTAGTTGGCAGTATAATATACACTTACACAAACAGATAAGGAGCGAAACTTATGAACATAGCAACCATAGAACAGTATGTAGATGGTATCAATCGATGGGGTGCCTTGTTTGGCAACAAGCCACTCAGCCTGCTCAACGCCGCTGATCGTCAAAAGATTGCAGATCGCATTGACAGCGACATGAGCCCAGAGAACCTAACATGCGATGGCGAACTGCCCCGTGCAGAAGTAAGCCGCAGAGTTAAGTTCCTTAGCCGTTGTGCAGAAGAACTGCTCAGCATTGATCCTTCAGTAACCTTTTACGAAATGGGAGTCTAAGATGAAAGTCATCTTCAATAGCCTGTTAGCAGGTTGGTTCATTGTGCGTGGTAGCCATCAAACGCCCATCTCGGGTCGCTTTGACAGCAAAGAGGCCGCTTTGGCACACCTTCGTAAACGCAATCCTTTACACACTGGAGTCTAATATGCCTAATTGGTGCAACAACACGCTGGAACTCCAGCACGAAGACCCTGCAATGATTACCCGGGCCAAGAAGGCCTTTGCTGAAGGCCGGTTCCTGGCAGAGTTCTGTCCAGTGCCACAGGCTCTGCAGATTGTAGCAGGCCGCGTAGGTAGTGATGAAGAGCCCGAGCAGATCAAACTGCAAGAGCAGACCATGCACAATCTCAGCACCTATGGTTATGCCACATGGTATGACTACTGCGTTAATGAGTGGGGCACCAAGTGGGATGTAGGTGGTGATGACTATAACGAACCACAGCAAGACAGCCCTAACAAGATTACAATGAGTTTTGATTCAGCCTGGGCACCCCCCACAGCGGCCATGGACAAGTTCATGGACTTGGGCTTCTCAGTTCGACTGTATTACTATGAGCCGGGCATGTGCTTTGCTGGTATCTATGATGAGAACGGTGATGACTTCTATGAGCTGGGCGGCATGTCTAGCACACAGGTAGCCGAAGACGTTCCGTCAGAATTGGACGAGATGTTTGGCATCAGCGAGTGCATGGCTGAATACGAAGAGGAAAATATCGACATCGATCTTGATGGCGGGTTGAGTGCAACTAACGAACAGGAACAAGAAAATGACACCAAGTAAAGAAGCAATGGACCAACTAGAAGCCATTATGGCAAAATGGGCAAGGGATCGTGAGTAGACTAGAATATCTTGCCCGTCCACTGGTAGCCTTTGATCCTGCTAACAAAGCTCATAGGCGCTGGTACTTTGAGTTCGTAGAATACGGTGGATGGGGCACTTGCCCTGTCCGATTCATCTGTCCAGATGATCATGGGTCCGATTTAACCATTATGATTAAGAACATGATGGTTGCACATTATATCCAAAAAGAGTTCCAAATGGTTGCCCAAAAGGCAAACAAAATGGTTGACAAGAAGGCGAAACGGCACTATAATAATAACAGTTAGAGAAGTTCTTTAACTAATTTTAATCACACACAGAAGAGGTATTACAAATGGCTACAGATAAAACATTTAACATCGTTGGTGTATCAAAGCTCGGCGGCGAGTACAAGGTTCGCTTCGCAACTGATATCATGCGTATCAAGGTACTTGCGAAACACGGACACGAAGACATCCGCTTGTGCGAGTTGGATACTCCTGTTTCAAAGTATGAAGCAGTGAAACAAATTGCCACCATGGCAGACTTTAGTGATGCGGCTGCTCAATCAGCAATTGCAGAGTACCTTGAGGAAAAGGCTCCTAAGGTTAAGGCTGCTCCTAAGGCCAAGGCACCAGTTGCCAAAGCACCAACCAAAGCTGTCAAAGCCCCTGGCGTGACAAAGACTGCTAAGGTTGTTGAGAACGAAGACGCTCCGTTCTAATTAATGCGGTACGGGTGCTCTCTAAGTGACGATTACGGAGACAACAAGGTTGTCATACGAGACTTCGAGAGTCACCCGAAAGGCCGCGTCTTATGCGTTATCGCTCGCGATAACCAGCACGAAGCAGAGCAGATAGCAATCAAGCTCTGTGACCTCCTAAACTACGAAAGCACGAAAGATGAACTGGGAACTCTATGAGGTTTGGTCCATTGATGCAGATGGCCATGAAGATCTCGTTGATACTACAAAGAGTCTAAAAGAAGCCCGTCAAATCGCTGACGCTAACATTGATGAGTACCATACTGAGTACGTCATCTACAAGGAAGACGAAGAAGGCGAGTTGATAGAGTTAGAACGTATTAAATTATCATAGGCCCTTAGCTCATGCTTGGTTAGAGCAGTGGACTCATAATCCATTGGTGCCCAGTTCGACTCTGGGAGGGCCTACCATCTGGCGTTCGTATAATGGATAATACAGGGGATTTCTACTCCCTAAATAGCGGTTCGATTCCGTTACGCCGGACCATCTTTGGTTGACAGAAACCCCACCCGATCGTATACTAGCATAGTCGAACAGAGGGGGGTGGACGGGGTCGGTGCCTGTTGTATTAATACAACACTCTCGTGGTTGACACTTTGGGCTGGCTTTGCTATAATACTAGCATACAGACACACAAAGGAGCATAAGATGAATGAATTCAAAAGCTGGGAAGAGATGAGTACCGTAGAGCAATATGCTTGCCAGTTCTGGGATATGTACAAGGATGCCTATGGCGTTCGCCCACGCGGTATCGACACTACAGAGTGGACTGAAGCCCAGTTCGAAGCTGAGTTCGTTAGCCTGGCCAAGACCATCGATGAGAACTATACAGAGCAATTGGCCCGTGAAGAAGTAGCCAAGCATGACTTCGAAATGCGTATGCTGGGTCTCCTACAGACGGGTGCTAAGGACCGTGAGATGGCCCTGCGTTGGGTCCATGAGGCAGAGGGTAGCAATGGTGACGACGAGTACCTTTGCTTCTTGTTAGGCCTCCCATATCGTTATTTCATTAAGGAGACTGTATGAGCAAGAAGAAGCCCCTTAAGGTACTAGACGCTGTCTGGACCAAGTTCGGTACACTGGCTGTGGTTGCTGAAGTAAACGACCATGGCGATGTTAGCCTAGTTATTCCAGAGGGTTCTATGCAGAAGGTTGCATGGTACAACCCCAAGGAGTTAGAACTGATTGGCCCATTAAGCAAATTGATTGTCAAGGAGACTGTATGATCACATTAGAAACCAAACAGAACTACAATACAGAGCACGGTGGTGCATTCGATCGTGGATCAGCAGACTCTTACTACCATCGCCCACGTGATCCCCATATGTACCCAGAAGGTACTTACAACGGCGATCGCGTTGATCAGAGCCAAATGACGCCTACAGAGATCCAGGCCTACTTGGCGGGTTATCAGTACAATGAGCAGTTTGGGGACAAGAAAAGCTGGGATTGATCGGTTGACAGGTGGGCCCAATCCTGCTATAATACTTACATACAAACAAACACTGGAGCGAAAACAATGTTTAAATTACTCAGCACTGCCAATCCTAAGATCCAAAAGGGTACTAAGATGGGCTATCTCAGCTTTATCCTGCACCTTGCACCCAGCGACTTGTCAGGCAAGAACACTTGCCCAAAGGCCACAAAGGGTTGCATTGCCGCATGCCTTAACACCGCAGGACGTGGTGGCATGTTCAAGAAGGGTGAGAACACCAACATGATCCAAAAGGCTCGCATCCGCAAGACACAATACTTCTTTGACAACCGTGAAGGCTTCATGCAGGACTTGGTTAACGACATCACTAAGGCCATCAAGTTCGCAGAACGCAAGGGCTTGACTCCAGTGTTTCGTTTAAACGGCACGTCAGACTTGAGCTGGGAGAAGTACAAGGTAGCCAGCACAGGACAGAACATCTTTGAATACTTCTCCTTTGTTCAGTTCTACGACTACACCAAGGTCCTGGGTCGTAAGGTCAAGCACCTAGCCAACTACCACTTGACCTTCAGCAAGGCTGACGGCAATGATTCGGATGTTGCAGATGCGCTCTTGCAAGGCATGTCAGTGGTTGCGGTCTACGACAAGATCCCCGCAGGCGTACCCAGTGCAGACGAAACTGATTTGCGCTTTTTGGACCCTAAGGGCATCATGCTTGGTTTGAAGGCCAAAGGTCGTGCAAAGAAGGACTACAGTGGCTTCGTAATCCGATTGACAGAAGTGGCTTAAGGCCTTATAATACTAACATACAGACACAATAAGGAGCGAAACTTATGAAACAAGATTACACCATGTACATCTACAAGACGGACCGTCGTAAGAAGACCGGTGAACGTCTTGTATCAACTACAGTTTGGCAAGACAGAGATGAGGCCAGCATGGCTCGCGAGTGCAAGGAAGTCAGCGGTCAGGGCTTTAGAGCAGAAGCGTTCCCCACAATGAAGACTGTGAAGAACTTGATGAGTGGCAAGGACATACAGATTCCACATGATACACCGCGCTCATGTGACCCATCCAGCGAACTCTATTGGAGCATGTAATGAGACTATTCGAAGTGACATTCAGCGTTGAAGGTGCGGACAGTAGCCTACAGTGGGTGACCACGCAGGTCACAGCATTCGATGACTTCAGGGCCAAGGCTATGATCCAAGCCCAGTACGGGTCCAGATGCACTATACATTCTTGCTATCTGCAAGGTTGACGCCCTGCCCAAAAGGCAGTATAATAAACACTTAAACACACTAAGGAGCGAACCTAATGTACAATATCATCAATAACCCAATTCCCTGTAGCGGTCTGTTTGCAACCCGCACACTAGCGGAGATTCAGGACTACATCGAGTGCATGCCAGTAGAGGCCAAGGCCACAGCATACCAAATCATGCAATTGACACTCAACGCCTGCAACCAGATCGTTGAAGACGAAATCCTAAGCAAAGAGGTGTTCGCACAATGATCGACGCTATCCTCTACGCATTCTACTACACCATGCCCTTGTGGATCTTCCTGGCGATCCTAGCCGTGGCCCTGTTCATTGAAGAAGGCATCATTGCTCACAACAGGAAGAAGCTGGTTGACAACCCCACGCTTTGGTAATATAATAACTACTTAAACAATAAGGAGCGAACTTAATGGATATCAAACAAGTCAACACCGCAATCATGTTGGGCACTTGGACAGACATCGAACTTCGTAGCATGATCGATGCGGTCAAATGGAACAGGGCTAACCTAGCCAAACAGATCAAACGTAGCATGTCAGTTGGCGATAACGTGGAGTTCACGTCCGGCAAGACCGGACGACTCACACGTGGCTTCGTTACCAAGATTGCCATTAAATATGTAACAGTCAACACCGGTCAGGGCCTCTGGAGAGTGCCTGCTAACATGTTAACCGTGGTTGACAAAGAGCTGGCTTGATCGTATAATATACACTTACACAAACAAATAAGGAGCGAAACTTATGATTACAGCAGAACAGATCCGTAGCGGTAAGACACTAGCAGAACAGGCAAGCATTGCCATGTACGACAAGATGGGCCGTAAGGATGCATTCGCATGTGGCTTTGCTTGGGTAGACGTGTTCGTTGATCGCACCAACTCTGCGCAGGCCAAAGAGCTGATTGCCGCAGGGTTCAAGAAGGACTACAAACCCAAATGCCTTAGCATGTGGAACCCAGGCAACCTGCCCGTGCAGAACATAGACATCAAAGAAGCGGGTGCAGATGCCTACGCAGAGTACCTCCGTGCATTGGGTTTGAATGCATACAGTGGTAGCAGATTGGACTAATTGCATACCAAAGGGCATTGACTATCAGTGCCCTTGACTATATAATTAATTCTTTAACAGCGTAACAAAGGAGCGATAGATGGCAAAGGTACATACAGCATTGAGTCTAGCTAAAGACACAGCAGAATCCAAATCATTGGCACAAGAGCCCGTGAACAAAGTACTAACAGAAACAGATGAAGAGATCATGCAACGTTTGGCTGATCGCTTTGAGATCCTGGAAGACATGACCCGTGCAGTGAAAAAGGGCGATGTTAGATCAATGATCGTTACAGGCCCTCCAGGCGTGGGCAAGAGCTTTGGTGTAGAGAAGGTACTGAGCAAGCACGATGTGTTCGCTGATGTAGCCAATGACTCAAAGCTGAAGAAGTACGAAGTGGTCAAAGGCGCTATGAGTGCCATTGGCCTGTACAAGAAGCTGTACGAGTTCTCAGACAAGAAATCCATATTGGTGTTCGATGACTGTGACTCAGTACTGTTAGATGACTTGAGCTTGAACATTCTCAAAGCCGCACTGGATTCGGGCAAGAAGCGTATGATTTGCTGGAACACGGACAGCCGTAGCTTACAGCAAGAAGGCATGCCTAACTCATTCGAGTTCAAGGGTGGTGCGATCTTCATTACCAACATCAAGTTCGATCACGTGCGTAGCAAGAAGCTACGCGATCACCTTGAAGCATTAGAGTCACGCTGTCACTACTTGGACTTGACCATTGACACACAACGTGAGAAGCTGTTGCGTATCAAACAGGTAGTACGTGATGCGGGCATGTTGGATGCATACGATTTGACTGATGAAGCCAAGGCCGAGTGCGTGGAGTTTGTCAATGCCAACGCTGATCGTATGCGTGAGCTGAGCCTGCGTATGGTGCTCAAGGTAGCGGACATCCGAGTAAGTATGCCTGCCAAGTGGCGGGCTGTGGTAGAAGTAACGTGTATGCGCAACGCCTAAGGGCTAGCATGTATGCGGGTACAGCATAGCGCCGTAGAGTGCTAGCTGTACGTGTAGTAGACTGCCCAACGATTCGCTCCCGGCAAGCAGTCAGTAGGAAGAATCCAAGTCCAAACGGCAAGGGTTCTTGAAGCCCCAATATAAATCCGATTCGCTCCCGGTTGTTGGGGCTTTTTTTTGACCGACCGGTGGGGATATGGTATTTGAGGCAGGGTGGGGGTCGGGGCATATACATTTACAACTGTTGTTTTATAGCAACAGCGCATGCCTTTTTTCACCACCATAGGTGCAAAATCACCAGGGTGAATCTGTAAGTACTTCTTTATAATTTTTTGCGCGGGCCCAAACTGCGGAGCAAGGACCCATTTCGGGTCCTATTGTCTAGGTGTAATTCTAGGACCTTGTGCCCGTATACGTGCCAGTTCTTCATCTTCCCCACTGTTAAGTCCCGGACTATATGTTGCCAATGTAGCGGCAGCGCCACCTACTACTTTAACAGCACTCAACATGCTACGACCCAACTGACCCAAGATCCTACCTGTACTGCCCAGTATACCAGTGCTGGTCTTTTGTGCTAGAAACTCAGCAATGTCCTTTTCACTGTAGCCTAATAAGCGTCCTAACTGTGCATGAAACTCTGGACCCACTTTGCTTGTTGTGGCTGTTTGAAACAACTGTACTATCTGTTTAGCACCGTTTGGATCTTTACTAACAGCATAGCTAACACCACCGTTAAAGTCTTTAAATGAAGTCACTGTCCATTTAAACTTGTCTATATAAGGCTTCCATTTGGTCAACTCAGTATCAAACACTAACGCCGCAGGTTTTGTACCTTGGATCATCAATGCCAGCTCTTTGTTATTGTGTGGCCCTATTGTTTCTACAATTTCTATTATTCGCATATTATATTTATGAAGTAATTTCTCATACTGAATTAATCCCACATGCTACGAAAGCCATCCCTGGCGTGTATAGCTGTCCACGCTACTTCAGCAGTGAATTCAAAGTGATCTCTGATCTTACGCACAGTGGGATGTGCAGTTTTTGTCAACACTTGATCAAAGCAGGCCATGCCCATGTCCACATAGTAGCTACTGTTAATACCACGCTTGATCATCAACTCCGGAAATACAGCCCTAGTGAACCAGCATTCGTTACCCAAACTGATATACTGCTCAACAGTGCGCACAGTCATAAATTGTTCTGCATAACTGGGTTTTGGTTGCCAATTGGGTTTGGCCACATGATCTGCCAGTACCATAGTGCAGTAGTTAACTATGTCTTCTGGCAATTGCCAACCCTGTCGATCACAGCACTCAACCAATAGTTGACGTATCATGGGAGTGCTGGCTTCATGCATGTTTATATATGGATATTTAGATGGGGATTCCCCATGCTGAGGAACTGTTCTCACCCACACCAATCACACAGGCTGTTATATCAGTGTATTCGATCAAAGTCCACGCACCAGTAGTCAAGTTAACTGTCAGCACTGTGCTGGTACCTTGTTGCGGGTTACGCCCTTGCCATTGTGGAGTTTCTTTAAAGTCTTCTACTATTGTTTTGAACACCTTTTCAGTTGCATCACACACAACTGGCTTGTTTAGAGTACGTGGTTGTGCTGATAACGTGCCAGTAGCGGCTACAAATACACAAGCTGTTAATAAAGTCTTCATATGGTATTTATTAGTATAAATACACTATGGACGAATACTACTGCTTATCCCTTAACCCAGAGTTCCCTCAAGTGCTACAGTTTATACTAGCATGTAATCTCAAGCACTCTGTACACTTTAATCGCACACGCTTTTGGGTACCACACGGGCACATCAATACCCAATTTCAGCTACGCTTTGCTGACACATGCCCACGTTGCACACCCGAAGATAATACATTCCAATAGAGTAAAATCACCACCCTGTGGTGCGTAAGTACTGGTGTAATTTTTTTTGCGCAGTATTTTTTATGGGTTGTAAGACCCTTTTCTTATGACCAGTACAGCAAGTAGAGTGTTTTATGTTTGGCTTGTCTAAAAGCAATCACATTGGTAGTGTACTGCCAGTTTGTGTGGCCCACATACTGATCTAACCATGCATCTATGCTGAGAACATGATTGATCCAGTCGTTTTGACCGGGTGCGTTACTCCAGGATACCTGCACACAATGTGGGAACATGAGTTTATTTATAACTAGATAAACTGTTGGTTTTTATTGTGCTAGAAAATCTTTTACCGCTCGCTACTTCGTAGCTTAGTAAAATTTTTGCGCGGCGCTTCGCGATATCAATATACTAGGCGGCGTCTCGATCGTAGTACTTGTAGTTAACTGTGGTCTCGTTGGTCTTGTGTACTGTGGCACCGTTCTTCATATGGAACTTACGAGCCATTTCAGTTGGGGGACTCAGCGTAACGATGCTTTTAATATCCTTGAACTCTGTGCGTAACCATTCCGCGGCCTGTCTCAGCAGTTCAGCACCGGCGCCCGGACTGTATGACCAAATGGTATAGAACACAGCCACATCATGTGTTTCAGCTAGATCAATAAGGTCTTGTTCATCTTTGGGGATATCACGTAGCCATTGCATACATGTGGCCGCCAGCACTTCTTCTCCGGCTTTCAATATCAGTATTTCCGCTAGATCGTTTACACGCTGTTCCAGGGGAATGTGTGGTCGCACTGGATCATCTTTGATGACCCGAACCTGTGGATCATTGATGTCGCGTATGTGGTACAGATGCATGATATTAAAAATTCCTTAGTGTTATTATATACGTACTTATCTCTTTGAGTCAAAAACTGCATTACAGCGAGATTATACGTCATCACTAGGAAGATTATTCAACAGTTCACGTAGTTTACTACTTTCAACTTGGGCACGTACTTTGGGTATGGGCACTAGACTGTTGGGATCCAATTCACCTGTAGCAGGATCAACTGTTTGACGATTCTTGATTGATGCCAACAAACTTGAACCTGCACTGGCGCTGGTACTGTTGCCATATGAGTCTTCTTGTTCACAGTCGCTGATACGCAAACTGTCCACATTGAACTCCAGATCAATTTTCATGCCCACACCACTGCTACTACGTGTTTTCATCAGTTGTATTTGATAACGTCCACGTTCACGCATTGCCCTTGATGTGAAGATACCAAACACATTATCCGCAGTTTGGATCTTGCTAAGTCCACCTGAGATATGACTGTGATCAAACTCAACTTCTTCAACAGCACCACGGTTCAACTGTGCGGCTGTGACAAATATACAGTTCTTTTCCACTGCTAGGTTACGTAATTCTTCTGACACATACTTGTCCTTGATAAACAAGTCTGCGGGGCTAATCTTCTTTGAGATTGGCATGAGCAAGTCCAAGTAGTCTACTAATAGTACATCTACTTTACGATCAGTCTTGATTTCATATTCTTTCAAGTATGATCGCAAGTCATTTGCGGTCTTCCCAGACGGCATATACTTGACTTGGAAGGTGCCCGACTTTTTGCCAATCACTTTCACCTTCATCTCGACATCATCTAGATGTTTAAAAATCTCTCTAGTCGGGATCCCTGTTAACATGCTGTCAACACGCATTGACACTAGTTCTTCACTAAGTTCTAATGTCAAGTACACCACATTCAAACCCTGCAATGCCCAATTACAACCCAAGTTAGCCAGAAACAAACTCTTGCCTGCGCCCGAGCCACCTGCAAAGATATTCAACTCTCCGCGGTTCATACCACCAAACAGTTTGTCATCTACACTCTTCCAGCCAGTGCTCAACTGTCCGTTCTTGTCTTTGATCTTGAGCAATCGAGCACGGGGATCTAGAAAGTAATCAGTGCCCATGTCCTTTTGCAATCCAACTTGCACTGCCTTCTTGACCAATTCTTCTACTGGGCCGTACTCACCTTTTTCCAACAGGTCAGCTGAAGCTAGAATAGCTTTCTCAAGACCTTTATGGCGGATGAATGTTTCAAAGTCTGCCAGTAACCAATCAAAGTGTTCTTCACGTAGATTCTCTGCGGGTTTGAAGCTGGCATCAGTGGCCGCATTGACAATGTCAATTGTGGGCATGACATTATGTTCTTCAACATAAGTGTTCATAAATTCCGCGGACATCTGTAGCTTGCGATCAAATAGTGTGTGATCAAAGATTGATTGGCAACGTACAAATGTGGCCGCATCAGCCAGCATCATTTCTAAATATAGTTTTTGTATGTCGTAGCCGTAGTCTGTATTTTGTTTCATGTAGTTATTATATACTCTTTAAACGTTGATAGCAATATGTTTGACTGGATCCCATGTGCGCCAGACTCGCTGTTTAGTATGATATGTGACAGCACCAATTGAACTGCTAGGGTCACCAGGATTGGGCAATGACCATATGTGCTTGAATCGGGGCTCAACCACATTGGTGTTGGCACTCTTGTTCATAGCACATCCGCCCATGTAAACTAGGCAATCGGCATTGGTTAGCTCAAGGGCCGTGTCCATAACTTGTGCAACTTGATTCTGGAATATTTGCTGTACTGCCGCGGCAATATTACATTGATCTTGTATGTTGCTAATCACATGGGGCCAATTGTTAATGCCCCTGTGCATGTTTTGTTTGGCTTCAACTATTCCCGCCATATAACCCATAACGTCTTGATAGTACACACTGGCATCGCCTTGTTCAGCCATTTGAGTCAACAAATACTCATCACGTATAGGTGTTAATCCCACTAGTTGTGTAAATGCACTATAGAACAATCCAAGACTATTTGGATACCAACGACTCCATACCTTACGCATTTCACCGTGCTGGCCTTGCCAAATAGTAGCACACTCAAACTCGCCAATGGCATCCAGTACAACAATGGCGCAATGGTTGAATGGGCTAGTGTAGTATCCTGCCGCCGCATGACTAGCGTGGTGGGCAGTATAGGTAATTGGAGCATATCGATATGATCGCATGTAGCGTTTTGGCAGTACACTTATCTTCATTGCTGTACTGTATTGGCCAGCATACAGTTGTCTAGCTTTCTTTAACCAAGGATTTTCATACCAAAATATCCTGTCAGGACTTCCTGGTGCTAGCGATTTCAAAGTGGTTTCACTTTCAAGTTGATCGCTTGTGCCAGTATAGTTATCGACAAATTGGCCGTCCTTAAAGACAGCAATACTATGCCCGTGATTTAATGCGTTGACGCCCCAAAGTATCATTTGTAAATAAACGGGTCACGTTTGCGTAATTCTTTTAGGCGTTTTTTAAACGCACGGCGATCCTGGTACCATGTCCAGGGAGTTAATAGAAAGTCAATTATTTTTTTCATTTTGATCCTTTGGAAACCACTTCTTTGCCCTAAGTTGAATCTTAAGACTATTTGATTCTTTTGCGTTAGTTATAAGCCATAGTGTGGCAAGTTTGCCCAGCTTAACCACTGCATCGTTTATATCTTTGACATCTTCAGGCCAATCTGGCATGCTTACACTCCAGCCGAACTCTAATGCTTGTTCAACAGTCCGTGGGCCTTCATGGTCTCTATCTGGTACTAGCACAATTTCTTTGCCCAGCTGTTTTAGTAACCAGTTCTGGCTGTCTTTAATCTCAGCACCTAATAAAGCACACCCATCAATACTTAGTGCATCAAACGGCCCTTCACTAACAATTACGAAATTTCTTTCATTAGTTTGACGGTCTAAGTTAAACACATAACCAGGTTGCTGTTCACTTAGATACTTGGGTTTAGCATCATTGAAAGCACGGGCAGTCCATCCAACAATGACACCTTTGAATAAAAACGGAATAATAAGTCTGCTGTTGAATCCTATTTTGTTAGCCCAATAAAACGGATAAGCAAACGGATCAATCTTTCTTTCTACCAAGTATCCAACTGCTTCGGTAAATTTTGTTGGAACAGCATAGTCACCATCTGGAAGTTTTAAGAATGTATCTAACTCTTCAAAACTAATAGCATCCAGTGGCAATGCTCTTGTTTCAAACTTTGGAATAACACTTGTTATTACCGTATTCGAGTTGTCATTTAGTCTAAGGGCTTCTAATCTAAGTTGGCTAATTGTATCGTCACCCATATTAAGGTCACGCATTAGTTTACTCATTTTTTGACTAATAGTTCTACCAGGTTGCCAGCTTGCTTTAAATCCGCAATTGAAACAATGGTAAGATACTGCATCGCCGCCATTGATAATAAAGCCGCCACGTTGGCGTTTGTCATCACAACACGGGGCATTGAAACTTATCCAGCCGCTTGGGGTCTGTTTTCGTTTACCGGGTAAGTGTTGTAGTAATGTATCGGCTATGAGACTCATAGCACTATTATACTTAACTTACGGTTACTTTGTCAACCTTTCCGGTTGTTCCGGACGAATTAGTGCCAGTAACATCTGCCAATCTTGAGTTAAGATATCTAACTCTAAAATATTTGTATTCACCGATATCCATGGTCACTGTGAATGTTCCAGATGCGGCTACCGTTAGTTCTGGAAACTCATAAATTCGAACTTCTGGTTTAAATGCTTCGGTAGTAATAGTTGATTCAGTAGTACCTTCAATCCAAATTGTGCCTTTAAATCCCGTATATGCAATTTCAAAGTCTAATGAAGTTGTTTTTTCAGCTTCGTAAAATGTAGTTGGAATTGAACTAGACTTACGAATAGGAAGACCTTCTAAATTCATTTCTGCTGAAAAGTCTTTGTATACTCGCTCGTTTCTAAAGGTAGGCATAGCATTACCAATCAATTCAATTGTGCCAACTGCTCCAAATCTTGAATCGCCGTATAGTATGATATCATTGCCGTCTTTAACTGCGGTAACACTATATCGCAAAAATTGATCTTGTAACTCTACTAAATCATCTTGTGGGATAGTAACTGTACTAATACCCTTGTGCGTAGTTTGATTTAACGGAGTAACGGTGTACGGACTGTTCGATAGTGCATTACCTTGAGAATCCATAACATTAAGTTCAATTATAGAAAGTGTGCTTAGGTTAATGCGCTTTTGGTCGGCATTCTTAATGTCGAACTCGATAGTATTATCAATACCATTATATATTTTTACTGTTCTCTGATACACGTTTGTATACTCCGTAGTAAATCCTGCCAGATCGGCTAATAGCTGTACTCTATTTGGATATAAATAACTTGATATTTTTTGCATCTGGCAGGACCTTTATATACTATTTATGGCAAAACTAAGAGACAACATCGAACAACAATTACCCTTTATCAGCGTATTAAACTACGGCGAAGAAGAATACGTTGGTATAATTATTAATCAAGACCAATTTGTTACTAGCTTCTACGATTTAAATGCAATAAAGTCCCCAGAAGAAAAAACCCTATTTTTAGAAATAGGAGAAACTTGGTGGTGGGAATCAAACAGACAATTTCCAATTAGCATTATTTGTCGTGATCAAATACTACCCTTTGCTTATGCTGTTAAAACTTTTAACAGTAAGGATGTTAGAGTAATACTAGGTCCAGTTGTTAATTTGATGAATCTAACACTCAAGCGTGTAAAGCGTAAATCAGTACAGTTAGTGCGAAAAACTCGTTAACTAAACTCGTAGCTTATACTTTCACAGATTAGATTCATCTGCACTACCACCACATGTGCGTAAGCAATAGCATGTGCTTTTTTAAAGTAATACTCATTATTCTCGGGTTTCGTCCACACTTCGTTCATCACCGTAGTCCAATCTTTCCCAATCAGATAACGTTTCGCGGGTCTGATCATCGCCAGTACTGCGGCCAATTGCTCTATAGACTTTGGCTTGCTTTGTCTCAGAATAGACCCATGCCCATTCACATGGAATAGTAGTTGGGTAAAGTCGTCTTGCTCCAGTAGATCCCATAACGGTTCAGTCTCCATTAACTTGAGTAAATGTGTCCTATCTTTTACACCTTCATAGACACTAACATTTAAAAAGTCTAACTTAAAATAACCTCGTTCTTCTGCTTGTTTATACTCTATCGTACTTATTCCTGTAATTGGATTGTACGGGATCGCAGTACAATATATTCCAGTATTGTGCTTTTTAAAAGTTCCGTTGTCGCTGATTGCAGCCGTGACATTCTTAAACACTTTAAGTGCGGTTGTTCTGTCTGCAAAGTCAATATCAATATCTGGCATTAGTGTTTTATCTCTGATTCAAAAAGTAATAAAGGTAAGTGTTCTGTTAAGTGGTCGGCATACTTGTCAGCTTCTTCAATAGTATCAAATCCTATAAACTTTACGTAAACCGAATTATCTTCTTCTGACACGATTACTTGCAATTCAAGCTGTAATGCATCTGGATTAGGACTTACATGATTCGTTTTCATATGTTAGATTCCTTAACAACTTGCTTGACTAAATCAGCATCTGCCGACTTTTGCTTAAACTTATTAAGCCAAAATTGCAAGTCTATAATATTACTTATTGCAGATAGCTGATCATCACCCATCTTCTTCAGCATTGATTTACCATTTGCTGAATTTAGTACAAGCCAAGGACTAATTTTACCATCTTTGATGTCGTACGTAGCTCTGCTTAGACTAACATATAAAAAATAATGATTCCATACACTTCCTTGGTCTTCTGCCCAGGTTAGCATATGACTAATACTACGCTCTAGTGCAACTTCAACCGGTTCTGTTTTAATCAAGTGTAGAACGTATTTTTCATACAATTCATCTCTACACCAGTGATCTAATTTAACACCACTAGTCACTACATAATTTATAAACTTGTCTGGATATAACGGATTAACATTAGAGACAAAACTACCAAACTTAACAAACGAATTATAATACGAACTATGAGCAAACTCGTCATAGGTCTTGTCAACTTTAGAGTTTTGACTCATCCTATAAAATTTGTTATATGTATCGTATCCAAGAACAACATGTCTTTCAGTCTTAGCCAGTGCCCTGCGTTTTTGCTCGCATACATGCACAGCTAACGTTTTTTCTTTAGTAAATTTATTACTACAATACTGACAAGTATACGTTTGTTCTTCCACAGCCATCATTTAAATTTCTTTGCGATCGTTGCATCATCCATGCCGTATGTTTTAGCAAGGGCCTTCATCTCTTTATCTGTAGTTAGCTGAGCCAGCATTTCAACCTCATCCATTTTTTTATTAGGATAAATTTCAGCTAAGAATTTAACTCGCTTGTTGCTATTTGCGGCATCTTTCTTTTTATTTCCTAACCATTGATGGAAGTATACAGTCTCTCCGTTATGACTACACATACACAACAGTAGCCACATAAGTTTAGGATGCTTCTGTAAAAGATTCCAGTTCTTATTAAAATACTCATTGACAGTTAGTACAAAGTGTTCTTGAATTTCACGCTTTTGTCCTTGCACGTTGCTAATATAACGATTAAGAATAAAATATTCGTTCTTAAGAGATTTCTGCTGGTCTGCATCCATAGCGTCCCACAGCTCGCGGACATTTTGATCAACAGCCGACAGTTTCTCTTTTAATTCAATTTTTTCACTCATTTGGTTGCTCTGTTTCTAACACTTCGTCTTTAGGAACTAATCTAGCATCAAACGCTAACACAGTACGATATCCCATACCTTTCCACGGATAAACGGTATGTGGTATATGGCTTGGGAACAGAACAATCGAACCTGGAGTTGGGCTGTACTTCCATATATCTGACATCATAAATTTAGTAACGTCTCTTGTTTGCGGCATTCTAAATGCAATTTGTGAGTCACTTGGATTACTATCTAATGTAAGCTCGGGTGCAGTGATATAAATGTTTCCGCTTAGATTTCCACCTGGATGACTGTGCAATTCTTGATACTGTCCTTGGGATTGTCTAATAGTCCAAATGCTAGTAACAACGGGTCTACACATGTCTAAATCTTTTGTTGTACTCTGTTTAGAAACAATTTCCATGTAGCCTTTACACATTGTTTCTAAGTATGCAACAAGCCAACTAGTATCAATGTTAAGATCGTTTGGGTATACTTGTATTTGCTGTCCTCCACGAACACTAGTATACGGATTGGATGCATCATCTAACTCTGGATGCGCATGTAACTGTTCAGTTAAGTTAAAAATTCTACTAAATTCAACCGGCGCAACTGTGTCAATTGCAAAAATTGTTGGTTGAAAATATGCAATATGTAAAGCCATTATATTTTGTCCTTGCTTAATTTGTATATCATTATAACACGATCCAGAGCCTTTTGTAAAGTCACATTGGTACGTGCTTCTCGCCGAATTTCGCCCCACATTTTGCTGTCCATTATATGATCAAGTAACGGTCTGCCATCATTGGTCCGAGGATCAAACTTTGGATGTTCTTTATCATAATCCCATCCGACTACTTGTCTAGTACTTGGGTCTGCACCAAATTCTCGAGCGTAGACTGTTTCTCTGTCACGCTCATATATGTATGTTGCGCCAGGTTTAAGTGATCCCATTATATTCCTTTACTGGTAAAAAATTAATGTTCAATAGAGCTCGTGGCTTATCACCGGTTGGACAATTACCCGAATGATAACGAGAACCATTAAACATTACCAAGCGTCCCCGTTTTGGAGTAATTGTTTGAATTGGCAATAACTTATCGCCAAGTTGATTAAACATTACAGTATCGCCATCACTGTCATTAATATAGTATATTGCTGTCACAAGTCCTTTTACCGGCGGAGTAAAATCAACATGTGGCATGCCATAGCTATCCAATGGACGATTTTTATTTGACAATGTAACGTTGGCTTTGATTCTAAGTAACTGTTTGATATTGATAGGCATTGCAGAAAGTATAGGAACCATTAATGGGAACGATGGAGATACAATGCTGTGTTCATCCCAGAATACTAAGTGTACAAATTGAGTATAATCAACTGAGTCTTTAGTGGATAGGCTTGTTGAATTATGCTCTTCGCCAGGCGGCACTAGGCTCCATGGGATAGTAGGCCCAGTAAATAAAGTTTCAAGTTCTATTTGCTGGGCTACTGGAATAGCATCGTTAATGATGACAATATCTTTAAACATTATAGAATTTTATCTAACTGAATTATCTCACTTTGTCTGCTAATTTCTTTTACAAAATAAGCACAATCTGGTTGTTCTTTAAAGCGAGTCGGTACTGCTAATAGTTGTCCATTTTTCATCTTTGGAAAATACCATTTAACATCGTTATAAAAATTTACAATTTCGATCTTCTTAAACTCTACCCTAAACGAGCTCAACGGATTAAACACCAGTGCTTCAAATCCTCTGTCATTTAAACTAGTTAAAGGTAGAATTTCAATGTCAGTAGCACAGCTACTATCACCCACTGCAATACACCAATCAATGGGCATTGTTACTTCATCTTCGCCAATCCTTAATACCATGGCAGGTGCATTAAAACTCTCAAGAAAGATTAACGGCATAAAAAAGAAATCGGGTTCTTTAGGGTCACTGTTATCTAGAACTGCAAATCTAGTACTATCATCTACCTCGTCGGGTAGATTGTTTAATGAAAAAGTCTTGTTATCTAATGTTAATATTTGCATAATTCCTTTATTTTTGCCAGTCCGTTTTAGTAATAGTAAACGGATACTTGGCATCCTTGTAAAATTTCTTTCTCGCTGTAAGGTGCCGTTTTGCATACTTACAAGTACTGGTTATGTCCCAGATTTGTACGAAGTCTTTGTCTTCTGCTTTTCTAATGCCTCGCCCAATGCTTTGTATAACACGGACAAAGCTCTTTCCGGGTTCAAGAAGAACCAGATTAAAAATCCTTGGGATATTAATACCAACAGAGGCCACACCAAAAGTCGCCACAGTAATCTTGTTATCATTTGTTGCATGTTCTTTGTACTCCTCGGTCCTCTTTGTGCCTTTTACTTCGCCTGAAATAAAAACAGCATCATCGAGTAATTCTATTAGTTGCTTGCCTGAATCAATTCTGTTAACCAGAACTAATGTATTGCCTGTTTCTGATAAGCCTTTAACTATTTTTGCAATATACGCTAATCGCTCGGGGCTAGTAACAAGATATTTTAATTCTTCTGCGTATGATTTAAATTCTGGTAAATCTATCATCTGCACAATGTTTACATGCAGGTTACTAAGCACACCCATCTCTTGTAATTGGTGAGCTTTAATGCCGCCAACTACTGGGCCTATGCTAGCATATATAGGTTGTGCTTCAAAATCATCTTTAGGAACAGTGCCAGTTAGTCCCCAACGAATAGGTGCATTTGCTAGGTTTTGTGTAAGCAAGTTCTTCAACACTTCCGCTTTGGCCATATGTACTTCGTCAACAATTACTGTCTTAACACCGTCAAGGAACTCTGCCAATGTTATTGCATTTTCTAAGTCCCAGTTCTTACTTTTCTTATCTAACACATTGAGACTTTGCCATGTACAGATAGTATGAGTCTTACCTAGATCCTTTCGATCGCCAAAGTAAACTCCAACATCAAGTCCAACATTAATATAATCTTCTTCTGTTTGTGTAACAAGATCTTTGTTAGGAACAATTACAATAGTACGTCCGTATTTTTCAGCACAGTGACTTAATGTTGCTGTCATAATAGTTTTACCAGCACCAGTTGCTACTTCTTGTAGTGCTTGCGTATTGGTAAAAAATCGGTTTACAACCTCAACTTGGTCATCACGTAATGTAATAGGTTGCCCTGCAAATCGATGTCCTTTAGGCCATACCTTACCTTGGTCTGCCCAGTAAGTATTTGTAATTTCTTTAAATTCAATTTGACCAGTGGTACGCAAGTCTTCGACATCTTCGATATGTACACGTAAACTTGCAAGTATTTCTAGGCACTTTTCTAGCTGGCTCAAATAGCCGTTACCACCAAGACCAAACATACTGACCATACCATCCCAACGTCCTAATTTGTACGCAGGTTGATAACGTGCAGTTGGATTTTCATACTTAAATGTATTAGTTAATTTTTTTCGAGCATCTAATGGAAGATTCTCAAATTTAATATTAACCTCATCTCGTATAACTAATTTTACTCCCATACGTTCCTTGTCTCAATAATTGGTTGTGTGTCAGTGTGTGAAATTATTAAGTCGCATAAGTTTGCATACACTGATGTTTTTGTTTGGCGAAGCGTATTTCCCACAGAAATGACACTCATCGGCCGCCATTCATTTTTTAGGAAAAATTTCGGAATTTTTCCATTTTGCACCCCAACTACTTTTGTCGTATTATCAAGTTGACAGTTGTAACTATGTTCACTAATAAATTTATTAAACTGACTTCCGACCTCGTCGTTTGGTAATCTAAAATAAATTCCAACATTATCGTATATTGAATTATTTTCTAAACTTTCATGTAAAATTGCCATCTCAGCCAGGCATTTTTTAGGATCGTTATTATCAAAGACAACCAACACCGGCAATCGTTTTAACTCTGTTAAGCTAAAAATAATTTCGTCTAATGACCATTTATTTCTATCAACCCATACCTTTGTTGAATTTCGATAGGCTAAAATTTCGGTCAATTTTTCCGGATTTTTTCCGGATTTTTCATGAAAATATTGGTACCTAGTACTTCGGTCACTAATGACGTTATCGTCAATTGGAGTACTAATACCCAAGTCGGCCGTAATTTGTTTTTGAAAGTTGCTGTGCGTAATGTTAGTTAATAAGAACTGATTCTTAACTTCAGTTTTTTCCCAAGATTTTATGATTTTGTAAAAATCCAGGATTTTTTCCTCTATTTCAAAACCCATTGGTTGTAGTAGTTCGACCAGTGTTTCAATATTTTCTTCAGTCAGGTCGGCGGAGTATACTTTGCCACTTGCTACCTGTACCAGACCGCTGATTTTTTTAACACTAGATGTTACTGATTTCCGCATAATTGAAGAAAATGCAAATTCGATGACAAGTAACGGCTCAGCCGATGAAATATACATTTTTTTAGTTTTATCAACTTCTCTAAAAAGTTTAGACCAACTTGGTGTTATTAACGACTCAACAAGTTCGTCTAAATTTTGCACAAATTTACCAGTATGTTCAGTTAAAATCTTAACTAGTAGTTTACTTTGATTTTCTGTGATAAATCCAGGTGTTAAAATTGCCGTTGCTAGGCTACGCAATACCCTAGCATCTCTCTTTGGTATAACTTCTTCAACTGAAGGATCCGATTGATTTACAATTTTAATTAAAAGTTTATCTATAGTCGTCATATTACTAGTATACATGGTAATTTGTCAAAGGTCAACCATTTGAATAAAAAATAGGCCTCAATATTATTTAAGGCCTATTAGTATTCGTTTGGGCGAATTGATTAGTGATGTGCAGATGTCCAGGACTCTAATAAAGTACTACTAGATGTTGTTTTTTTTGCGCCTACATTGAATACAAAGTCTACACCAGCAACATCAAGTTCGGGAACATTGTCTTGGGTACGATCACCGCCATTGGCAAAGATAATAATGTCATCGGGAAAAGTTTGTTGGACTAATTTAATTGCAAGTTTAGCACTATTGTCATCGTCATTAAAACTGATAACAAAGTCAACCATTTTTAAATGTTTAATAATTTGAAAACGATCTTGCCATGTCATAAATGGTTGACCTTTTTTACGAGACAGCCATTTGTCACTGTTTAAACCAACAACAAGTTTGTCACCCAACTGCCTAGCAGAATTAAAATAATCTATGTGACCGCTGTGGATTGGATCAAACCCGCCAGTAACTAGTACTATCTTCACAATGAAGCGTCTTCCATCCCTGCAACACGCAATTTGACAATATTAGTAATCTGCCATTGTTTTTGATCTAGTGCTTTAGTAATACCTAGCCATTTGTTGCGAAGTAAAGCAAACTCGTTGATAATTTTTTCAAAATCAACAACGTCTGCTTCACCTTCAACAAACTTTTCACAATCTCTTGAGCTTAGTGCTCTTTGATAGTTTTCAAGATACTTTCTAAAATGCTGACTCTTAAGTCTGCGAAGTTCAATGTTAAGGTACTCTAAAATTGCCTCAATTTCTTGTAGTTGACTGAAACGTTGTTCTACAATCCCAGGCATTGACGCGGCCGCTCTTTCAACATTACCGGTAATCCAACACTCTTTACGAGCATCGATTAGTTCAGTATTGTAGAAATCTACAGCGTCAGGAATATAAGAAATATCCTTGCTAACTTTAACGTACCAACCCATTAGAAATCCAATTCTTTATAATCTTCGTCTTCAGCGTCTTCATCAAGATAGTATTCAATAGCAGAATCTAAAGTGTCGTCGACGCCGGTTGCACTTTGCAACACTTTGTCACTAACACCGTGATCTGCCAATAAATCTACATAGCGTTCAGCTACAAGTTCTAGTTGCTTCTTGTCAATATAGTCTGCGAATAGTAACCAGACATCACCAATTTGTGTTTCATTCAACATTTTCATCTATCTCCGTAGGAATGGTAGTTGTTGTTTCAGGCTTGATATGGAATTTCGCCATTATCATATCTAATTTATCATCTTTCCATTCTTTTCGATAGAATTTGAATTCCTCACCAGTCTCAGGATCATTCCACTTGAGTCTGTTACCTTCTTGCTTTAGTAGACCTTGTTTTTCAAACATATCTACTAGGCCGCTGTAAGGATTCATACCGGTTGTGTATGGGATTTTAATTTGAAGTGTTTCAAATGGCTTGCTGTAACGAGTTTTCATAATCTTGCAACTAGCACGAATGCCATTTACTTCTGAAACCTTGTTACCGTCTTCATCTTCTTTCAACTTCAGCTTTTTCATTGCAACAACAATACTAGATGCGTAAACAAACCCTTGTCCGCCTGATATTTTGTCGTCTGGATCAAACATATCTTGACTTGCGTATGTGTGATTTGTACAAACCATGCCTACATTATAAGTACCGAACATGTTAACACAATTACGAACTAATGAGGTTAATGCTTTTGGCTTACGGCCCATATCACCCTTCATATCACCAGCTTGGAACTGGTTAATGTCAGTAGGGGTAAGCAACATACCCAGTGAGTCTATGACAAACATGACCTTAGGACGTTCTGCCATTGCTTTATACTCGTCCATAAATTCATGGATTGTTTTAGCCACATCATCAATCATGGCCATGTTGAGTTTTAGTAGTTTGCTCTCGCTAGTGTCAACACCGAGGTCTTTCAACCATTGTTCGTCAAGTGCATTTTCGCTATCAATTAAGATAACATAAATTCCTTGCTCTTGTGCGTGTTTGACAATGTTGCCTGAGCATATATAACTCTTGCCGGCACCAGATTCGCCAGCAAATACAGTAACTTTACCCAAAGGAATACCTTTGTTCCAGTCACCGCTGATCAGATAGTTAAGCGCAAAGTTACCTGTGCTAACCCAATCTGTAGGATCGTTAAATCCTACACCTAGACCGTCAATTGCCTTGGTCAAGGTTTTACGAAATTTTGAAAGATCGAATGCTTTCGTTGCCATATTGTTTTTCTCCTAATAGATAACCTGGGCGTACAACTAGATTGCAGAGGCCCAAGCCGTTTTTACTTCTGACGATTGCGAATCATTGCCAAGATGTCTGCGGCACGACTGTCGCCGCCACTGTCACTTGGTGTTTCTGCTTTAGGTGCCACTGCCGGAGCAGTTGCTTTTGGAGCAGGTGTGTCATCTTCATCATCATGTGATGCCGCTGGAGCAGGTGCGGCTTTAGGAGTAGATGTCTTTTGTGGATCACCTGTGTTCTGACTCATGCCAGCTGGTTTGAAATACTGTCCCCAACGTTCCATGTCATATGGTTCGCCATCAACTGATGCTTCAAACATTTCCTTCATTACTTTAAGCTCAATTTCACTTGGCTTTTTAGGTAGGAAGTCTGACAAGTTAAACAAGCCGTGCTCTTTAATAGCTTCTTGTTCTTGTTCGTTCAACGGACGTGAACGACGTGACCAAGTACTAGTTGAGTAGTCAGCATAACCGCCTTTGCTACCTTTCTTCATACGATAGTCAATACCGTTTGTGAAGTCAGTTGGCAAATCTTCCAATTCTGGATCGACCAAAGCCGCACGAATTGATGTAAAGATTTGAGGTCCGATGATAAATCTACGGATTGGGTTTGTTGCTTTTTCTTTCTCATTCAAACCATCTTCAGTTACAAATCCTTGGAAAATGTAACTGCGTTTCTTCCAATACTTACGACCCATATCTTCAAGTGCAGGGTCTTTAAACCAGCCGCGAACTTCTGACAGTATTGGGCAAGTGTCGCCATACATTTCAACGCATGGTACTTGTACGATAGTTGGTTTGCTTTCTGATTCACCCTTGATGCCGGCGAATGGTAATTTAATCATTGCACGTTCAACCCAGAAAAATGTGTTGTCAGTGTTACCATCGGGTAAGAATCGCAGAACGGATTCATCGCCTTCTTTTAAGTTCCAGAACGGATAAATTGAATTATCACCGCCTGTACGTTCTCCTGAACCTTTTGATTCAGATGCCTTAAGTTTTGCTCTAATTTCAGCCAAAGTTGCCATAGTAGTTCTCCTTTATATAAGCCTTTGTTTACTTCATTTGCCTTTGTTTACTTTACGGATCTACCTTAAAGTAAAAAGTGCATATACATAGTATACGCACTTTTATTTAGTAAAGCAAGAGAAATCTTGCTTTAAATATGAGTATTTTACTCAATTATTTCTTAAATGAGTTTTTAATTTCATCGGCCCACTCGTCAGCGGCGCCAGCATCACCAACTTGGCTTGCTCTCAATAATTGGCCTTTATAAGACCAGTTTGCACCAGTCCACTGATCGCCGCGTTGTCTTAAAAAATCACTTAACCATTTTTCAGCTTGATTAATAACTTGCGCAGGAGTTCCAACCCAACCATTTTTTTGCATGATGCTTGTTAAATCATACTGTTTGTTGCCCTGACCGCTGGCAAAATTAATAAACACCAGCAGTTTATTTGGATCTGCAGGTGCTTGAACTGGCGCTTGGGCATCCTCTATTAGATTTATATAATCGCGAAGAGTTTTCATAATATTTCTTTATCTGTAATGTACCAAACTCACAATACGCTCAACTTCGTCGTATCCGGTATTTTCTTTAACTGCTTTTGGTTGGTTTGCTAACATACCAGTATAAAATGCCCTGTCCCTTGCGCCGAGTTTTGGATCCTTTAATGCTTCGCGGGCCGCCGCAATTTCATCTGTCGTATATGTTGCATTCTTTCCTACTCCGCTTGGATTACCTGCTGGCGGTGCTACTGTTGGGATTGCCTGGGTTGCGCCTTTTATAGTACCTAATGCGGGATTAGCGGCAGTTGCGGCTGGTTGCCCGGCTGGTGCTACATTTGCAGACATCGCACCTTGAGCTGGTTTTACACCTTTGGCAATTCTATCTAATGTATCACCCGGCTTAACAATATAATCTGGTTGACCGTTGGGCATCTTAAGTTTTTGTCCAACTTGTATTCGATTAACATCTATAATCGCTGGATTTAACTTTTGAATTTCTTGGGCGCCTGCACTGCCCTTGTACGGAGCTTTGGCAGGTGCCGCCGCAGGCGCCGTTGCTGTAGCAGTCTTTGTAGGATCTTGTATCCATTGTTGACGTTCTGCTTCAGAACTTGGGCCGGTGTTAGATCTAGGATTATTAACGTATGTAGACGGATCGTTTATATCAACTTTACTTAGTGCTTCAGCACCAGCAAGATTTCCTGCGGCTGCTTCTGCGTTTTGTGCTTGTTCTTCTGTTGCACCAGCAGCCTTGGCATCGTTATATGCTTTAAGTTTAGCGGCCTGCTGAGTACCTTGCACATTGATATTAATTGCTCCGGCGGGAGCAGGTGCTGCCGCTGCCGGAGGTGGAGAATCCCACTTGGGATCCATATTATCAAACTTAGCGGGCTGTTTGGCCAACCATGCTAGATACTGCTGTGCCAATGTTTTGTACTGTGAGGGGTCAGTGCCAAATGCTCCCAGCTGGCTACGACCCTTGATAACTGTGTTGGGATCTTCTCCAGCCAACACCCGTTCAACTGCGGCAGGATTCAAGTTGGCTGGCATAAGGCGTCCATCTGCTGTTTTGGGGCGAGTTACAACCCATGCATTATATGCTTGATCCGCTTGATCCTTGGCTTGTTGCATGGCTTGATGTCTGGGATCCACAGGTGCGTTGGGATCTACTGGGTTGGGCTTAAACCCACCAGACGTAGTACCATCTGGATTCATTGTGACTCTTTCTGCCAGTATGTCCATGTAACGGCGTAGTATGTTGGGTGTGCTCATGATTATCTACTTACCAACTGCATGATTCTAGCTAGACTATCGGCATGTGCATCAGAGTGTCCGCTAATAGGACTAACGTGTGCTTCTGGCTCATGCATTTGTGGTTGTGGACTAACACCTGCTAACTTTAAGACATGTTGTTGTTCATGATGATCTGCTTCGTCGCTTGGATCTTTCATGTCAATGAACTTTAATACTTTGATCAAGTCATCATCGCTAGCTTCGCCAAACTCACCATCTTCAAAACCTTTTTTAACTTTAATTTTAATGCGCATACCGCCTAATGGAAAGTTACCTTCGTCTTTGTTATAAAAGCCGCTGATAAATTTTAGCATTGCTGGCAATCCGCCTTCAACGGGCATTTCCATACCAACATCTTGAGGACTCATTCCGCAATCGCTTAGAATTTCTTGGATAGTTTTAACACCATGACCAAAGTCTAATTGAGTTTCTAATTTTGCACCAGCTTTGACCGCTTTCTTCATAGCATCTGCCATACCTTGACGTGCTAGGTGACGTGCTTGGCTGTAACCCTGACCGTGCTTGCCCGGTGTTGTTGGTTTAGACTTTTTCTCTTTAGGATCTACATCCCATGGAGGACTATCATCTGTAGCTTCAGCTACTGGAGCTGGGGGTGGTGCTTCAGCTGGTGGTGCTTCAGCCGGTGGTGCTTCTGGAGCAGGCGCTGGTGGTGCTTCTGGAGCAGGCGCTAACGGAGCAGGTGCTGCTGGAGCAGGTGCTTCATTATCTTCACCACTGAAGTTTAATCGCATTGATAGTTCTGGGTCTTTTTGTAAAATAAACTGTTGTACTAATGGACGTATATCTAACTCTGGATCAATGTCTTGCAACGATTGTAAAAATTCAGGATCATCAATTAATCCTTTAAGGCTTTGTATAGCATTGATGCCTTGTGGGCCGCCCATTAACGGTTGTGATAAAATATCGTTTAATTGTTTGATAGCTGTTTGTTGAGCTGACTTATTAGGACTAAACAGTTCGTCTTTATCTTCACGGACGATATCATTCATGAAGTTTTCGTATGCTAGTTCAGGATCTATGGATTCGCGCTCCATACGATCGTTGTAATCGTTACGCATACGTTCTTTTTTATCTTTTAATGCTTGCAACCGCTTCTTAGCTGACTCATCCCCGTCCTCTGCTTTTTTCTTTAAGCTGTCTTCCTGCGATTTTTCTAAACTACGACGATGTTCAGCATCTACTGAGTTAGGATTGTATGCATCGCTTAGTAATTCGTCAACACCAATTTCTAATACATCTAATTGTGACTCGTCAACAAACTTATAAATGTACGGGAATACTGCTTTTAATTCTTCGTTAAATGTGCGGATTGTCAAACGGTCAATTAGGTCATTTGCAATTTCTTCAGGAATCATTTGTTCTTCTTGAGCTTCAAATGTTTCTACAAATGATTGATAATATGCTGGACGTTGTAACTTGTGGATAGTTTCTTTAATTTGTTCAATGCGTTCTAGAACACGATCAGTAACACTGCCCATTGCTTCACTAACTTGTTCTTGGCGGTTAACATAACCTTTGAACTTGCGTAGGCTTGCTAGTTCTTCACTTAGACTGCAAATGTGTTTGCCAATTGGATCGTATGGATTGCCGCCTGCTTTGATATGCTCTGCTAATGCACGAGCACCATTTAAATGCTTTGCTGGGTAACGGAATCGTTCGCCTTGTGCGTTTTCGATGTAAATGCTATCAATGTGCATTGTACGTCCGGCGGCAAGTTCCATATTGATTGGCTGTGTGTGCTTGACAACTAGTCTAGCATTTTCGCCTAAATCTTGATAACTCATACGGGCATTACCGTACATCTTGTTTTCCATAATTGCGGGCATGGCATTTTCCTTACGTTTGGCCTGAAACTCGTAGTCTCGTTTGTCTAAGTTGCTCTTACCGATGTTTTGCACATCGAAGTTTAATAATCTGTCTTTTGCAAATGATCTAAAACCGCGGATAAACTTGTACGCACTGTGGTGCGTTGTGTTGCTGTTATCGTTGACTAAATCGCCGCTAACTTGTAGCACAATCCCGTCTTGGGCATCAAGGGTAATAGCAATAGTGCCTAATGATTCGCCGTTTTCTTCGTATTCAAACTCAAAGAATCGAGCATTAGGAATATCTTCCTTTTTGCTTAGTACACCGGCGTTTTCGTCCCCCATTTGGATATTAGGGAAGCGTGTTTGTATTTTACCGTAAAGGTCTTGGGCAATCTTATCTAAATTTGCATTCATGTTGTATTTATCACTAATTACTGGAAATGAATATTGGTAGCGGAGCTTCCCAATCATCGTCTAATTGGCCTTCTATACTGAGTTTATCAAATACAGCTGGATCCCAATCTGCTAAAATTACAGTCATACGCACTATTAGCAATAGCGCACTAACTAAATCGTCGTGTTGTCCTTCTTTAGCTTTAAAGGTTACACCCGCGGCAATAAATGTTTTAAGTTCACTTATTAGCATCTTACTGTGTACAATCATCCTGTTTTCTTCAATAAAATACTTTAATCTACTACAAGCTGAAATCTTATTACCGTGTGTAGTGTTAAATCCTTTGCGGAACTTGCGCACATGCCCTTTGCGTACTGGCTCACTTAAGAACAATCCGGGGAATGTTTCTTCGCCTAAGTTAGCAATAACTACTAGGGCGGCTTCTCCTAGGGTGTTATTTTCTACTGACCAATAAATGTTATTACTGTATTCGTGTCCGATCTCTTCTTGTATATACTTTACAACATCTCGAAAAATCCTAACTTGATCTTGTATAATAGTTAGATTGTGTTGCCACTCTGCACATTGTATCATACTGGGCAATTCAAATACTTGAATACCTGCATAATCTCCACCTGTACCTAAACTAGGATCTAATCCCACAAGGTAAGTGTTGCCTGGCGTTGGCTTTTTATACCAGCGTACTTGTCCCATCTTAAAGGCAGGTTCTTTGCCTAGCATGTCTGTTAGTTTAAGCGAGCTAATTAATGTTTCGTCATAGATTAAAAACTCGCACCCATATTCTCGACGGAAACGTTCCTCGCCAATACGTCCCATTTCAACAGCTTTCCATGCTTCGTCACGATCTGGATGTTCATTCCATTCTGCACGGAATCCGTGAAACCCATTGCGTCCTAAATCATCAGTACGCTCGTTTCCGTGTGTGTCAAATTTATCTTGTGACTCTTTCCAAATAATAGCAAACGTATCTTCGTCACTGTTAGGTGTTGAAGTTAAAATTGCCCTACCGCCAGTTGCTAGTGTTGGTGATATTGACGTCCAAAATTCTTCAGCAATATTAGGTTGCACAAATGCAAACTCATCGCAATAAAGAAGTGATATGGACATACCACGACCAGTGTTACCAGTAGTGGTAGCAGAAACAATACGTGATCCATTGTCAAACTCCATTGAGCCTTTGTTATAGCTCGTCACACCACATCGAATGTGGTCAGGGCATAATTCATATCCATAACGGATACGTGCCATAATTTCTTGTGCGCCTGTATATTTGTGCGCGGCAACTAGAATAGTTTGGTCCGGATGGAACATGGCAAACCATAACAAGTATGCTGATGCACATGTTGTCTTACCACTTTGTCGTGGCAACATGTTTATGTTGAATCTAAAATCGTGGTAACTTGATAATAACCCTTCCTGATATTCATACGGTTGAAATAACAACTTTCCTCTTACAGGATGCTGAATATAGAAAAAGTTTTGAGAAAAGTATAAGTATCCGTTGGTAGGATCGGAACACTTTAACAAGTCTGTTATTTGCTCTTCGTTAAACTTTTCTTTTGTATGCGCTTTTTTTACTAAGACGCCTTCTAATGATTTTGCCATAACTTTATTTACACAAAAAAAGGGCTCCGAAGAGCCCTTTTTGATACTGCTGACGAAATCTTATTTCTTTGGTGCTGGGAATGTTCGTTGATCAAGTGGTGTTTTAAAGTCGCCGCTTGCACGTTTATCACCTTTGAGTAACTGGTCACGTAGCATTCTAGTAAAAGTTTCAATTTCACTTGTACTGTGTGATTTTGGATCTAATTGGTATCCAATTGTGCCGTCTTGCAATCCTTTTACAACCTTAGCAACATCTTTCTGTGTGTAAGGGCCGCTTTGGGCAAGAACGCCTTTAAGTTTTGCTCTATTCACTGCCATATTAATACCTTGGGCATAAATTGTTGGGTTACCCACAGCCGCTGGGATAGTATCCATACCAGCTTGTTCTACTTGTGTAGTGTATACTCCGCACCAGTCAAACTTTTCACATCCGGCAGCACGAGCGGCCGCAAATGCTTTATTGAAACTAGGCATGTATTTAATTTTAGCTAGTGTATCGGGATCACATGGCAGTTTCTTAGTAGGAGCAATTTGTGGTTGAAAAACTTCTGGCTCCTTTTCTGCTACTTTTTCTGGTTCTACAACTGCGGGTGGTTCGGCTACTTTTTCTGGTTCTACAACTGCGGGTGGTTCGGCTACTTTTTCTGGTTCTACAACTGCGGGGGCGACGACTGCCGGTGCAACTTCTGGTTTTACAATTGGAACTTTTTTAGCATTCCAATATCCGCCAGATCCTGATCGAATCATTTGTTTGCTACCGTCTCCAAGCGGAGTAGTACCATCAGCTGGAACCCACATAAAACCTGGATTGTTAGGGTCTTCTTGGCCGTAGGCTAATTCGTTAAGTTGTTGTATGCTTTCTAGTTTATTAACTAGTGCGCGATATTGTTCTGCGTTCATTATTTTTTCTCCGCAGGTTTAACTACATTTGCGCCGCCAAATCTACTAAAATTATCTTGGGGTTTTTCCATTCCAGCTTGGTTAGGTTTAGCTGGGCCTAGTTTAGTTCCGTATGTCATGCAGAAACGAAATTTCTTTCCTGGCCCTAACTGTTTTAGCGCAATTTGTTTTGCCTGAGCTAGTGTTCCGGCTTTGATCTCTGGAATGTTATCGTTAGGTTTATATTTGTTAGGATCTACAGGTGCCGCTTGAGCATCAGCTACAGCGCCTGCTGGGGCAAGTGCGTCTGCTGGAGTTGGAGAACCAGCCGGCTCTGGCGTTTCTTCGTTAACTGGTTCCGATGGGTTTATTGCTTCTAATCTAGCAACTAACGCACGATATTGTTCTGCGGCAGTAGTCATATTATTGTCTTTCTTTAATAGACTGATAGTGTGCTGATAGTCTAGCCATTAATGTTTCTGCTAGGGGATTGCCGCCACCATTAACTTTAAGTGCCTCACGGCCTTTACTATGGATGTCGTCACCAGTTGGTAATACAGCATCCATATCATATGTTGTTGGGTTCGGCTCGGTGGTTGCGTTGGTAAAATTACCATCAGCACCATCTTCTTCAACACCTAATACAATGTCAGCGCCTGCATCATTGCTATCCTGGTCGCCATCTAAGTTACGTAGAATATCCATTAGATCACGGATTCCACCAGCACCACTTCCATTCATACTAACATTCATTGTTACTGAATCGCTTTGTTTAGGCGAACCCATCATACCCGATGGCATGCTAGACATACCAGGTAATCCGCATTCTTCTACATCTTTTTCACCAAGTAATACATCAGATTGGGAGTTTGTTTTTTCCATATCATCACCACATTCTACAGTTGGTGTTTCGGCACCTGCCGGGGGCAAAGAGCCGTCCGGTGCTGTTGGTGGAGAACTAGTTGCACTAGTTGGAAGGTCTTGTACTTCGGCTGATGACTCATCAATCGATTTCATTTTTGCTAGCAAGTCTTGAAAATTCATATTATTGTCCTTTAACTTTAACAGGTGTTAGTTTAACTTTTTTGTTTCCCACAGGACTTTTAACATCAACTTTGGCAGCTTTTGCTGGCCCGTTCTTTTTCTCAACAGGTGCAGTGTTTGCTAAAAGTGCATCATTAGTACCTTTAACTGGTGTACCTGTAGTTCTGTGTTTACCTAATTCTTTTAACAACGACATAGATTGTGTATTGCCAACTAGTTGTTGCCCGTCATTTTTTTCATAGTCTTTTGTTAATAAAGACTCGCCTGACTTTGTATCGTGTTCGTGATTAAGAGTGTCTTCTTCCTCTTCTTTCATGTTACGAACTTTAACTGTATCTCCACTTCTTTTTAAGTGATCAATAACTGCTGTACGTACTTGATATGCATTAGCTGGGTAAGCTACTTTTACATCAAACACCGTAACTCCAACATTTTTAAGAGTTGGAAAATCTACATAATTCTCAGCAATTGGTAATCCCTTACCGCTTGAACATGATTCTACTTTGTAAACATCTAATGCTTCTTTGATTTTCTTAGCGCAATCTTTTGGGCAGTCGCCCGCAATTTTGATCTTAAATTCGTAGACCTTTTTGCTTTCTGTAATGTAGTGTTTAAACGATTTCATATGTTGATCCCAGTATTGTATTTATTTCATATTCTTTAATTTTTCTATTAGACTATTACGATCTGTAACGATATAACCGTCTGCTTGTAGATCAATACCGGAATCTTCGCCGCCTGATATATCGTGGTCCATCTTCTGTTTCTTAAGCTGTAGCTCAATCATCTTCAATTTCTTGTCAACTTTGGCTGATTTAGCGTCAATTGCGTTTTTAAGCATAGTACCAGCAACTTCAAAAATACGTGCTGAATAACGTGCTTCTACATTCATGCCTAGGTCAATTAAATCATCATATGCGTCAGTAGCACGTTGAGCTAGAGAATCAAACTCTGCGTCAGTAGCATCACCTAGGCCCTTAACTGCGGGTAAAGCCGCACTAATTTTGTCAAATTCTGACATATCTCGCAAGAATGCTTGGGGAGGAGCAGATTTTTGCTTTTTCTTTTCTTCTGCTTTAATAATATCTTTACTAGCAGGTAAGTTTAATAGGTCTTCAAGTTTCTTCATAATATTACTTATGCTCCGCCTTGATGAAACAAATCATTTTCGTTGACAATTCTAAATTTTATACCCTGCTGTTTACACCAAATTGATGCGGCTTGCCACTTGGCTTGATTCTTAACAAACTGTGCTTGATTGTATTTGTTCTTACCAACACGTTCTAAGATAGTCTGACTAGCTGGTTTAATTTCAATTAATTCAACATTCATTTTATTATTTTTGTCCACATACTGTATAAAGAAATCTGGCACATATATGGTTTGTCTACCAGTTAACGGGTCACGATAGGGGATATTAACCGCTTCGCTTGCCCACTTTTGCACACTTTTATTAGTGTCACAAAACCGCATGAAACTCCATTCCCAACTTGATCTATATGTTGGCATCTTAGTACCTACGTACTTTTCCGGCTGGGTCATGGTAAACGTACCACGGGCAAATTTTGAGGCCATGTTATACTAGAATGTTTCTATCTTCGTATTTGTCAACAATCTGAGCTACACGATATCCTAGCAAACTAGTCTTTTCTCTGTATGAATTTAATACTTGTGCAACAACCTGGCTTAATTGTACATTTGATAACGATCTTAAACTGTCTACTAATTCAAAGACATTAACATTATCAGCACGAGCTTGATTTAACAATACAATACTAATACTGTTGGCGCTTTCAGTGCCAAATCCGTTATTTGTAAAAAACCCAACAACTGCATCAATTTGATTGCTAGGAAAACTAACAGACGTTGAATAGTACTTGTCAAAAAAACTTTTTACTTCAACGCTTGAATCAACTGATACTTCAATAGGTAGATTAGATGCCATATTATTTTCCTAACTTAATTAATGATGCAACTGTGCTATTAGTGTTAGTTGGGGCCGTTGGAAATGCTATTCCACTAAGTGCGCTAGACTGTGCTGGTGTTGTAGACGTTTTTAAAATAGTTGTTGTATTAGTATTTGTTTTTTCTACAGTATTCTGATACGAGTTAAGTTGTTGTGTTACAGTGTCAACTATTGATAAATCTAGTGTTTCTGTGTCGCTGCCAGTAAATGACGGACTACTAGATGTAGAATCAACATTACCTTGTAAAGAACTTTTTTCTACATCATAATGCTCAAGTCCAAAGCCTTCTGGATCCCCGGTTGATACGTCACCGTTTTCGTAAGTAACTGCTTCAAACTGGATACCCATTGTATTTTCCATTGTACCTTGACCTGCGTAATCCACTTTGTTATGGTTCCAACTAGTAATTATAGGATTATATAAAGTATATCCCACATACTCGTGTCTGGCCATTTGGTAAATTTTAATGTAATTAAAAAACGGCAATGTACTACCGTTATCAAAACCATAAGGTGTAGTTATAAAGTCACTATTACGAGTAGCATTTCTTTTGTATGCCGCTGGATCCCATGCTGACCTGCTGTCTGCATAGTAATAACTATAGTAGTTTTGCCATAACTGATTAATCAATCCCATATTGTCATCATGGAATGTGATATTAATAGGATTGTATTTGTGCGTTGTTTGTATGTTCTTTTTTCTATTGTACTGGTTAAGTGTTTCTGCATTTAGTGTAAAGTTTGGCAAGTCTGCACTTTTTACCAGTACATTAATTTCATTCCTGTATCGATCAATTAAACTAGCATTTGATAATGCCGCTGAATTTATACTGAATGCTACGTGGAATAAAAACTTATGCTTTGGTGCTAATCTAAACTGATCGTCAGTAAACACCCGGGCGGCGTGTTGTGGATCACGCAACGTGATATTAGAAGGACGATATAAAAATGAGTTGGGTGTAAAGGCCATAACAATATTTATCGATAAAATTAACTACGTAGTTAATGAGTAGTCATAAAAAAGCTCACCTGAGTGAGCTTAATTATCAACGTGAACCAGATGCAGTTGCCGCTGTTCCTAAACGTCTCGAAGTTGGAGCTGCCGCGCCACCACTAGTTTGAATACAGTTATCAGGCTGGATTGTCAAGTCAATTGTTAACATATCTTGTGCGCCATAACCTAGTGCGTTATACTGAGCGGCTTGTACGTAGCAACCATAACATTCCCATGTTTCAAGAACGTTTGCGGTTTGTGCGCCGTTACCACCGTCTAGCATTTCAATACGCATTAAGAACTTGTAGTCGCCGCCTGAGGCCGCACTACTTTGTTCAAAGAAGTCAAACTGTTTCTGCATTTGTTCGCCAACTAGCTTGGATACTGCACCAGTTACGTCATCACGTAATTTGATTGACATTTGTTGCCAGCTTGGACGACCAGCATAGTTAATAGTTGAGTTATAAACCATAATCTTTTGATTTTCAAAAGATACCTGAGGTCTAGCCGCATCTTGAACTTGCTTGGTTAATTCTGTTGTTGGTGTTGATGTACCAAAGTTTTCAAACATCACTCTAAAGCGATATTTTAACTTTGGCATTAACATACCTTGTGCGCTAGCACTTTGATCTGACGCTAGCGGTACGGTAAATTTTGATAAACTTGCGATTGCCATGTTGTATGCTCCGTTATATTATTATGCTAGGCCTTTGATCTCGCCGGTGTTTTTCAAGCGTAGTGGAATGTAAATAAATTCCACTGCTTTCACTGGTTCAATTGCAACGTCTAGGTATAGTTCGTTACGATCAATTCTTGATGGTGTGTTGTTTGATGTATCGCAAACTACGATATAGTCATACAATGCACGTTGACCTACTAATTCTAACAATAGGCTTTCTGCGGCACCTTTCAATTCATCTCTAGTAATTTTATCGTTTGGTTCAAACACATATGGTTTAGCCAACTGTGCAAATTGACGACGTAAATAAATTACTAAACGTGCTACGTTAATACGATCTAATGCACTTGCGCTTCTAGCACGAGTATATTGTCCGTAGTTTACAAGACCTGTTCCTGTAATAAATGTAATTGGGTTAACTTTAACACCAGCTAATGTATCACGTTGTCCATTATTTAATGCAACTGATTGGAATTCGCCTTCGCTTGTAACGTAGCCAACTGCGGTAGCGTTAGTAATTCCACCACGGCGTGTGCCTGCTGGTGCAAACCATGGATAGCTAACATTATCATTTAATGCAATAGTACGTAACATCATGTGGCTTGGCGGTACAACAATGTTGTTACCTAAATTATCACTTGTGAATCCCCATGGATAGAACACACCTAAGTATTCATCGCTTGATACTAAACCGTCATCGTTGTCTTCAACTGCGCCCGATACGTTTTTACCCCAGTTGTTTAAACTAGTTGCATCTGCTGTTAAACGTGCAGGTGTATCTCCAACTACAAATGCTGTTAAACCGCGATCGTAATTTAACGATACAAGTTCGCCAACTAACTCTGGATATCCAGGACAAGCTAACAAGTTAAATATTCTGCTTTCTTCATCACGTAGTGATTGATTGCTGTTAACAAGGGCTTGCAACGCTTGAACAATAACTTTACGTTGTGCTTTACGACCAAATGTGCCAGCGCCGTTTTCTTGATTACCTGATTCAGTAACCCAACGATGTGGATAGTAATCGGTCATTTGTGCGCCATCTTGGCGAACGTTGTCTGTGTTAGTATCAACATAATCACGTACAAATTTCTTAACATTAAATCCACTTCTACGTAAGTTCCATAGCAACATACCTCTTGGGTATAATGCAGGATCAGGAGCATCAAAATCTAAGAAATCGCTTGTTAATAATTCTTTAATTGTACTTGGAGTTGCCGCTTCACCGTCAGTATTCCAACGTGCATCAAAAAATACAATGCCATCTTCTGTAGTCTGGTCGCCAGTATCAACTATTGCCCATTTACCGGTATTACTATTATACTTGTATAGTGAAGGATAATTTTCCAAGTCACTAGTATCAACCCATAAGTCACCTGTGACTAAATTTGTACCATCACTTTGTGTCTTTGGTTTAGTTGCCGAAACAAGCGGGCCAGCTGGATCTGTTTTAGAATCGTCTGATGCCGCGTAGTAAGGGGAACTATAGTTTGATAGGCCAGCACCTGCTTGGTAGCGATATCCAACCCATGTATAGCCGTTGTTAATTAAAATATCAACTTCGTCAACCATTGAATTATACCATAGTTGATTGTCAGCGGCTTCAGTTGTTGGAGCATCTGCACTGGCAGTAATGTCAGCGTATGGGCTCCATAATGTTGCTACATATTGTTCAGGGCCTGCATCTGTGTAAAAATTAGGTGTTCCTAAACCAGCCATTGTTAGTGGGTCAATAGTAAACGGAGTAAACAAATCTGCAATTGGAGTTCCAGTTCCTTGTGTAAAGTAAATGTCACCGCCGTCTGCGTGACGTAAAGTCACTTCACCAGTTACAACAGCTTTACTAGCTGTAATTTTAGAAGTGTATGGTGAAGAGTTAAATGTTGCATCAGCTAATTTTTGTGTTAACTGTGTTAAAAAGCCATCAACTCCTTCACTTCCAGTAAATGTTACTGTAAGTGCGTCGGTAGTAGCAGTTTGACCTTTAACTGATTCTTTAATTGTAAACGAGTTACTGCCTTGTGCAGTAAATGTTACAGCAGTACCGGAAACAATTTCTGTTGCTCCGGAAGTTTTACGAGCATAAATTTTGTAATTTGCATCTGTTGGACGATTGGCTGCATTAAGTGTTTCTGCAATATTAGTTTTAACAAACAGTGCGCCTTGTACTAAGTTTAAGCCGCCACCTGTAGGATCAAGTCCTTTTAATGCGGCTGCGCTGTTTGCATACAATGGAGCAAATTTTTCAATCCAACTACCTGTTGCTTCGTTGTAAACTTTAATTCTCCAACGTGAACCTAAGTTAGGTTCAGTTGTTTTAACCCATAAAGAGCCAGTTGGGTAACCTTGTACCGCTGATGCATTATCTGTGCGCTTGTATGTTGGTAACTGTGTATGAGGTTTAATTTCTAATGCTGGTGCATAGTAAGTGCCTACAGTAATACCAATCTTACTAGCAGATGTTCCACTAATAGCAATTGCAGTTCCAGTTGAATAAATTTCTAAACGGTTATTAATAACTGCCGCAGAAACACCAGGAGGTACAACTGGATTATCTAAGTCGCCGGTGCCTACGCCGTCGCTGTCATCCATTGCTGTATTAATGTCTGCTACTAGAGTTGTTAAACTTGTATGGCCAGTAAAACTATACGGAGCTCCACTAATTGTCATTGTTAGTGCATCACCTGCAAGTAGTACTGGGCTTGCAACTGTACCCTGTACAGTTGGCCAGCTTGCGGCCCATGCGTTAGAACCAACAGCTACCCAAGTACCAGCGGCTGTAAAGGTCTTTGCTTTCTTAAAATATAATGAATAAGTGCCTGCAATTGCTACAATTGCATAATCACCTACTGCACCAACGCTGTCTTTTGGAGCATCATTAACGGCAATTTTTGTGCTGTCAGTAATAACTAGCGGAATTGAATTGCTAAATGTTTGGCCTGTTGCAGTTGTTGCCTCTGCGCCATTCCATTGGAAGATACCAAACTTAGTATTTGCTGTATCAAACCAGTACTGGCCGTCGGCTGGCTCACCAGCAGGTGCTATTGCCTTAGCATCTAATTGTGATAGATCAATGTCTGCACGAACAACAAATGCACGGTTACTTACACCTAAATAACTGTAAGCCGCTTGTAGGCCATATTCGTTTTGTTCGCCTGCATGGATTGGGTTATTATTACTATCAGTCTTAAAGATTGGAGTACCAAAGCTATCCGCTAAATCTTTCTGACTTGTTAGTAGGTAAACTTTACCTGCATTAGCTTTTAGTGTAGCAGGTGCTGTACCAGTTGCAGAACCATTTGCTTTATTCTCAGCACTAGTTACTACTATTAAAGGGGTTGTCCCGGGAGCCGCTGGTGTATAAAAACTTTCGTCTACAACCGTAACTGCTACACCTGGTGAACTTAATTGAGCCATATTTGTAATCTCCGTGAATACGTGTTCATTCTAATTGTATTTAGTGCTTTTTGGCTTTTTATACTTGTAATACACTCTAAAAAAGGGACGGAAAAGGCTTAAATAAAATATGAGACCATTATGTTCGTGCGGCTATAGGCCAGCTGCCGTTAACTATGTTAAAAACGGCAGGACTTATTATAGAAAATTATGTGAGGCTTGCCTTAAGGGTGGCAAGTATGCTGGTATTGCCAGATGGCATCGAGCTGGCTATAAGATAAAAAATACTTGTGACAAATGCGGCTTTAAATCACAGCACACGGAAGTGTTTGCTGTATTTCATGTTGACGGCGACCTAAACAACTGTCGCCCTATCAACCTTAAGACGGTATGCTCAAACTGTCAGCGTGTCCTACATAAAGAGGGGATTCGTTGGCGTCAAGGTGACTTAGTACCAGATCTTTAACTTGTTCAAACAAGTCATCAATGCTTCCGTTATTGTCTAACACAGCATCAAACTTGGTGCCAACCCAAGCAGTTTCGCTAGCATGAATCCCTATTTTTTCTAACCTACTACGACTTGTGGCCCAGGCAAAATTTCCTGTCTCTCCACGATTTGAATTAACAGCATCTTCGTACCATTCCGGCAATTCGCCTCGTTTGACCCAGACAATAATGCCGCCTGCTTCACGAATTGATTTGATTTCATTGGGGAAACGACAGTCAGAGATGACTACGTTATCAGTGCTAGTACGGAGTTTGTTTTCTAGGCTGGCAATCCAAATATCATCATGGAATCCTCTGCGACATACTTCAGTGCCCCATAGTTGAAGCATTAATCTGGGAGTAAGGTCGGGCATGTTCAAACGCTGTGACCACCATGGATCTACTTGTTCTCGCCACTCACGTGCTTGTTTTGTGCGGCCTTCTAGCATAGTGCGGTCCCAGCCAAAGACATAGCTTACTGCATCTTTAAGGGTGTTAGCGAAGCTTTCTCGTCGGAAACCGTGGAAGTTAGTTAGATAATCTGCAATGGTATCTTTGCCAGAACCAATAAACCCGCATACACCAATAATCATAGTAGTCTCCTAATGAACTACTAGTATATAACAGTTTTATTACAAGGTCAAATTATTTGTTAGCCAATCACGAATGTCATTGGAGTTCCGCCAGAAACAAGTTCGCCAATTTCTTTTTCTAGCTTTTCGACTTCTTCTTTGCCTTGCCCTTGTAAAGCGGCACCGTTTAATGTGATTGGAGATCCAGGGCCGGCAATGCTTCCAAACTTGCTACGTGCTTCACCTAGCATTAATTTACATACTGCAAGGGTATAATCGTACAACCATTGTTTTGCGTAAATGTCTTGTAGCAATACAAAATCTGGACGATAGTTATGGCAGCGAATTAAGATTTGTTCGCCTGCGGCAAACGGACGTTGTAAAATAGTAAGGGTATGATTGCTTTGTCGCCATTTGAATTCAATGTAACTACCAAACATACGTCCCACTAATTTTTGATATCCTGCAAACATTTCGTATGTTGCAAGACCGCCCATCATGCTACCGGTTAACAAGTAGCTGTTGGTATAGGCCAAATTAAATGGTTCAAATAATGTTCCGCCGGAACCTAACCCGCTACGTGAACCAATTGCTCTGCGGAATATGCTCTGCACTTCTACAACTTCATTTGGCAGTTTATATTCGTTTTGATCTTGTATTAATTCTAAGAACATATAGCTTTCTTCTACAGAATTGCTAGAACGCTGTCTAAACTTTGTAATTGCACGATCTAGTGCAGTTTCGTAATGTTTAGGATCAAGCTCTACTTCAACCATGCCGTCGCCCAGCATAGTACGCACGTAATCAAATACCTTGTTACGTTCTATTGTACTGTCTGATTCACTAGGATCTGATGGGTAATTATCTGCCATATTAAGTTCTCCATACATATTTATCGTTAATATTATTTACGATAAATATCATATGCCAAGACTATCACTGTATAAGCCCGAAAGAGGGCAAGATTATAAATTTATCGACCGTCAGATTTCTGAGATGTTTCAGGTTGGTGGAACAGATGTATACTTACACAAGTACCTAGGCCCTAAAAATCCTACCACAGGTACTGCTGATCAGCCAATTTACGATGCTGTAAAGGAAACAAATATCCAAGATTTGTTATTCTTAGAAAACAGAGATCGAAAATACAGTGAAGAAATTTATCGAATTCGCGGCCTGTATAATGTACAAAATATTGACTTTAATTTAAGCCAGTTTGGTTTGTTTATTGACAATGACACCTTGTACATGACCGTACATATTAACGATTTTATCAAGTATATAGGTAGAAAACCGTTGAGTGGCGATGTTATAGAATTACCACATTTAAGAGACCAGTTTGCCCTCAATGACTTTGATGTAGCACTTCCAAGGTACTATGTTATCGAAGATGTTGGCCGTGCTAGTGAAGGATTTAGTTCTACATGGTTTCCACACTTGTATAGATTGAAACTTAAGAAGGTCACAGATAGCCAACAGTTTGCTGATATTTTCAGTAAACCTGCGCTGGATTCTAATGGTGATCCTACGGGACAAACGCTTGCAGATTTATTAAGTACAAAATCTAAAGAGCTTGAAATTAATTTAGCAGTCATTAACCAAGCAGAAGTTGATGCACCAAAGAGTGGTTACGAGACAAGACAATTTTATACATTAGGTGTAGGCCTAGACGGAAAAACAGTCTTAAATACTGCTGACACAACCACAGAACTAGATGCTAGTATAACTTCATACACTGCTCTTGAAAATAACAAACGTCCAGTAAGAACTGGTTATACTGGCTACCTTGTTGGTGACGGATTTCCAAGCAACGGATACGATTTTGGTCACGGGATACAATTCCCCGATACCGCAGGTCCAGACGATTTCTTCTTGCGTACAGACTTTTTACCCAATAGATTGTTCCGATTTGATGGAACACGTTGGGTTAAGATTGAAGATGCAGTACGCATGAACATGACTAACAATAATTCTAGACAGACTCTTAAAACTAGTTTCATTAATAATGAGTCACACATTTACAACGAAGCTGTTGCAATTGATTGGGTTAAACTTGTTGAAGGTGTACACCTCTTTAATACTAATATTGACTTTACCTTTGCAACTGCCAAGTACCTGGTGATAAAATTAGAAACTACTGAGATTGCGTTTACAATCGCAGACTATCCAGGCATGCTGACCAATGTCAGCAGTAAAGCCTACATAACAATGCCTGTGATCAATACCGAACAACAAATAATTCCATACACTGGAACTTGGAAGGTAAGTTTATGTAACAACAGAGAAGCTCAGAGACAGAGCTTGACAACAGCTCTTAGACCAAAGGCGGATCTATAATGCAACACTTTTATGACGGTCAGATAAGACGTTACTTAACGCAGACAATTCGTGTGTTAAGTAACTTTGTAGTAAAATACGGTGACGGAACTCTACACCAAGTGCCGGTTATGTACGGTGATGCAGATCGACAAGTGGCAAGCATAATTAGACAAAATAGTGAAAATAAAGTTAATTCAGTACCCCGTATGAGCATTTATATTAGTGGACTTGATATCGATGCTAACCGATTAGGTGATAGTAGCTTTGTTGGCAAAGTTCACGTTCGTGAACGAGAAATCAATAATGCAGATCCTGCAAATCCAGTATACACTACCGGCCAAGGACGTAACTATACAGTTGAACGATTAATGCCAACTCCATTTAAGCTGACAATGAAGTGCGATATTTGGACTGCAAACACTGATCAAAAGTTACAATTACTTGAACAGATGTTGGTGCTGTTTAATCCTAGTTTAGAATTGCAAACTAGTGACAACTATATTGACTGGACTAGTTTAACTATTTTAAACCTAACACAGGTATCATGGTCCAGCAGAGCAGTCCCAGTTGGTACAGACACCCCCATTGATATTGCTACTCTAACTTTAGAAACTCCTATATGGATCAGCCCTCCAGTTAAGGTCAAACACCTTGGTGTTATTACAAAAATTATCACTAGCATCTATAGTGGCTCACAAACTGACAGCAATGAATATATCGAAGGACTTGGACAACCACTAGTTGGGCCTGAGACTAGCTTGTCAACATTACTAGCTAGAGAAGTTGTGACAATTACTGACTACAATATCCAAGTTTACAATAATCAAGCAATACTATTGCATCATGCTGAGAGCTCATTACCAAGAGAGCCTAGTTTAGATATTCCAGTACGCCAAGGTACACCGATTGAGTGGCAAGAAGTATTTAATCGCTATCCTGGAAAGTATATTGCTGGCTCTAGCACACTATTCATCACACAGCCTAATGGCGCCGATGTTGTTGGAACTGTGGCAATTAGTTCATTAGATCCTACAATATTATCAGTTGTATGGGACAATGATACATATCCGTCGGATACACTGATTGACTCTGATGGCTTTATGTTTGGAGATGCAGGGTTTGATCAATCTACAGCAAGGGGTACATTTGATGCTATTATAGATCCTACAAAAGTCTATCCAGGACACGGAATGATTAATCCGGTGGCAGGTGATAGGTTCCTCATTGTTGAAGATATTGTACAAAGCACACCGGCATGGGGCCTCTTTGTAGCACACGGAAACGATATTATTGAATATGATGGTGCCGCGTGGCATGTTATATTCAGCGCCGCTCAAGAAACTGATACCTTACTATGGCAAACTAATATATACAAGAGCCAAACAAACTTTAGAATACAATTTGTATGGAATGGCGTACAATGGGCTAAATCGTTTGAAGGCGAATATAAGGTAGGATCATGGAGACTGGAATTGTAAAAGATCGTATAGTTTGTAGCGGAGCATTGTTCTACGCTAAATCTACACGACGATTCCTGTTATTACAAAAAGCTCACGGTAAACACTCTGGTACTTGGGGACTAGTTGGAGGTACTAACCTTCAAGATGAAAACCCATGGCAGGGTTTACAACGTGAAGTTACTGAAGAAATTGGTGCAATGCCAAAAGTATTAAAAACAATTCCAATTGAAACATTTGTTTCTAACGACAAAGTTTTTAACTTCCACACTTACTTATGTGTTATTCAAAACGAATTTGTTCCTGAACTAAGCGATGAACATTGCGGTTGGTCATGGGTTAACATTGACCATGCGCCTAAGCCGTTACATCAAGGTCTACGGAATAGTTTTAGTAATAAAACCATCCGCACAAAACTTCAAACAGTTTTTGACCTTGTTGACCTGATATAAATTAAGCCTGCGCTTCACCCCAACGTACAACAATGTTAGTAGGAATACTACCAGCACCTGACGCACGATAAACGTTAATGGCTAATACGTCTGGGCCGTTTGGATAAGTTCCTCTGCCACCTAGGGTAGTATTAGTCAATTCTTTCAATTCACCCAAGTCCAATGTTTGTGCGCCGCCCGGAGCCGCAATGAACGAGAATACAGTTTCACCAGGTTGTGCATAAGCAGGTAAACCAAATTGGAATGTAATTGTACTTGCAGCCGCAATAGAAGTTACTGAGCTTTGTGTAAAGTTAACACGATAGTATGCAGTTCCACCAAACGAGCTTAGAGCACCGATACTAGCAATCTTTGTACCTGACGAAAATTTAGTCGGGTCAACAATTTCAGTTCCGGTTGTAGCACCGTATCCCGATGTTAGTGATTCCCATGATGCTTGTGTGAAATATAAGAATGACGTGTTTGTTGCAATAACTGCAGGCGTAAATGCTACGCTAGCATTAGCAACAATTGCACTGGATGCCGTTCTGCTTAGTCCTATGACGTAATATGCTGTGAAACTAAATGTCACCGATGTCCCTGCAGGTTGCGCCGCAAGCAATCCACTATTAAATGTTATCGTGAAGTAAGCAGTACCTGCAAATGTTCTTACCGCACTGATTGCTGAAATTGTTGTTCCGCCTACGAATTTTGCAGTGTCATTAACAGTGTTACCCACTACTCGAGTACCAATTGGTAGTGCATTCCAACTTGCTTGTGTAATGTTTAAAGTTGTTGCACCTAATCCTGCGGAGCCGCTAAGAAAGAATGACACCGTATTAAGTGCATTATTGTTTACCACAAAGCCGTTTGAGCCACCGTTAAGGTTAAGAGAACCTGACACGTTAAACTGTACATATGATGTGGTACATGCTGTTACAGCCCAAGTACCGTTGACTTGTGGAACGTTCGGATTACCTGATATAGTAATACTATCGTTAATTTGATAAGGAGCATAAGTTTGTCCCACGTTAAAATATGCAGTAACCTGAATGCTGTTAAATGCTTGAAGATAGTAAGTTTGTAAATTAGTTGTTACTGGATTATGTGGAACTAACGAGTTAGTACTTGTTGTAATGGTATAATAGTTCTGTCCTGCTGCCAGCGCAGGGCCAGCAACAACTGAAACTACTGTTCCTGGTGCAAAGTCTGAGCTAAGAATTGCAGTGCCAACTGCGCCTTGTAACGCATTCCATGAAGCCTGTGTGAAAAATAATTGATTAGATCCAGCAGGTGTCTTAAAGTTTGCACTAGGTGGAATAGTTGCAGTACCTGTAATAACGCCCAGTGTTGTTGCAATTGGATTAGGGTTAGCAGTTACTGAGGAAACAGTAGTACCACTTGGGTATTTTGTTTCGCTTGCCGCAACAGAGAATCCAACTGCCGCTCCCAATGTTTCCCAACTTGCTTTGGTTACATACAACACAGCTGAGCCAATTGCTGATTGAAATAGTGCGCTGTTCGGAACTGACGCAGTACCTGTTAAGGCCGCAGTGGTAGTTGCTGTTGAAGTTGTAACAGTTGCACCGCCTGCCCATGATACAGAACCACCTGGCGCTACTTGTGCAAACGATGGTTGGCCGCCAGCCGAACTACCTGCTAGTCCCGACCAAGAAATTGCGGCTGGGTCAATTGGATAGTTTTGAGGATTCAATACTCCTTCAACCACTAGACCACCTGTGCCCGAGTCAGATGTTACAGCAATGGATTTTAACAATAATTGCGCACGGTTAATAAGTTCTCGTTCGCCTAAGTCACCAATAATAGCGTTAGATACACTTGGTGCTAATCGAATTAAAAACGCAGTTTGTTTTGTAGTTGATACTTGAATACCTGTAGATGCATAGTTAAACAAATATCCTCGATCTTCGTCAAAGCGTCCGTCTGTTAACATTGCACTACCCCAGTGACTAATAATTGGAGTGATAGTATTGCTTACTAGTATTACTCCGGTATTATATTCGTGTACTGATGCAAGTCCTGCTCTGAATGACCGCTGAGCACCGCCGGTAAACAATACCATTGGGCTTGAACGTACACAATTAATTAATGTGTTGCTTGTTTTACCACCAAATTGAATTAGTTCGTTGTCTATATAAACAGTACCTGCTTCATTTGGAAATTGATTTGCATCAATTAATGGTATTGTTGTTTGTGTTGCAGTAATTGATGATTTTAATTTACCAAGAGCACCTTCGTTAATAACTTCATAACGCACTGGCATGTTACCAGTACGCATATACGCTTCTGTATTAGTGTTACTGTTACGAATACGGTGTGCAAACACATAGTTTCCATCAGCACCTCTTAACATGTAATCAATAAATCCAGCACCGTACCATGACCATTGCATACCAATCATCTGCATTTTACTAATGTCTAAATTATATCCGCTTGGTCCAGTACCGTCTAGTCTGTCTAGGTTAAAATTACTTTGTTTAATAATTAAATCTTGTACCAAACATACCTTTGATTGTACCGCGTTAACTGCACCACGATAATCCGGAGTAACAGTCAGTAGTGTTTGGCTTTGAACGCCTGATACAACATGAGTCATGCCTTTAATAACAATACGATCGCCTGCCTTAACTTGGTCACGAAAACGTGTATTAGTACCGGTTAAGGTATTACTATCTCTATTGATAGTTGATATACCGGATAATTGTAATGTACTAGAACGTTTACCAACTGCTAATTCAGTGCCGTCATATTCCCAGAACATACCGTTTTGATCATCAAATGTTCCAGCACGTACTGTAGCCCCATGCCAGCCAACAATTGACATTTGAGCCGCTGTTGTGATTGAACCATACACATTTGCCAATGTGGTATATGCTTGTACTTTAAATTGTCGCTCAGTTACCACATCGCTGATAATGTACTCGCCGTTATATCCAGCAGTATCAACACCAATAATTCTAATTCGGCCACCAACTTGACAACCATGGTCCACGTCATCTGTTGTTACGGTAATATACGCACCAACAGATGTTCCATCTGCGCTAATTGATTGTAAATTATAACTTGGTGCAAACAACGCACCAGTAGTATACATAATACCTTTACCAGATTGGTAACGAATATATTTCTTACTCATACGAATTGCTTGAGCGCCGTGCTGTGGACCGCCCGTGCCTAACTGTACACCGCCGTCGTATGGTCTATGAATAAAATAACTGTCTGGTCTAGCATAAACTAAACCAACTAGTGCAACCCCAGTGTCAATGTTACCAGTTGTCCTTGCTGTATATCTTAGTGTTGTTGTGCTTGGAACTGATTCAACGTAGAATGGACCTTTAGCAAGTGCATGATTAGTTCCTGCGCTTGAAATATCAACTAGTATGTTTGCTCCTGGAACTAATCCGTGTGGACTAGCAAATGCAATCTGTACAGTGGCAATAGCCGACGTTGTAAGTGATGTAGCATCTGGAATAGATGCAGTAGTAGGTTCACTTAATGCAACTGCTGACCAAAACTCAAGTGCTGAACCCGATACCGCAGTACCAGATGCTGTTGATGTAGTAATACTACCGTCTGATACATTTACACCAGTAACAGTTAGTGTAACATTATTGGTAGGGCTTACGCCGCCAAAATTTGCACCGTTTAATTCAATCCTATCGTTTATTTCGTAGCCAGTTCCCGGTAAATTAACCACAACAGATGTATACAATCCGCCTGCGCGAGAGATATCAAATGATGCACCATCACCTGGTGCAATAGCGGTTGCAGTCAATGTTAGAAAGTTATCGTCAACGCTTGATGGTACGCCTGCTGTGTTAAATGCTAATATGCCGCCTCCAAAAGAGCTTGCACTAGTTACTGTAAGTTCTAAATCATTTGCAGGACTCAAGCCGCCTAGCTGAGTTCCTAAAATAGTAATGGTGTCGCCAAACGCATAGGTTAAACCTGGATCAACAATCACTACATCATAAATTCCGCCGCTGGTTTCAATATCAAATATTGCGCCGGATCCTGATGCGCTAGTTGCGTCTTGTATGATAGCCGCGTAAGCTCTTTCACCGCTTATACTAGTTCCCGAAACAACTGAAATAGTATTAATTAATCCGCCAACAAAGTTACAAATACCAGTAACACTGGCAATGCCAAAGATTCCGCCAGTACCCGTAGCAATACCGGTTAGCGTATCAAAGGCATTGATACCATTATTAATATCCACATCAACAACAGTAAATGTTAAGTCGTTATCGGGTGTTGCGCCGCCAAGTTGTGTACCAAGTATTGTAACAGTATCCCCGGGCGTGTAGTCAACACCTTTTGTAGATACGGTTAATGTGTATAATGCTCCAGTTCTAGAAATATTAAATGTTGCAGTGCTACCTAGTCCGGTTGTGCTGTCTTGTGCAATACTTGAATAATTACGAGTCACTGTTGCTACGGTAACAGTTGCATTATTTGCAGGACTTGCTCCACCAAGATTTGTACCTAATAGTGTTATTGTATCGCCCACTGCATAATCCAATCCAGCTGTTGCAATATTAGTTACATCGTATGCACCGCCTGATTCAAGTAGTATATCAAACTCAGCGCCGGTACCTGTACCACTAGTGCCGTTTTGTACTACACCGTTAAATGTATCAAGATTAATTGTTGAAGATATTTTAATAGTTAAATCGTTTGCAGGTGTTGCACCGCCTAAGTCACTACCTAGAATTACTAATCTACTGCCGTCAACATAGTCAAGTCCGGGATCACTAATACTAATATTTGTATAAACTCCACTTACTCGATCAACATCAAACAGTGCGCCAGTACCACCGGGTACAATGTTTGTACCAGTTTTATTAGTGTAAGATTGAGATGCGCCACCACGATTAGCAGTTAGTGGTTGTGTAAAACTAATAGTGTTAGAAGAAATTGTACTTACAAATATTGCAGTACCAGTTCCGTTATCAATGGCCATACCTTCTAGTACGCCAGTTGCATCAACTACTGTGATCGAAGTATCACCGGTTGATACTGGATCACTAATGTTGGCTGTTACTGCAAGGCCACCTGGGCCAACTGTGCCAGTAACTTGCGTGCCAGCATTTATACCAGTACCACTTAATGGGACATTTAGTAGAGGCAGTGTGGCTGCTACTGCAATCTGATCTGAGGTTATTGGTGTAATAAACTTACTAGTGAACGAACTATTAACACCGTTACTGTTCACGCTGATTGTAGGAGTGCCGATTGATGCTCCTGTATAGAACGCACCTTTTCTTAGTTGTGAGTAACTAGTTGCAAGCACTTGCCCATTACTTGTACCTACTTTAGCAGTAGCATAATATGTAAATGTAGCCGGAGTGGGTACGGAAATAATAATAAATGTGCCTTCTGCTCGACTAAATCCGCTAATAGTGTTTGCTAGTGCTCGAATTGTAATAGGCGTTCCTGCGGTAAATCCATGGGGGCCTTGTGTAGTAACTGTGATTAATGAGTTACCAACACCGCCAGTTCCGGTTGAAGCATCAGTAGTTACTGAAACAACAGCAGTGTCAGTACCTGGAATTTCATACACAGAAGGATATCCGCGAGCAACTCCAATCGCCTGCCATTTGGTAGGTTGTAGTCCATACTCAAAGTCAGCGTCAAGCATAGACTGGGGTTGAGCAACACGCATACGTTCAATAGCGTCTGTACCAAAGTCATATGGTCTAGTTTTTTGTTCTTCTGCTTCAACAAATATCTGAATATCATCAGTAGAGGATCCAGTACTAGTATCCGCTTCTAAATCTAAAACAGTAATTGTATCAGTGGTTTGTAAATATGATGGGTAATCTTCATCACGATCACGTCCGTTACTGTTATGGGGTGCATCAAACGTTGCTGTTGCGCCTAACTGTGGGTCGCTAAAATTGTAAATAATTTGATTTGTTTTTGAATTTGTAATTAACAGTATTTTGTCAAGTGTGTAGTACCCTTGAATTTTAAGAGATGTTACTCCGTTTACTATTGCTGGTAATGATGATAATCCGTTGGTAATAACAGTAACAACAATTCCTGCTAGAGTTGTAATTCTTGCATTTGCGCCAGCCTCTCCATTATTTGGTAGTGCTTGTAGTGGTTCTGTAATTTGTAATGGAGTATATGCCGCTTGGCTAAAAATATAGTCGTTTATTAAATCACGAATAAAAGTATGTGTTGCAATTTCAGGTGAGCGATCGCCGTCAACTTGAGGATATTCGCCGTCCCAATAACGACTACTGATCAATCGTGTCTTGACGTTTCCACCGTATTGTAAATCATGCAAGTACCCGTCAATAACATATCCCACATCACGTTCGCATTTATATGAATCGTATGTGTATCCCGGAAAATTATATACTGAATATATTGTAGCCGGTATAGTTGATAATCCACCGTTGATAACATTGCTGATCATTGGCGATAACACAAACGCTCGAGCAACTGCCGCTGTTTCACCAGCATCGCCTGTTGTAACCTGTGTACTGGTAACCGGACTTTGATCAGTTGGAGAGTAAACAATCTTTTGCATTACAAAGCCTTGAATTAAATTCCATAACTTTGTTTGGATTGCTGTTTCAACTTGAGCATTAATAACTTGTATTGTGCCGCTTAGGTAGTACTGGCTTGCAACAAAACTTACTCGTTCATTACCACCGTATCGAATATCGTAAGCTAACGCATCAACAAGATACCCCACATCGCGTTTACATTTTGCAATTTCAGTTGCACCGTATACATATCCAAAAAATACAGATGTGACATTTGCGGTTGCAACTTGCGCAGTTGTCCACGCTGAGATCTCATCTAAAATAAATTGTTTATTAAGTGTTAATAGTCTAACAGCATCCGGATATAAATTATTAGCACTATCAAGAATAATTTGTTGGCTAATCCATGCTCTTGCTTCTTTTTGTATAAAAGATTTGTTAACAGTTAGTAGTGCGTGAGCATTCGGATAGGCGTTACTGCTTTTAGATACGCCTGGTTGAAACACATAATTTGTTATTCTTTTCTTTGCCATTTAATTTTCTCTTATGATAATGCTACTGCAAGTGCGGCTGCTAGTGATTTAATATTCTGTCCGCCAATATAAGTATCACCTGTGATAAAGGTGTCGCCGCCTACATTGAGGTCTTTGGCAACACCTGCACCACCGCTTACAACTATTGATCCTGTTGAGGTTGAGGTTGATTCAGTTGTTGCTGTTGCATAGATGGTGCCGGATACGTCCAATCGAATTGGTGTGACTCCGACCGGACCCACTGTTAATCTGTTGGGTTTATTTGTTGGATCTATTAATAATAGACCGTTGTTAAAGTTTACTGAAGTTAGTGCTGAACTAGTAATACCTAAGACAGTAACGGCTAATATTTTGTTGTTAGCTGAATCTGTTCCGACATCTAGTGATGTTAGCCTGCCAACCGTCTGTAGACTACTACCAGTAATTGTGTTGGCTAAATTTGAGCCAGATATGAATGGAAGGCCGCCAATTAACAAACTACCTAGAGAGTTGATAGAAGACGCCGTTAGATTTCCTACGCCGTCCACGGTAAATCCCGGGCCTCTAAAGCCCGAAGATGACGTTAATTGTTTTTGAATTACTCCCATTATTGATCCATGTTATAAGTATAGCTGTATTTACCTAGTGTAATATACATTATTGTATTCCTAACAGATTAAGACTAGCATTTATCACGTATTAAACAATGTTAATGACATTTCCCATGTTGCTGTGGGCAGTACATATATAATATAGTGTACTAGGAGCATTCATTGGAACTACAAATATTTGTGTGCCAGTTTGACTCCCAGAAACACCAGATGTGTAATCTACACCGCTAGTTGACGAGGTTCTGATTGCAAATGGATGGCTTCCACCTGTAGTATTGACAAAGGTATAAGAAAATCCCCTGTACAAATACAGCACCGGATCGTTAGTATTACCTGTGATTATCCCGGGCCCGCTGAATATATAGTCACTAGATCCGTTAGCTGAGAGTGACCACGATATACTTGAACTAGATGCTGTTGCGTTAATAGTAATTGCCGCACTACCATTATAAGTTGTGCCGCTACTGAATGATACACCGGTGCCGGCAGTTAGGTTGAGTAAACTTCCGCCAAGTGCTACGCCAGATATTGTGCTGTTTGTCAATTGAGTATTGCCAATACCACTCAGTGTTCCGCCTAATGTCAAACTACCTGTGGTGGTTACTGTACCAGTCAGTGTTAGTCCGTTTACTGTGCCAGTACCGCTTACTGAAGTAACAGTACCCCCGCCGGCACCTGCACTAGTGGCGTCGGTGTCATTTATCCAATTTGTACCATTATATTTCAAAACCTGATTTGTTGTGGGGGTAGTGATTACCACATCGGTTAATGAATCTAAATTACCAGCTGACCCGCCTGCTGTAGCATTTATAGTAATAGTATCGGTAGTAGCATCAGTTGTAATAGTTACATTTGTACCTGCAACCAAAGTCAATGTATCTAGGGCACTATCTGCTACTATGCTAGCCTGACCAGCTACTGCAATTGTTTTAAAAATATTTAAATCACTGAAGTTTGACATAGGTTGCCATGCGCCGCTATGAGCAAAATACATTCTGCCGCCATTTTCATGCACATGAGCAACCATACCGTGCCATACAGAAGCACTTACTGCTTGGAGTTCTGCCAGCGTATCAAAATATGCCCGAACATAACTTACGTCACCTGTGGCTGTAACAGTGCCAGTGACGTTTAAGTTAGTGCCACTCCAAGTTAGGCCGGCTCCGGTGTCTTGAACTACTGCACCGGTTGATGCATAATATGCCAATCTATTAGCAGTGCCTGTGCTTACCCCACTGCTAGAACCACCAGTAGTAGCACTAATAGTTATAGTATCTGATCCAGCATTTGTTGTAATTGTAATATTAGGGCCAGCAACTAATGTCAGTATATCTGAGACACTATCTGCTTCAATACTAGACTGCCCTGATACCGCTATTGAACTAAAACTATTGGTAGTACTAATGGCAGCACCACCTACTGTGGTTCCGACCGGTAACACTATGTTGCTACCTGAGGCAGAGATAGTGGCATCGCCTAGCCGTATTGAATTTCCGCTGAGATAAAGGTCTCGCCATCGGAATGTGTTACTGCCCAAATCATATGTTTCGTTAGCAGTTGGCGTCAATGCCGCATTAAGATTTAATTTGTTAGGGGTAATCAGTCCATTAGATATTTGTGATATTCCGATACTGCCGGACAGTTGTAAAAAACTAGTTATACCACCGCTTGTTCCGCCACCGCCTTCTGTGTTACCCCCAGTGCCTGCTTCAAATCCAGGGCCAATTGTAATTGGCATAGCCGGAGTTAATGGGTTTATAGTTTCGCCGTAAAACACCAGCATGGTGATTTTTGCACCAGTAAACAAGGGGTCTGAAGGACTGGCTTTCAGTGAGAAAATACTGTTAGAAACTGATGCTTCGAGAATGATCAGTTCGTCGTCAATGCTGGTTCTTCCGAAAACGTTATAACTTGCCTGGTCTGGTCTAGCTACCACGTTCACATGCATTACTTCTTTTTTATTAGATTGATGCTCAACTGTGATCAAATACGAAGCAGTTGAGAAATCACCCACATGCCAACTATCCAGCACTGTATTAGGAAATACCGGTATCCAGTTGCCTTTGTACGACAGGCCCGGCTTCTTTAAAAATTTTAAAATGCTCTGTGCGCCGATAGTAAAAAATGAAGAAAAGTTGTTCATATTGGTCTCTTTATAGTATATTTATCCGACTCAAAACTCTTGCTTTGCTTTCTAAAATATGCTAAATTATAGTGTAGTATAATTATAGGACGATTTATGACCCAACGAGCCAAAGCATTCTTTATTAACGGCGGAGCCGGACGTGTAGTATGCTCAATCCCAGCATTAGAGAAATATGCTGAAGAAAACGGTAAAGATTTTATCATAGTATGTGAAGGAGGCACTGATTTTTATAAAGGCCATCCAATTTTACACGAACGTGCGTATGATCACTGGCACAAAAACTTGTTTGAAGACAAGTTAATTAACATGGACCTTGTAAGTCCGGAACCATATAGAGTATGGGAATATTTTAATCAAAAATGTTCACTTGCACAAGCATACGATATTGCCATTAACAACAAGGGTATAAGAGCATTGCCGCATCCAAAAATGCGTCTTTCTAACGAAGAGATGTTTACTGGCTTTGGTGTTATTAAAGAAGTAAAAGAAAAGACTAAAAAAGATAAGGTAGTTATTTTTCAACCGTTTGGACGTGGAGTTGTAAGTCAAAACGGTCTTATTTTAGACAGTTCAGCCCGTAGCTTTGAAGGCGGTCATGTTATTAATATTGTAAAGATGTTACAAAGAAAATACTCTGTAATTTTAATGAGTGAGATTGGTATTGACTTTAGCAAGCATGGCTGTAAAGATCCTGTTGCACACCCACAAAACCTCACACTTCGCCAGTGGGCAGGAGTTATTGCCAACGCAGATTACTTCTTAGGTTGTGATTCAGTCGGGCAACATTTAGCATGTGCATTAGATAAGCCTGCCACAGTTGTTGTGGGTTCAACCTTTTCTATAAATGTGTCATATCCAAACTACGAAAAGTTTGATGTATTAGACATGGGCGGCGATATTCGTAAATATAGCCCGATTAGAATTACAATGGACGAAGTTGCTGATCGTGGCAATGACGGTATTATGAGCATGAATGATGCTATAGAAAAAGCCATCGTTGATTCAGTAGATGCTGGCATTAAGAAATTTTCAGCGTCAACTAGTACTGTTCAAGAAATTGCCTCATCTAACTCCGATGCTGGATGCTGTAACTAACATATGAAAAGAGTTTTTGCATTTGGTTGTAGTTATACTAGTTACAGTTGGCCTACTTGGGCCAACTTTCTAGAACTAGAATTTGATGAACTGTATAACTATGGATTATCGGGGATTGGTAATCAGGCTATTGCTGAACGAGTGTCCGAGGCCAACGCCAGGCACCATTTTACCAAAGATGATGTAGTTATTGTTCAATGGTCTAGTCATCTTAGAAATGACTGGTGGCACCAAGAAAGTACGCCTGGTAGAGTAAGAGGTTGGAAAACATACGGAAGTATTTTCAATTATCATAACATAAAGTTATACGATCAAAAATGGATAGATACTTTCTTCTATGAGCCTGCTTATTTTATGCATACCTTAAATTTTATCTCGTTAACACAAGGTTTTTTAAAAGGAATCGGCTGTAAATGGTTTATGACCAGTATTGGTGACGTTAGAGATATGGGCAAGGATCTTCGAGATAAGGACGGATACGGTGAAAAGACTGAACTAGTTACTAATCACAAGCGTGGCGACAATTACAGTGCATGGGACATGTTACCAGATCTTGAAATATACGATAAAATAATATGGCAAGATCATGCTGAACATTGGCTAATGCCGCTAGAATTATATTGTCAGTCATGCCCCGAACATACTTTTAACTTTATAGACTATAACGGAACGCACTACATAGATCTACATCCCAGTACAATACAACACCTAGGATGGATTAAGCAAGAGTTAAAGGAAAAATTAAAAATTTCTGATAGTACATTGCATCTAGCCCAAGAATTAGTAGATAATATTGAACCAATTTATAAAAAATTTATGTTTGATAAAACAGCGTTTGAGTTTGCATTGGGTAGAAAACAAGGATTTCCGGAGTCGTGTAATAAGATTACTTGGCCTGGAATACCATTAGGATTTTAAAGGAATAATATGGAAATTAATTACGAAAATGATGTTTGGATTGCTGGTATTGCTAGAGGGCATAACGGTAGCGTATGCTTGTTAAAAAATGGTAAAATCATTTTTAGCATTGAAGAAGAGCGACTGAGTCGCCATAAGTATGACGGCGGCCCTTTTGCCGCTATGATGAAAATTAAAGAATATACTAACAAGTTAGATTATATTGTGATAGCACATACTCAGACCATAGCAGAAACTGCGCCACGTAATGATTTTACAGGTGACGATGTATATACTGCAATGGCTAGAAAACTTGGTTTAATTAGCCGTAAAGAAGATCCTTACAAACATCCGCAAGTTATTGATTTAAGTGCAGTTCACCACAAATTACATGCGGCGGCTGCGTTTTATCGTTCGGGGTTTGATCAAGCAGTTGCTGTCATTGTAGACGGTGCTGGCACATTCATTTCGTTAAGTGCTAACGGTGACTCGACTATAGGTTGGGAAACTGAAAGTATTTTTGATTGTGCATGGCCCGCTTGGTTTAAAACTGTTTATAAACACATTGGCACAAGAGGACCAATGGCTGGTGTTAAAATTCCAGAGTTTAGTAGTGAAATTTATCAAGAACCTGGTCAAACGCATGAAGCAGTAATTACTGATCGAGCTGGTATTACCAAGATTTACGAAGCTGTTACTAAATGGTGCGGATGGCAACCTATTGAGGCAGGCAAAACTATGGGACTATTCCCGTACGGTAAAAAGAACGATGCAATTCCTCCGTTGTTTGACCATACTAGCATTGTACCGCTATCCAATAGAAACCTTATTATTCCAACGTATCCAAACGGTGCAAGTGTAAACGCTTGCTTGTTTGACTATTTAATTGAAGGTTCTGGTGCAACACCTGATTACTTTGATGATGTTACGTTGCTACAAAACCGTAGAGACATGGCGTATGCTTGCCAAATAGAAACACAGGAACAAGTTGCTAATTTGATCCGCAAAGCAGTTAAAGATACTGGACATAAAAATGTTGTACTAAGCGGTGGCTACGCTTTAAACTGTGTTGCTAACTATTATTATTTGGATGCTTTGAAAGATGAGGGCATTAATCTGTACGTTGAGCCAATATCTAACGATGCAGGCACAGCTATTGGTGCGGCATTAATGTTGTTTAAAAATCTACAACCGCTTACTAAAGTTGACTACACTAAAGAAAGACTATATTTAGGATTTGAATACAACTATAGTAACGATGACATTAACAAACTTGCAAGTCAATATGGTGCTAGTGTTGTAGATGCAACGCATGACGATGTTGTAGAACTGTTATTAAATAAAAATATTGTTACCATGTTCCAAGGGCGCAGTGAAAACGGTCCAAGAGCATTAGGAAATCGCAGTATCTTGTTTAATCCAACATATGAAGACGGTAAGGACTTTGTTAACGAAATTAAACATCGTGAATATTTCCGCCCGTTTGCAGGATCTATCCTGCAAGAATATGTGCATGAATGGTTTGATCTGCGTGGTATGGAAGATAGTCCATATATGATGTATGCTGTCAACTGTCAGCCGGGGATTGAAGAAAAGATTCCAAGTATTATCCACATAGATGGTACTTGCCGTATCCAAACTGTTACACAGAAACAGAATAAACACTACTATGATTTGATCAAAGCATTCCATAGTAAAACAGGTGTTCCTATCTTGTTTAATACTAGTTTTAACCTAGGCGGAGAACCGCTAGTTGAAACATTAGACGATGCGTTATGGACTTTACAAGAATCAGCTATGGAATACTTGTATTTGCCAGAGTACGGTAAACTACTTAAAGTAGCTAACTAACAAAAAAGCACCCTGAGGGTGCTTTTTTTATCTTGCAACTGTAAATGGATCTGTTGGATCGCCTAATGGCTTAGTTGGATCTGCCGGATCAAAGTCTGGATGATAGTTATGTCCGCCAACTCCGCCTGTACCGTCTGGTGTTGTTAGTGCGCTAATTTTCCACGGATGCGTTTCAGGACATGGACTAAATGATAACTCGTGGTTAAAATTTTCTATTGGAGTTAGCACTAGCGGTTTATCAAGCTCAACAATTTTATTAACGTGATCAACACTTACTACTTGTGTGTGATCATCTTCAACGTTAAAAATGTCTTCTACTGGCCACCCTTTAACACCTACATCATAACCCACTTGAATTCCGGTAGTATCTGATACTTTAATAAATGTACTGCCCACTTGATTATAAGGTGCTTGAGCAGTTAAATCAAGATATACATGTTTGTTTGATGCACCGTGTACTTGCGGAATATCACGTAAGTTTTGACGGAAGTCTGCCCAGGCTGTTTTTAAATCATCTGGAAAACCGTCATCTAACTCGTCGCCTGCTTTATCGTCAGTTGTTTCTAATAGTCTATTTCTCCAACCACGTATACCTGCCCAATCCACATGAGGTTTAATCAGCGGATAAGGTTTTAAGTACGACATTGATACTGGATCAAACTCCATTTCAGTAATACTGTGAGTGTGATCAGGTGGAGGATTTTCAGGACGCTTGTATGTCATACCGTCCGGTAGTAATTCTTCATGCTGATTTAAATCTGCATAATCAGGTTTTTCAACATCGGCATGCAGTAATGAACATAGTAATGGCTCACTACTGCAATCAACGCGAACCTTATAGCAATCTATCGGAGTTGGAATGTGCTCACCGTCTTGATCTTCTGTAAAGTATCTACCTGTATATTTGTTAGTTTCTTTATTAATAAGAATCCAAATAGTATCAGGTCCAATAAATTCCCATTCAGCTGTTTTACCTAATGCACGAGTTTGTGCTAGATAATCGTCAGCTAATGTATAAGTAAAAGTTTTTCTAATCAATGCCATGTTATTATCCGTAAGTTACTGAAACTAAACCGCCTGCGCCAATACCGCTATAGCAACAGACATTTGCTGAAGCAATTCCGCCGTTTGCGCCACCACCTGGGAACATTGCGCAAGGCCAGCCTTGCCCGCCGCCCCACTGACACCAGTGTGCGCCAACCATTGGGCCTGATGCTGTTGCAGGAGCCATTGGGCTGTGGGCTTGTCCCCACATTCCGCAGAATTGTGTTTGAATTGCTTCACCGTTAACACCAGGAATATTAATATCTCCACCGTTGGCACATGAACAGCAATAACTTACACGACATTGATAACAAGCGCCGTATTTCCAGCAGTCTGAGCACCCTTGCCCACCACCTGCCGCACAAAAATTACTTAATCCATATCCGTTAACGTAACTTGTAAATCCACCGCAGCCTGCGTTTTCTTGACTGCATCCCGAGGTACTTGCCGCGCAAATTGTATATACACAACCTGCTAGTGTAGCACTACATACTGTTTTTACAGAATATGCACCTGCGCCACCACCGTCACTTTGTTGACAGCAACAGCTCTTGCCACCGGTTCCTCCACCACCCCAAATTTCAAATGTTACATAAGTCTTTCCTGCTGGTACAGTCCACGCTAGACAGCATCCGCCGTTTAGTGCAGATCCAATGCTAGTGTGATAAACTAAAAATTCAGTAGGAAAGTTTGTACTACCACTTGTTGCACTTGTTGTATATTTTAATGCTCTTAAATTTGACATAACTTTTCCCGTTTACTTATATGTGACAACTACTAATCCGCCTGCACCCCATGAACTACAGAAGCACGGACCTTCAAATGCATTTGCAGTACCGCCGCCGCCGCCTGGGAAAGTTGCAAAACAGACCATAAAGTCACCTGGACAGCAACGACAATGATCTTGTGAAATTCTCATTCCGCCACCAATGTATGTTGGCTCAGCCGCAAAGTGATGTGAGTCAAAACTACAGCTGGTATTTCTGTTGCCACCCCATACGCCGCACAGTGAAAAGTCAGCACCGCATGTGGTTCCGCAAATGCAGGTAATACAACTATAGCAACCAGTCCAGCTGGCAAAACATTGTGTATAACCACCCCATCCGCCCGATGCGCACAGGCATAAAGGATATGTTGCGCTCGGGTTACATGCGTATGATGGATAACCTGTCATTCCACAGCAACCGCTCCAACAGCATGAAGATCCGCCTGCACAAATAGTGTATGCTTGGCCTGGGACTACACGAATAGTTTTACGAGCATATGAACCAGATCCACCACCACCTTGTGCTTGCTGACAGCAACATGCGCCACCGCCGGATCCACCACCACCCCATACTTCAAACTTGGCCCACGTTGCGCCACCTGGTACTGTCCATAAACAACAACGTCCGCCATTTGATGGCGAACCGTTGCTTGTGTTCCAAACGTACAACACGTTAAACGGATTTGTAATTGTTAAATTAATGTTGTAGTTAGAATCTGGGTACAGCGTTCTTAAATCTGCCATGTGTTATACCCCTGGTTGAACAGCATCAAGGTCGGGACTTGGTGGAAATGGAATCTTCCAAGGATCAACACCCTCAAACGTAGCTGGTAAGTCTCTAAGATACTGTCTATATTCTGCCCACTTGGCTTTTTTCTCAGGATTAATAGCATTTTTATACTGTAGATCTGAATGATTTAAATTCATATCTCGCCAGCGCATGATTTCTTCCCAAGTAATATGTGGTTTCTTCCAGGGATATGGTTTTACAAATGTTGCAGTTTCAGCATCATATTGTATTTCAGTTAACTCGTATGTATGGTCCGGCGCTTGCGGATCGCTGTGACCATAAGTTAGTCCCAAAGGTAGTTGTTCCACGTATTGTGGCAAATCTACCCCGTAGTCCCATTCGTTATGGCATAATGATGCAATATCAGGATTTACATTGGCATCTACTTTGATTTTAATTTGCCCTTCTGGAGTTGGAACAACATCGCCGTTATCATGTTCAGTGTAATGGAACGAACCTTTGACTTTTCTAGTTTCTGCATCAGCAAAAATCCATAGATATCTTGGGCCTTTGTATGTCCAAGTACCTGTTCTGTTTAGAGAATTGGTTTGATAAAGGTATTGATCCGGAAGATCAAATACAAATGTTTTCTCAATTCTTTCGTTTTCTTTTTTTTGTTCAACTGTCATTTTAAATCCTTTTAACCGTATGTAATTAATACTAGACCGCCTGTGCCAAAGTAACCCCAGCAACATGGGCCGCCACATGCTTGTGCTCCAGCTCCTGGGCCGCCGGGCCATGATTGCACTTGGCTACCCCAGTAGTCACAACCCATCCGTGTCATTTGCATGGCGCATGGGTCAAAGCTTCTTCTAAAATTAGGACCATATTTTAAGGTCATTGGCTGATAGTGCCAGTGTTGATTTACGCAGAAATTACTTTCTTTATCTGGTTCTGATAGTGAACCATAGAATATGTCACCATTGCCTTGACAACCTCTGTTACCGCCACCTTGACCTGATTGGCAAATGCCTGTACATGACAATCCACCCATGTGGTGACATACACCACATCCGCCGTATCCGCCAGGCGCACACATTGTTTGTGTGCCGTTACAGCACAATACAAACGTTGGAAATCCACATTGTCCACAGCATGATTGGGCACAACATCCGGATCCTGCCGCACAAAGAACAAAATATTCAGTAGATGCGCTAACAGTCAATGTTCTCTTAGCATACTGACCAGTTCCGCCGCTACGATATTGTCCTTGGCAGCAACATGCTCCTGGCCCATCTCCGCCTGCACCCCAGCCTTCAAAAGTAGCCCAAGTTGTACCAGATGGAATTTTCCAACAGCAACATCTTCCGCCGTCTTGTACACCAGTACCCTCACGTCCGCCAAACACTGCAAGTTGCAATGGTTTAAACGGAATGTTGGTTACGCTAGTGGTTAATAGTAAATCTCGTAGTATTGACATTATGTTCGCCTATTATCTAATAATAGTCCAACCCAACGCGGCGCTAAACACTAGCATTACGGTTGCATTGTTAATGTTGATTGTTAAGTTTTCTGCTAAGTTCTGTATGTTTGCTGTACCATTACGTGCAACAGTAATATTATTAGTTCCAGCAATGCCTACTGCGTCAGTAATTTGTACCATGTCACCATCAATACAAGTACTAGTTGCAGGTAACGTAATTGTTTGCCCGCCGGCCGTACAAAGAATACGATCGTTTACCAGTGCGGTATATGCTGTACCAGCATTAACCCTAGTTACTGCACCGCCGGTGCCAGTTGTTGTTATATATCTTCCCATTTTGAAAATTCCTTTATCAGTGTATTTATGCAGTTGGTGTTTCAATACCCATAGCTACCGCGGTCACGCTTGAATTGCTTGACCAAACTACGAGGTTAAGACTGGCCTGCATAACCAAACCGGTTCTCTCAAGTACCCCTTTTGGCAGAATTTCAGTATCAAATTCAATATACTCGTCTGCGGCGGGTGTAGTGGTAGTTGATAATGCTATTCTGCATGTTATTGCAGTATTAGTTCTATTACAAATAGACACTGTAACAACTGCAAACGTTGTACCTGGTACTGTATACACCGTGGTATTTGTTGCTGTTGCTAAGTTTGCTGTCCCTAATCTTCCTGTTGCCATATATTTTCTCCGTTATCCTAAAAGTAAGAAATCCATTGCTACTGGCAACCCGTTGATCCCGCCAGTGAAATTCATCGTTGCTGTCACGTTAATTTGAACACCAGTAGTAGTACTAATACTATTACCAGCAATGTATATAACACCAGCTGTTAGTGTATTTACGTTCAATGCGCTAGATCCGCCACCAATTTGGCTACTAATGTATGATTTAATAGCTTTTTGTGTTGGAACTACATTATCGCTGTTGGCCGTAAAATACTGATCTGTCGAGAACGATGTAATTGTTGCACCAGAACCACCTAATGCAACAGAACCCAGTGTTAACGAGTTCAAACCTGCTAAGTTAAACGCATCAGCATTAATACTAGCAACACCGGTTGCTTGCTGAACGCTAAACAATGTACCAACACGGAAGTTACCGTCTTGGTCAGTTGATGTGTAGAATACGCGGCCACCGCCGTTACCAACAGTTTCTTTGTTAGGATCCGGTGACTGTGTTGGAGTATTTGGGTAATTTGTGGTAGTTGTACCACCTGTACCAATACTTAAGAAGTCATGTCCAGTTAATCGAACTTGTGAATACTTGATACGCATTGTTACTATTTCGCCATGTACCGGAGTATTGCTTGCTGTTAGCGCAGGACTCATTTGGAATCTAGCTGTATAAGGAGCACTTCCGCCTGCGGCAATCCAGCCTTGGAAACTATTTCTATCAGTACCCACATACGCATTAGCTGAAACTAACTTGTAGTAGTTGCTGTTGTTATTAAGTACAATATTAGATCCCGGTGTTGGATTACTATTCAATGAATTAACATTTAAGTAATAACCTGTTTGGAAAGAATCTGCATAACCGTTACCGGTTACAGTTGCCAATGCTGTAGCATACTGTAATCCCCTGTTGTTAAACGATGGATTAGCCAGTACACCGTTGCCAGTTCTAACTTGCCATGTACCGCTTGCTGTTTGGTTAGGATCCACTAAAATAATCGTTGGAGTTGATGTGTATCCACTGCCCGGTTCAACAATTCTAATTTCACTAACTAGATTATTAGAAATTTTTGCGCGGCCTTGTGCTCTTGCACCGATATTCATATAATTTGCAACAGTTGATCCGTCTTGGGCAAATACCCAACGACCAACACTGTTTGCATTACCAAATGCTACTGCACTGTAGTTGCCGGTTGCTGTTGTTGCATATGATCTCCACACAACACCGTCATATGAGTACTTAATTCTTGTTTGAATGGGTGATATGCCGACCAAACCGGTTGCAACGAATACACCATGACCGTATCTAACTTTGGATGCCGGTAGTGTTTGTGATCCACCGTATGGCCACTGTAACGGTTGTGCAGACAATATCCATGTAATACCATCTTTAGAGTAGGCAATATTGCCCTGACCTATTCCGCCTGCAACTGCTACAAATCTGTTGTTACCAAACGCTACACTTGACCATTGATCACTTGCTGGTAATGTTCTTGTAACCCACGAAATACCATCTGTACTGGTTGCGGCTTGTGTTCCGCCACTGGCGATTGCTACAAACGTACCGTTACCGTAGGCAATATCAGTCCAGGTAGTGTTTGCAGGTAATGCGCTAGTTGCAAACCATGCAGTTCCGTTGGTTGAATATGCGGCATTTGCGCTGCCTGTAGCAATGGCCATAAACTGGTTACTACCGTAAGTCATTGCAATCCAGTTTGACCCGCTTGGCATTGCGCCACCGCCAGACCATGCTGATGTTGGATCAAGTGAATACCCTGAACTTGTTGTGCCGCTTGCGGCAGCTACCCAACGGCCTGCACCGTAAGCAACTGCGGTCCACGTGCCAACTGCTGGCATAGCGCCGCCTGCTACCCACGTAATACCGTCTGTACTAATCTGTGTAGCAGAACTTGCTGCCGAGGTAATTACATAGTACCCGCCTGCCCCTTGGCCTGAGAATGTAAAGTTTTGAATAGCACCTGCTACGCTAACATTATTAACAACCACAGTGACATTATTAGTAACAGTGCCGCCTAGGTCTGTTCCTAAAATAGTTAATGTATCATTAAGTTTATAACCCGTGCCTGGAAAGTTAGTGGCAACGTTATACGCAGTTCCAGTTCTAGTAACTGTAAATGTTGCTAGTGTTCCAGTACCGCCTGTTGAGGCAACACCAGCTGATCCCGAGCCGTTATATGCAGAGTTTACGTCACCGTATGTGATCACAGGTGCTGTAACACTTGTAATTGTGGTTGCAGTTGCTGATAGTGCTGGACTATCAACCACTACTCTTGGTTCAACACTATATGCGCTAGTCAAGTCTAAGTTAGTAGCAATAGCAGTTCCTGGAATAATATGATCCCAACCTACGGCATGCATGTACAATGGACCGCCACCGCTGGTAGAACTACCAACTGCTACCGGCGTTGTGCCGCCGGAGCTACTTGCAACGCTAAATTGTGTTGCAGTAATAGTTGTCTCAATTACATAATAAATGGTATTAAGTGTTAAAGTACCCATTCCAGTTAATATTGTACCTGTAAATATCACAGGCATGTTTGCAGTCATCTGCTCAGTTGACGCAACTGTTATTAAACTTGACCCTGCGCTGGTTACTGTTTTGTAATCAAAACTTTCTCTAGCAATAATACCAGACTTTGTACCTGAATTGTATGTTGTAAAGTATCCAGTTTGTCCCACACCAGATCCGCCTGTTACAATAACACGCATACCAACGTATGCCGCACTAATTGCCGCGTCAGTGGCCGCTAGTGTGATGCTGGTTGTCGAGCCGCCCTGTGCAACGTTGGTTGTGTTAGCGTAGTTAGCGCCGTTTGATAAAATTCTAGCTTCAAAAATACCTGCGTCACGGAATTCGTTTGCCACTACTGCCGCATTGTAGCCAGTGCCGCCTAATGAATAAGTTGCAGTATTGTAGTGTGTACCAGCATTGGTATACTCGAAACGATAAATTTCATTAGTACTATCTGTTAGTACTACGCCAATTTGTGCATGGTCGAAGCGGTTATTAACTGTAGCAGTAATAGGCACTTCGTAAGTATCAACACCTTCAGCTAACGAACCATATGTACCATATGAGTTGTTACCGTTAGTTGCTCGCATTTTGCCACCTAGCTCTGCCAAGTATCCAGCGTATGAATAGTATGCAAATACAGAAACAAGTTCTGTCAGCGCATTTGATCCTGTACACCATACTCCAATACCATCACTGATAATTGTTGTATAATCGTTAGCTACAATAGAACGGTTACCACCTGCGTGTAATGCACCATCGATCTTCATACCAATACATGCTGTACCAAACAATGTTAAGTTTTGTGTGTATGGTGAACGAGGTGTAATCCATACGTTAGTATCGGTTGGGCCGTATCCTGGATCTAGTGAGCTGTATGCTCCAGCAGTTGGGCGTGAAGTGCCGTATTGATTTGCGGCAGATAGTACGCCGGTTAATCCAACTAAGGTCATGTTACGCAATCCTGTGCCGTTGCGTAGTAAGAACATGTTAGATAACACCGATCCGCTTATAGCATTTTTGTATAACTCAATAGCTCGTAATGCTTTATAGTTTCCAGTGTAATTTACATCATATACAATTGCATCAATATACGTGTCCATGTCTCTCTTGCATAATGCTGGACTAAAACTGTAACCAACTGTCATCGAACCTGCACCATCATCGATGTTAAACACCACCGATGAGTATTGTGCGTTTGTTAGTGTAAATGTTGTTGTGCTTGGTACTGACAATACATAGTAAATTGTACCAGCAATTAATCCGCCAATTGTTGTTCCTGAGAACACAACTGGATCGCCAGCTGTTAAATTGTGTGCTAGACTTGTAGCTAATTGATTGTTTGCCGCAGTAGTAGTTACTACAGTTCCGCCGTATGTTGCTGATACAAATGCAGTTGCTTCGCTTCCAAGGAATGCTTTGTTTGCGCGAAGAATTTCAGCACCGTTAACAGCACCAATTTGATTGTTGTAAACGTTTGTACCAGATGTCTCAATACCGTTGTTGGATACGTGACCAGCTGTGATAGTAACAGAGTTAGTGCCTGCACCAGTAACGATTGTTGCGCTTCCGTATGTTGCTGTAATAGTAACTGTAGTTGGTGCTGTGATTGAAACAATCCAATATGTTTGGTTAACACCCATACCACCAAGCGAACCGTTTGCTCTAATTGGCATGCCAACTAGCATTCCGGCAGTGCTACCAACAGTTAAGTCACCACCTGCGGACATTGCAGAAGCAGTTGTTGAAACAGTGCCCGCTATTGCTAAAATCATGTCGTCAAATATAGTAACAATTTGTGTTGCGGCGCCGTAGGCAACAATACGTTTTGCTTTTTGTCCAAGGAAGTTAACGGCCCCAATTTCGGCATTTAGTTGATTAGCGAGTACATATAGCGCACTTGTTGTTGCACGATAATATGCCATACCTGCTTTAACAGAGTTAAAGTTTGTACCAAATACTAAATCATAACTTAACGCATCAACAATATATCCTGCATCGCGATAACATGTTGCAGAATTAAAGTTCATTGATTGATAGAACTTGTTAACCCAAGCAACCACATCGCCTTGAATTTCTGTCTTGGCTGCTTGCAATGCATTGTAGCTATTTTGTAGTTCTGTACTTGCTAGTGCAATTGCCGCTGTTGGTGCAATTGCGGCTGGAGAAACACCGTTGGTAATCCAATCAATTACATCTTGTACACGAGCTTGTGCAAATGTTGCGGCACCTGCTGATCCAGCTGTTCCTGTTGTTACTTGACTTAGTGCTGAGTTTTTAGTCCAGCCTGCGGTATTTGCAATGACAATATTGTCAATAAATCCTTTTAACCAAGTGTAGGCAGCAATTGTTGCGGCTTTTTCATTTTGGCCCACAGTTAATACTGAATTAGAATAGTAAGCACTACCAGCAATTACTGACTGGGTATTGCCGCCGTATGTCATGTCATATTGAATTGCGTCTAACAAATATCCAACGTCTTGTTGGCAAGATGCTTGTCCGCCTACACCAAGTGCTGTCCACACTGCGTTAAAGTTTGTATTTAAATAACTAGAAACTTCATCTTTAATAAACGCATAATTTTGTACAATCTGTGCTTTACCGTCACCGTAGCCTGCTAAGAAGCTAGTGTTATAACCTGTTGGGTTAGTGAATACAAATGCTGGAACTGCGGTTAATGTGTTTGTTAAAATACTATTAATAATTGCAGTGTTTGTTACCACTGAACTAACTGATGCAGGACTGCCTACATCGCCAGTAATACCAGTTGTGATTTGTTGAATCAGTGAACCAGTGTAATTTACTGCGGCTGCTGATTGTGCTTTTTGGTTTGCAATTACATATTGCGCACTTGCAACTGCTTGATAATATGCCATTCCTGATTTAGCTGATCGGAAATTACTTCCAAACATCAAATCAAAACTTAGTGCATCAACAATGTAACCAATGTCACGTGAACAAGTTGCTGTGTTATACACCAATGATGGATAAGTAGTACCAATCCATGATAGCGTACTTGCTTGAATTGCTGATTTACGTGCTTGAATTGCATCACTAGCGTTACGTAATCCAAGGCTTACCCACGATGTATCTGGAGTAATTGTAATTGGGGTAACACCGGTGTTAATTGTATCGTAAATATCTTGAATACGTAATTGTGCAGTTGCGGCGGCCGGTGCAGATCCTGGAGTTCCGCTAACATCTTGCGTTAGTGCTGTTGTTTTGGTCCAACCAGCTGTATTTCCCGTTGCAATATTGTCAATAATATCTTTGATACGGGCTTGTACTGCTAAAGCACGAAGCTTTGAAGGAGCATCTCCAACATATGATCCAAAGGAATAATATGAACGTGCTGCCACGCTAGTTTCTAAGTTTCCACCGTAGGTTAAATCATATCGAACAGCGTCGACAATATAGCCAACGTCGCGTTCGCAATTAGCTTGTTCAGCAGTACCGTAAGTAAATCCTACAAATGGTGCAGTAGGGCCTGCGATCTGTGCCAGTATCCATGATGAAATTTCATCTTGTAGGAAAGCTCGGTTAGCATAGATCAAACGTGCGGCATCCAAGTAACCTGCGGTAAACGCATTACCTGTACCACCCGTTGGGGTTGGTAGAGTAAATGATGGTGTTGATCCTAATCCGTTTGTGATAATTCCGGAAATAACTGCGGTGTTTGATGATACAGAACTTGTTGCAGTTGTGCCGGCAAATCCCAAGTATGTTTGTACAGTGGTATTTCCTGCGGTAGGAGTTACTGCTGTGTTTGTTACTAGGTTGGGAATGATTGATCTAATTCTTTCTAGTACTGCAATAGTTTTTGGTTTATCATTAACTAATGTATCATTAAGTGTAGCTGGTTGAATTACACTTGATCGTAATTCATCGCCAACAACCGCAGTGTTCTGTGGAACAACAATTGGTAGCACTTCTGAGTAAGTACCAGTTTTAAGTGAAATAGTAGTACCTGGATTAATAACTGCTGGTATTGCACTTGCTGTTCCTGCGGTTAGTCCAGTAGTTACGATACCTACTAAATTAGTTACTAAGATGTTGGTAGATGACTCAGCAATTAACAATGGATCAATAAATTGACGACCTTGATTTGCTAGTAGTACACCGTTTAGTGTTTGATAGTTATTAACTGGAGCAGTATTTGCAATCACTTTTAACATCAATGTCTTAAGATAATTTAATGCACTGACAAACGCAATAATATTGTATGCGTTCACACCTGAAATAAATGCATTTCCTGCGCTGGTAAAATATGCAAGTGTTGCGGCGGTTGTTTTAAATGTGCCACTATGTCCAATATCAAATGCCACTGCATCTACAACAATGCCTGCATCTCTCTCTGTTTTGCTTGCGTTATATGAATAAGTGCCGGACATTGCGCCAGTTGCTGTGACTAGTGTTCTACGAGTTACATCTGCATAATTTGTTTTGATACCAAATGTAGTTCCGCCAGCTGGGATGTCAAACACATAATATGTTACACCTGCTGTTACACCGCCAACTGTTCCAGTAAAGACAATTGGCATTCCAACGTATAGATTGGCAGTTGAGTTACATGTGAATACTGTTGCGTTTGACGCCGATACTGTAACAGTAAATGTGTATTGTACGTAATTTTGTACTTCTTTAATTAAAAATTGTTTGTTTTTCTTAATTAGTTCAGTTGCGTTTGAATTTAAGTAACCGTCTTCAATTTGTTTTGCGGCATAGCGCACTGTTCTCCAAGGCTTATCTATAGTAAGACCCTGACCTGCGCCATTTGTGTCAACTCCATTTAGTGCAACATATACAAGATTATTAATAACACCAAAATATGACCATGAAGGTGTAGTGCCGTTAACACGTAATACTTGTCCGTCTGTACCAATTGGTAATCGTGTTGGGCCAGCGCCGCCCATGTATATAATATCGCCTTGCTCACTAAGTGCAGATTGGAATGCACCTGCGGCTAATAAATTCCAGTAAGTACCAGTAACATCAACGTCTGGTCTGTTGCCGCCACTACCGGTATGTGCTAAAATACAAATGTATGAATTAACACCAAATGCAACTGCATCACCTAGCACATAGCTAATACCTGACTTCCATGATACTGAATAACCAACTGACGAACTAACACTAGAAATGAGTCCGCCGCTTGCAACGATTGTAAGTACAATATCGTTTGCTGGGCTGATGCCGCCAACATCTGATCCTAAAATCTTAATAGTTTCACCGGTTACATAACCAGTACCTGCTAAGTTTGGAGCAACTGTGTAAGTTGTGTTACTATTAGTAATGTCAAAAGTTGCACCGGTACCTGCACTTGAAATATTAATGCCTGCAATACCAGTAAATACTTGAGATGTTGCGGCCCACTTAACACCACTGTTTAATCTTGACCAATAAGTAAGATTTGGGGGGATATTTGTTAGTACATCTGATGTGTGATCTAATAATGCTACGTATGTGTATCCGTTTAAACGTAATACATCGCCTACACGATAATCATGTGCGCCTACCCAGTCACCATGAAAGTTAAATCCAGTGGTGAACAAGTCCCAATCACTAAGATTGCTTGTTGGAATTTTGTTAGTGTTATTTGTTGTTGCAACATAAGCGTATCCGCCGTATGATACAATATCGCCTGGCTGGTAAATGCCAGCTGAATCCCAGCTGTTCTCATATTCTAGGCCGCCTACAAACAACGACCAGTTAGTTGCATCTGAGAATGTGGTTGAACTAGTGTGATTTAAAGTACAAATCCAAAGGTCAGCACCGTACTTGACTATATCGTTAGTTTTATAACGAACAGTGGTTCCGCTCCATGTTCCTTTAAACTCAATACCTTTATGGAAGTAATCCCATAAACTTTGATCTAGTTCTAAGCCATTGGTTGCGGTTGATGCTGATTGATGTCCAGTATTACAAACATAACTTGTGCCGCCGTATAATACAACGTCATTTCGTTTGTAACGTGTGCTAGTGGCCCAGTTACCAATCCAGTCAAAGCCTTTGGCATAGGTATCCCACTTGCTTAAATCTTGTTCTAGGCCGTCAGAGTCAGAATTGGCAGTTGCTGATGAAGTGTGGCCAGTATTACATACGTATGATATTGCGCCATAACGCACTACATCGTTAGTTTTATATCGAGTAGCAGTTGACCAGTTGCCTTTCCAGTCAAAACTGGTTGCATAAAGATCCCATTTTGCTTGGTCAGCTTCAAGGCCAGCAGTAGTCTCAGGACTAGTGCCTGACGTTGCAGATGCATTACTTGTATGGCCAGTGTTACATAGATATAATCTTCCGCCAAACTTTACAAGATCACTGACTTTATAATATTGACTAGTGGCCCAGTCGCCCTTCCATTCCGAACCGTCAGATACTTGATTCCAACGTGTTGGAATATTATTTAGATCGGTGTAAAAACTAGTATCGGCAGTATGTCCGAGTATACAAACATAAGTTTTTCCACCGTTTCTAACGATGTCGTCTTTGACGTATGTAACGCCTGTAGCCCAATTATTCTTCCAAATAAAGCGGATTCTACCTAGTTTAAATTCAGCCATTCAATACTCCGATTTTCATTATAATGTATTTATTCATTTGTTGTTATTGCTTTTTTACTTTCCTGCATCGCTGCCGCCAACAGCAAATCCGTGTGCAAAAAATGATTTTGCCAGCATGGTTCCGTTAATACCCTTGGTTAATCTCATAGAATTTCTTACAAATAGCTGGGTCTGTGTTGACGAATAAATTCTGTTAGGGCCGCCAACTCCAAATGTACCAGCTACAACTGCTCCTGCTTGCGCATTAGAGCCGCCGCCAGCAATGTTCCTACCAATGTAAGTTTTAATTGCTCGTTGTGTCGGAACAATAGTATCACTGTTTTGTGTAAAATATGTGTCTGTGCTAAATTGTGTAACTACCACGGCATTTGTACCAAGACTAAATCCGCCAAGTGACAATGTTTGTAGTCCTTCTAGACTCAATTGATCTGCACTAATTGTAACAATACCAGATGCCTGTTGAACCGCAAACAAGTTACCAACTTTAAAATTACCATCTTGGTCTGTTGATGTTTGGAATACTCGGCCGCCATTATTTTCAGCAATTTGTGTATATGGTGTTGCTGTGGTAATATCAGTATTTGGATAGTTAGTAACTGTAAAATTACCTGTACCAATTAACAAGAAGTCGTGGCCGGTAATACGACACTGGCTGTATCGTTGACGAATACTAATAGATTGACCGTGATCTGGTGCTGATGAAATAGTTAGCGGTGGACTAATTTGAAACTTAGCAGTTCCAGTGCCCAGGTCTGTAATAAGAACAATTCTATATTGAGTTGCATTACTGGCAATTGTAATTGCGGCGCCTGGTGTTGGTAAACTACTTAATCCAGACACTGTTAAAAACTTATTGGGCTGATATATATCAGCAAATCCTGTGCCAGTTGCTACAGTTACTACTGTAGTAGATGTTCTATAACCAGTACCTCTGTTGGCAAACGTTGGATTGCCTAATACTCCAGTTGCAATTCTAGGAACAAATTGCACTACACTAGTTGGATTAGGATCACCAACTGTTATTACTGGTGTTGCATTATAACTACTACCAGGTTCTAGTATTTTGACTAAACTAATTTTTTGGTTGGCTACAGTTGCCCTTGCAAATGCTTTTGCTCCAAGTTTTAATACCGCAGTTGTTGCTGTTCCTGTAACTACTATCCAAGTAGGTGTAGGTAATCCTGTTGCTAGATTTATAGGATTTCCAAACACTGGAGTATTCCATGAAGAATTTGACGGTAATGTTCTAGTAGTCCATACTACCCCGTCTTGACTTGATATTGCAGTACTTGTTGATGTTGCTACTACTAGAAATACTCCTTGACCATATGCTATTTTAGTCCAGGCTGATGATACTGGTAACGTACTAGCAATCCAAGTAACTCCATCAAATGATATTGCCGCGGCCGACCCGCCGGTTGCAATGGCTACAAATCTACTATTACCCCACGTTACTGAAATCCAGTTAGCAGTAGCTGGTAATGTTGATGAAGACCAAGTATCTCCATCGTTTAACGAATAACCTACTAAGTTACTACCGTTGCCCGCAATCGCTACCCAAGTGCCGATATTGCTGTATGCAATATCTTTCCATTCAGCAGTTCCAGGTAAGCTAATTGAGTTCCAAAAATCCCCAAATTGGCTTCTAGAAGCAACGCTTCCCGAGTCTGTTGGTATTGCAATGTATCTGCTGTTGCCGTATGCAACTGCTTGACAACCACCTGCACCACTAACAGTTGTTCCTGTACTCCAAGCCGCGCCGTCTGTAGAATATGCCGCATCGGCACTACCGGTTGCTACAGCAACAAAGAATCCGTTACCAAACGTAATGTCGCGCCAGGTTACACCACTCACTAATGCAGTATTTGCTGTCCAGATGGTGCCGTCTACCGATCTAGCAGTTGCACCAGTTGAGGAAATT